GTAAAGGGTCAACAATGTAGTAATCTTCGTCTAATAAATATTGACATAGCACATTTATTGCTAGCTGTGCATCTATTGCGGGTGCATATAAATTTTCCTTTGAATTATAGGAATCTAGCAACTTAAAATATTCTATTTTAGTCTTTGTTAAGGTGTTGTTCTTTTTCATTTGTTTACCTCAATAAAAGAAAACTTTTATATTACTCATTCTTATCTTTTTTGCCTAGCAACCACTCAATCGAGGTCGGCTTTTTGTCTTCCCAAGAACAAAGATTGTTTAATACCTTTGTTATGTTGTTGACACTAATTGGATGTATTCCACCATACCATATTGCTTCTGCTTTGCAGGGGCGTGTTTCGTAAGCTACTAAAGCATTACGAATATCGTCACAAGCTAAATATCTATAACCCAACAAATAAAGTCCTTCCAAAACAGTTCTCTGTTCATCTGTTATTTTTGGTTCGCTTGGTTTATTTATCACATCACCAACGATTGTACCTCTTACTGTAGGCTCATCGGTTGTAAATTTTGGATTGGGTATTCTTATGATAGTTTCGCCAGTCTTTCTTTCGGTCTTAATAGTGATTGTCTGCTTAAAATTATCAGTATTAGATGTTATGCGTTCAAGTGAACTTTTTTTAAATTCTTGATTAGCCATTTAACGTACTCCCTTTCTGTCACTTTATTATTAACGTTTTTCTTTCCCATACGGAACGTGTATAAAATCAAGGACATCTCCCATACCCAAGCCACCTTGATCTTTTGGTCTAATACAATAATCCCATATTTGAGGGTGAGTGATTTTCATACGCTCAAATCGATTGGGACTTTTCTCCAAATGACAGCCAAATCCACAAAACATACAACCTGTTCTTCTCTCTCCCGTTGTCGTATACCCCTCATCAGTTTTTACAACTTTGCCATATACAGAAGCTATTTGTAAATTATTCTTAATTATGTATTCAAAAACATCATTTTCAGTCCAAAATGATATTGGTTTAGATATTGGTCTAAGTGCTTCAAAAGCATTGCAACCAGTTCTAACCCATTCTTTTTTTCGCATACCACTTTCGTAAGCCATTGTTCCCAAAATAGCCTTTTTTCCACTTTGTTTTTCATAGTCCTTACAAGGCTTCTTCTTCATTATGTCGCAACATTGTTCAGAAATAGGAATGTCACTGTCTGCCAGCCTTTTATATCTAGACAAATTATATCTCGGTGTATATTTATCTTTAATCGCATCAAAATTATAAATCTTACACCAACGTGTATACGAGCCTTTTCTTGCGTAACGAATAATGTTTGCTACCTCTTTGCTAATCAGAGGATAACCATATGTATCTATTATTTGCCGAAAATTCATATTCGGCTTTAGCCAAGTAACGTTATCAAACGTTTTAACAAAAGCTCTAAGTTCAGGATATTCAAGACCTGTATCAACAAACACAGCTTCAACATCAGGAAACAAATTTCTTACAATATGTAAAAGAACTGTACTGTCCTTCCCACCCGAAAACGAGATATACACTTGTCCATTCCAATAATTATACCATTCAAGAATACGACTTTGAGTTATTAGAACTTTTCTTTCTAAAGGTAATGCTTGCAACTCCTTTAAACGTTGAGTATCATGAACTTTATTATCATCTGAATATCTATCATTATTCAATCTGTATTGTTGCCTCCTTTTATAAATAAAATCAACTTTTTATAAGTTGTTCAATTACGTCCTTGACTTCCTCAAGTATCTCTTTGGTAGTCCATTTCTTCAAACCATTTGTTATGGTAAAATCAACAGGCAAATAACCAATATAATCACAGGCATGAGCATAATCCCAACCTATCCAATGCCCATCTCTATGATTTTCATTGTTAGGCTTAATAAGCCCTGTTGTAGAAACATAAGTAATTCCACCATGACAATCAATATCAATAAGTTTATCTTCGTCACTAACATTATCCTTTGGAATTTCTATATATGCACAAGGGTGAGTGCCATAAGAAACTATGACATAATGAAAACTCTTGTAAATACCTTCGTCAAGTATTTCAATAACCTCTTGTCCATTCTCCATATAATTTTTATAGACCATTTCTTTCATAATAATTTCTCCTATCTCTTATACTTTATAAAATTCTTTATCTTAAAAAACAAAGCTTTTATCTTTTGTGCCAATATCATCACCCTCTCTATCTCTAACAAGCGTACTCGAATGATAGTGAGTGCATATAAAACGCACTTAATTAATAATAGGTATATACTCAAGTGTACTCGTTTAATGGTATACTCATATTATAATGCACTATTTAATAGTTGTCAATATGGCAAAGTATACAAAGTTTGCTAGATAAACTTTGTTAATTATATATTAACCGCCCAATAAGCTTAACCAAGTATTTCTTTGTGAAGCCTGCATTTTCAAGCACCTCTGAAAAGCACTAGGCTCGGCAATCAATGCACATTTGGTTTTAGCTCTGGTAATCGCAGTATACAGCATACAGCGGTCAAGCAACTTGTAATGAGTGTTGTCGATCAGCACAATAACATTCTTAAAGCCACTACCTTGCGTTAAATGGCAAGTCAGACAGTAAGCCAACTCAATACTACTTAAATCATTTTGCAGGAAATCAATTTCCTTGTCGGCAAATTTAATTGTAACAACATTCTGCTTCTTGCCGTCTTTAATTGTCTGTTCAATTTTTGTAATATAACCCATTTCTCCATTGAAAACATTTCTATCATAGTCATTCGTTCTTTGAATAACTTTCGACCCAAGACGAAATGTCTTATTACCATACCTGATCTCAGGTGCAGTATCGGGTGGGATTATCATATCTTGTAAAATAGAGTTAATTTCAAAAGAGCTATTTATCCTGTCCTTTTTACAAGGTGTCAAAATAATCGTTTCATCATAGCCGTCTTTCTTAGCTGCTATGGTATACAATTTAATAGCCAATTCACGCATACCCTCACGGCTCTCTCTAAACATATAGGTCATGTCTTGTAGTTCGCCAGTAACAACTTTTAGTTTTGGTTCAGGCAATGGGTTTTCTCCATTTCTAATTTTAACTGAGTCCGAAATAATGCCTGACTTTTGAGCCTGTCTTAAAATCTTAGTCAGCTTACAGCAAGTAAACGCATTACAATTAAGTAAATCATGAAAGATATTACCACAGCCTATTGGTGGTAACTGACCGTCATCACCTACAATAATTACTTTTGCACCCTCTTTTATAGCAGAAACCAAGCTATAAAATAATGATGAATTAACCATTGAAGCTTCGTCAAGCACGATAATATCACTAGACAATCTATTATTAGAGTTATAAACAAAACCTGTCTTGTTAAAACCAAGCAACCTATGAATTGTACTTGCGGACAAACCTGTTGCCTCGGTTATCCTAATCGCAGCTTTAGCAGATAAAGCACAAGCTGATATAGAATATCTTTTATATATCTTTGTAAGTCCTCTTAAAATTGAGCTTTTACCTGTTCCTGCTCTACCTGTTATCAATACTACAGAACTGTCACAAGCCTTATATATCTCTTGTTTTTGTTCGTCTGTATAGCAAAAACCTTGTTCTCTTTCTGCTTCCGAGATACCATTTTCGATGTTAATTTTATAGTCTGTTTCTTGTTCATTGAGATTTTTTAGAATATCCAAAATAGATATTTCAGTTTTATATTGGCGTAATAGTCCTACCTTGTTTTCTTCAAAATGTAGAAATATCTCATGTTGCTTTTGTGTGGATTTAAAGCTCTCGTACATTTCATAACAATCGTTTATATTATCTCTTATTGCACTATCCAATACTGACTCTAGCACATATGAATGACCGTCATTATTTCCAACGCTCTCAAGATAATACTTAACAAATGCCACAACTCTTTTGGTTGATATTCTGATATTTGGATTTAACTTTAATGCTAAATCGTCCACTCTTTTAAAGCCTAAGCCACGAATTTCTGTCATAATATAAGGGTTGTCAAGTAACTTTTCCTTCAATAATTGAGGATTAGGTTCATTGGAGATCAATTTAGCTATCATGGCATACGTTACACCCAACGGCTGAAGCATGATAAGAATATCTGAAATAACATAATTATTCAGTATATTATCCTTTATTCTGCTCCAACTCTTTTCGCCTATACCCTTGATTTTTGTAAAATCAATTTCTCTATTATGAATAACATCATCAATTACATTTGGGTAGACAGCTAAAATGTTTTTTGCTTGCAGTTCTGTGACCTGAGTTTTCAAATATGCTATTTGTTGTTCTTCTGTCTTAGGCACATTTGCAGTAATGGAGATTGGTGTATACTGATACGAATTATATTTACTATTAAAAGAGCAAGTAACCTCAGCATTGTACTCGACACCGATTGTCAGGCGTTGCATTTTACCTGCCAATGTGCTACCTTTTAACTGCCTTGGGTTGTCACCAAAAGGATCGTTATAACAATCATAAAAATATGGAATGTCATTAGAAGTTGTTGTGAATGTGTACACTCCCCAATTACTATTTTCGTTATAAAATCGCTCCTGTTGAGGAACGATTTTAAACTTAAATGTTTTTTCTGTCATGTCTTTTCTTCCTTTCTGAAAGCCACTCAACATATGGTCGCATAGCCTGTATTGTAACCTTATCTTCGTCTGTTTTCCTGCACTTAATAGCAACCTGAGAACCTTTCTTAACCAAATCTTCATATTGCACAAGCTGACTATTCCAAAGAACACCCTCTATGATACCGAAAGTGGAGTAAATATTCACAAAAGCAAATGGTTTTTTATTTCTGTCCTTTTTCTTTTGTACTCTGGAAATAACACCTACAATAACGCAATCATTATCATTCTCAACGGCTTCAAATGCCGTTGTTAAATAGGGAAGTGCTTCTTCAAATGGATTATTGTGTATAAATATCTGTAATGCTTCAAACTCCCAAAAATCAGCGTTTTCAAGATATTTGTTATTGGTTAAAAGAAATTGTTTCAACCTATCTTCTTGCTGTAGGTCAAACTTTTCTTTCTTTTTCTGGTTTACAAGAGTGAGTAACAGATCTTTGTCATAGTCATACTTGCCGTTGCCGATACGATATTTTTCAATATCAATATCATAGTCGACAATAAGTTTATTATACGTTGGCAACTTAGACAATTCTTTATACTCTAATGGTTTATATAATGACTTTAAATACTTTAACAAACAACTCTTTTTATCTTTCGTAGGTATTGCACCTGACTTCATTAAGTTAATAATCTGAGTTTTTGTCAGCGTTGTTCTTGATAGCAAGTCTGGAAGGTTTTTATACTTGCCGTTCTTCTCACGTTCAGCAACAATCTCTTGGGCTATTCGTTCACCAATGCCTGTAATCGCAGAAAAACCAAACAGCACATTGTTATCGTAAATAGAAAAATCGACTTGTGATTTATTAATATGAGGTGGTAAAACAGTTACTCCAAACTGTTTAGAGTCTACAATGTATTTATTCACCATACCTGCCTTATCTTTGTTCAAATTAAATAATGCTTTGAAAAAATAAACAGGGTAATTTATTTTTAAATAAGCAGTTTGAAAGCATAGAACAGCGTAGCTATAACTATGTGATTTGTTGAAGCAATACCCACCCTTGGCAGCAAGTTCTTCACTAATAGCTTTTGCTATATTTTCATCATATCCGTTATCAATAATTTCTTGATATAGTTTTTTAGACTCTTCTTTAACTAATTCAGGCATCTTTTTACCGATGGCTTTGCGGTACTTATCGCTACCACCATAACTTCTACCACCAAAAACACGCACTATCTCCATGATTTGTTCCTGATAAATACACTGACCGTAAGTGCTTTCCAAAATAGGCTTCATGTCGGGGTGTATATAAGTAACAAGTGAAGGATCATGCTTGCATTTAATAAATTCTTCCAATGCTCCCATTGAATCAGGTCTATACAATGCCAAAACAGCCGACAAATCTTCCATGTTAGTTGCCTGTAATCTGAGTAGCAAGTCTTTCATACCTGCACTTTCTACCTGAAACACACCATTCGTCAATGCTTTGTTTAACAGTTCAAATGGACTTCTATCATTTTCAAATTTGGGGTTGTTGATATTTATATCATATTCAGATAAGTGCAAGTCATTTTGAATTTCCTGTACCATTTTTAAGGTCTGAACACCAAGAATATCAAACTTAATAATGCCTATTTGTTCGACAAGCCTTTTATCAACTTGAATGACGTGTTCTCCGTCAGAGCCTAGTTTCATTGCCATATAATCGTTAATATCGGTATCAACAATACCGACACCGCCTGCATGACAGCTAACTGTTTTAACCCTACCACTTAATTTGCTTGCTATATCAAGCAACTCACTGTATTCAGGGTGTTCAGATAAGTAGTTTATATTGTTGTCAATACACTCTTGGAATGTATTGTACGAAAACTTTTTGGATAGTTTATCCATTTCATTATATTTAAAACCTAGTATTTTACCAACATCTTTTATGGCTACAACAGGTGTTATATACGAGAAGTTTATAATCTGACAAACACGATTTTCACCATATTTGTCAATCAGGTAATTTATTACTGTAGGTCTGTCTGAAACATCAATGTCCAACTTTACTACATTACATTTCTGCAATGAATAGACTATATCTTCACCATGCGTATTACAGTTCTAATAATACGTTTAGGTGTGTGGCACTTCGAGTCAAGAATTTCACTTGACCCTACGCTCCTTTGAGCTAGTCGTTTGACGTTTTGCATTTATGATTTAATAAGTGTTATTCCCTTTGATTTATAATTTCTTACAATACCCGATAAACTAGCACCGTAATGTTCATTTGCGTATTTAGCTGCGTCTAAAATAGATTGAAAATGCCCTAGAAATACATTGTCTTTATATAAATCGCAAGTCACATAATTTCTTATTTGCGACATTGTGCGATAACTGTAATGTATGTTTTCTTTAGCGGTACACCATTCTAAGTTATCAACATTATTATTTTTAGTATTGCAATCTAAATGATTAATCTGTGGTAAATGATTGTAGTTAGGAAGAAACGCCTGAGCAACTATTCTATGTACTAATAATTTATGGAATTTATTATCTATTTCATTCTTTAATTGTACCATTAAATATTTACCTTGCGAGTCAGCCCACGGCTTTATTCTTTTTAGTTTGCCCGACTTTGAGGAGTAAATTTCTCCCAACTCATTTACATAATAATCTTTATAGTTTTCAATTTCTTTTAGCATATTGTCTCCTTTGTTTTGCAACGGGAAACAATATTAAATCATAAAATGCAACTTCGCACAGGATTGTCATATCGTCAGACAGAACGACTTAGATGTTCCCTGTTAGCTAATTAACACACCGCCATTTCCTGCGGTTACAATTATAATAATTGTTTAATTAACACCCTATATTTTATAGGTTCACCACACTTAACACATATGGTTTCCCATATGCTCGACCGAAAATCAATCTGGCATTGAAACTCTCTCAGGATTGAGGAACAATTTGTTATTAACCATAGGCTCTTTATCCTATGCTCTGGAGGTTTCCCTCATTTTCATCTGTTGGTTACTTCCAACCCAGTTTAGACTATATTTTTCAAACTTCATTCATTTATTTAAAGTTTTTATTCCGTCTTCGTGGGAAATTATTGGCTCTAAAGTCTCATTTCCTAGTCGTTACACACTTTCTTTTATCACTAAAAGATTTGGCTCGGTATTCCCTTTATCTCACCTAGTTATAGGTTTAGGGTTTCTTAGTCAGCTTATTCGTCTATGGTCTTGTCTCATTATCGGTTTGCTCTCAATGAGAAGTCTTAGTTTGCTGATACCGAATTAACGGAATTTAACGAGTGCAACCTATCTACGCTCAAAAATCAACCCATATTTGATAGGGTTTAGGTCAGTTATACCTATTGTATAGCATACAAGGCTTCCTGCTCCAGAGCCACGTCCCGAACCTATTTTAACCCCATGAGTTTTCGCATAATTAATAAAATCCCATACAATAATGAAATAACCGTCAAAATTCATTTGATGAATAATTCCCATTTCATAATCAAGTCGGTCTTTAATTATCTTCTGTTCTTCTTTAGAAAGCTTGTCAAAATTTCTAGTTTTCCACCCCTCATTAATAAGGTGTAAAAGGAATTCATTATTAGACTTATATCCACTTGGTAAGGGGTATGTCGGTAACTGTGGGTCTTGAAAAGGCATATGTACTTCTTCTATCATATCAGCTAAAGCATTAGTCTGATTTAAACCTTTTGTAACATTATTTACCCCAATTTGTTTATCCATAGTTGTATGAATTTCTTCTTCACTTTGCAGATAACAGCCTTCATAACTTTCAGACATTGTTTCAGTGTCGTGGGCGATCTGAACGTGCCTGCCCTGATAATATAAATCTTCCTTTGTGGCTGCGTGGCTATCTGTAGTAATTATGTATGGAGTGTTTGTTACCTCAGATAGTTTCAAAATCTTTTTATTGTAATTAGCCTGCTCCTCTGATTTGTGAGATTGCATTTCCAAATAGAAATTAGGAAATGCCGATTTGTATTCTTCGATATACTTAACACAAATATTAAAATCACTTTCTTTAGCTAATTTTGAAGCCAAACAAGCAGAACAAATAATTAAATCTTCTGCATACGGAGCAATATCTGAAATCTGTACTCTAGGCTTAAAATAAAAATTTTCAAGATTTGACTTAGTGATAATTTTATTTAAAGCCTTTCTGCCGTTCTCATTTTTTGCGAGAGCGATAAGATGGAAATACTTATTGTTTTTATCTTTTATGGCAGTATCGAAGCACTCATACAGCTCTACGCCATATATCAGCTTAATATCAGGATATTCTTTAGATAGTTGATCGAAATATATCCATGAATATTGATTGCCATGTTCCGTAACTGCATATGCTTTAATGCCAACTTTTCGACATTGCTCTAGCATTTCTTTTGGTGTACCATAGCCGTCCAGTAACGAGTACATTGTATGGTCATGCAAAGAACTATACATTTTCAGCCTCCTTGTATTTTAAAATAACTATCTGAGGGGTAATTACACCCTTATACTCAGATACATTGAGCTGGCAGAGTGCGTTAATGCACATTTCATCATCATATCCATTCAAAAAGTCTAATACTTTATCGTCACTAGGATTACAGAACTTGATAATTGCGATATTATCGTCAGTAATAAACTTCCATGTATCTTCATTTTTACCCATGATAACGCCTTGGCTATGCTCCAAAACTATATTATTAATGACAAATAAAGGCTCTTTAATTCCTGTACCATAACAATTCTCCAATGATGTAACATCAGAAATCATTCCAATATTAAATTCGTCATAATCAAAACAAAAATCTATTGGCAAAGGATTGTCTGAATCAATATTCTTATTTAAAACTTTAATTGCTTCAGCCACGTTCTCAGCTTTTATCTCAAAACCGAAAGCATTTGCGTGACCCTGACACCAATTAAACAGACCTGTTTTTAGTAACTCAGCCTTTAAATCTGGCACATAGCTATTATCAAAGTTTCTAGCAGACCCTCTATATACATTATTTTCTTCATCTTTGCGGAGTATTAAACAAGGTTTTTTCGCATAACTAGCCATTTTCATGGCTATCAATCCAGAAAATACACTTGGGATATTGTTACCTTTTAAGAATAAAACTGTATTTTTGTCATTAGTTACGCTTTTCCTTAACGTAGGAAGTAACTTTTTCACTTGATTATCCTGTCTTGATTTAGCGTTTTTACAGAATCTTACAACTCTCTGATAAATATTTTCTTTTGTACTTTCAGTTTCACCACGTTTTTTGTATTCAAATTCTTCGTCCTGCTCAATAAACGCTCTGAAAAGCAAGTTCTTTTCTTCCACATCACCGACTCTACACATTGCATTTATCAGGGAAGTAATGCAAAATGCAATAGTATGAGGATTAACCTTACCTTTCATGGAATAATTTTGAGCATTAATAAATTCTTCAAAGCATTTATTTGTGACGTTATAAAGACCTTTATCAATAAGTCTTTTTGTTTCAAAAGAACGTAAATCCATGATATCCGATATATTAGCTAGTGACACAAGATCAAGGTAGTCATCGGCATAGTCGTTCCAATAATAATCATCAAGTGCTTGTAGAAATTTATAGACCACTCCTGCACCACATAATTCTTTATTAGAATATTTTGAACTAGATTGGTTATTTACTATAATCGCATATGGGTTTGTTCTTTCAATATCGTGGTGATCGAGAACAAGTACATCAATACCATGTTCTGTCAACTGCTTGCATTGTTCAGTATCATTACTTCCTGCATCGGGAATAATCAACAAGTTTGTGCTTTCAGGTATTTCTATCTCAGAAGAAATACCGTGTTGCTTTCCAGAATGTATCAGATATGTAATATCAATTTCTTTGTTAAGCCTTTTCAAATAAGAATACATCATAGCAGCACTGCACTGACCGTCAACATCGCAATCAACAATAATCGCCATTTTACTATTGCTTTTAATGTGTTTGTCAAGCATTTTAACAGCTTCATTAATGTTATCAAGATTATCGTAAGGAATTAGTACATCATCGGTTAAATGAGTGTATTCACTAACGTTAGTTATTCCTCTATTAGTAAAAATAGATATTGGAATATGGTAATAATCATTATTGCCTATTATTTTATAATTCATGTTTCGTTGTTTCACTTCCCATTCTTTATAACTTGCGTATATTTGGTAATCAACTGTTTAAACTTATTGGGACTATCTGTTGGACTTTCTTTTTCTTCAAGTAAATTATCAGTGTCAACAATAGCACTTATTTGAATACAATCCAGAAATTTGTCAGCTATATCGTTTAACTCGTCTATGGTTACGTCTTTATCAAAGCAAAATATAATATGAGAACTCAACCTTGTCAGCATATTTATTTGATATTGGCTTATTTTCTTACCACAAGTTGCTACACAATTCTTTATTCCCATGTTCCAAAGTTGCATAACACCTTTTTCAGCTTCAACCACATAAACGTAGCCTGTCCGAGCTATATATTTTTCGGATAAATAAAGTCCATATAATATTCTAGCTCTGTTGCAACGCTCCAAATATATATACTTAACTCTTTGCTCTTCTTCTGTCATTTCTTCTTGCTTTAAAAATAGCCTGCCCTTAACACCGACTAATGTTCCCATTTCATCTCTTACAGGAATTGTAATTCGATTGGAAACATCGTCATAACCTATTTCAAACAGCATTTGAGTAACATATGAGATATTATCTTTCAAAAAACAATCATTAACGGCAGGGAAGTAGTATGATAGAACATTTTCCTTAATCGGCTTTAAAGGTTGTATTTCTTCGTAACTAGACTCATCATCTGCCATTTCAGAAATAAATTTTGTGAATTTTAGACTTTCAGGCAAATCGTTATATTCGTCTTTATAATAGTTAATACCGCACCAATTACAAACTTTGCGAACAGCTTCGTAAAACGTACAACTGCAAAAAAATTGCACAAGGTCAAAAATATCTATCGTGTCCAAGTTTGAACTACTATGTATTTCTCGTGTGTAGTCAACAGTTAAAAGACCTTCATTGAGATAAACAGTGATCGCCCCTTGATTATCGCCATCAGGGTTGCCACACTGAACATAACCTGCTTTACAGGAAATATGGTGACAACCTATTTCGTCAAGTATGACAGGAACATAATTGTTCTCTAGTATCTTTTCTTTGAGGACAGAAATATCCATTTTATCCTCACTTTCTTCTTAATTCTCCGACTTCATACCAAGTGTTCAAATCTAGGTCAACTTCAAATACAACTTTCTTTTTACAACCAAATCTATTTTTGTCTACATTACCCACATAATACCTCTTACCAACTTTAAGTTCACATTCAACATCTTTGCCCCATTCAGCATCATGCTGAACATAGCGATATTTATGAAAATCTCCAACAGATATTTCTTTAAACAGTGTCATAGTCCAAATGATATGTTTTAGCTGTTTTGCATTGGCAATATTATTTGAGTTTAGTTCATCAGGTTTACAAAACTCTGTATCGTCTGTGAGCTGAATTGAAAGATAGCCAAACATATTTAGTTGCTTTGCTAAATCAGTGAGTTTTGTTACTGTTGCTTTTAAAGCTGCCCAATCTCCTGTAGCTTGTGTGTCTTGCTTGCAAGTATCATAGAAGAAATATTTCGCACCATGAGTTAGATTAGCTTTTCTTATTTCAAACTCTAGTGTTTTGTCGTCATAACCGCCAGCCATATCCTTAACGAGAATAAGTTCATTAGTTTCTGTTTCAATCCATTCAGCGATTTTCATTATTTTTACATATTCCTCTGAATTTTCAGCGACCCTTTGAATGTACTCTTGCAAAGTTTCTGTTGGCTCTCCCCAATCGTCTGTTTCCTGATATATGTACTCACCTGACTTATCCTTGTACAAACCAAGTGTTAATTCCTTTTCAGGCTTCTTTAATTTAATGCCGTGTAACTTTTGAAATTCAACATTGTTTATACACGTTGTAATTAAACACTTTCTAAGATCGTCAACGCCCATTTCATTAAGCATGACAAATACTCTTTCATGTTTAACAAGTGTTAAATAGGCAATTATTTTTGTCATAAATCGTGATTTTCCTGCGTTTGAAAGCATTCCCATCGCCATTGTCGAGCCTAATTTACACCCTCTGAATATATCATTTAGAATAGGAAAGGGGAGTGATACACCTAAATCAGGCTTCTCCATACACGCAATAAGTGATTGCTTAATATGGCTATTCAGAATTTCGGCTTCTTGGTTTGTCAAGATCACCGTATGTATTCTATCTGCTTTACCTCTAATTAATCTGTAGATGTCTGAAGCCGTAAACTGTTCAAACTTTTTATGTTGTACAATTTTTGTAATATCAAAGCCATTTCTTTGATACTCTCTCAATAAAGAATACTTTTTAATGATTTCCTGATACTTACCAATATCATCAGTTATAGCAATTTTCATCCAACTGTCAAGAGTTTTCCAACCGCCATACTTTTTATATAAAGAAAGTCTTTCAGGCTCTTCTGAAAAATAAGTTAAAATAGTAGTTTTATTGAAGGTTTGTGTTCTTGTTTTGTAGATTATTTCAGCTGAATCGTAAAAAAAACGAGTGACTTCATCTGAAAAATCGTATTTACTACGGATATATTGTCCGTAATTTACCAGCAAATCAGGCTGTTTGTAAATACAACCCACAAATAGAACTTCGGTAGGAACGTTTGTTATAATATCCATGTTTGTCACCTACCTAAATTTCATCAATGATACTGTCAATATCAAGGCTGTCATTATTTTTATCACGTTCTTTGGGAGACTTTGATGTTGCCATTTTTTCATAATCTATATTAACTTGTTCTTCGCTTTTACCTGTTTTAGCCAATGCCTGTTCTTCTTTCCATTTCAAATAACCATCATATTTAGACAATATAATAGCAAGATCATATGTAATTAACGCTGCACCTTCGATTTTTTTACCTTTACGAGTATTAAACTCGTGTACTTTACGAAGAAATGACATTTTCTTTCGCCACATATCCCATAAATCTTCGACAGGAACAGGTTTATTCAAATTCTTATAAGTGCCTTTATATACTTTATCAAGATTTATAAAAAAATATTTTGGCAAGAATGAAATATCATATTGTTTATATAGCCAATCTGTAAATTGTATTCTTGTTTTTTTGTCCTGTTTGTCTTTCTCTATCTGTTCTTTTGTTCTTCTTTTTACCAAGTATTTCACCGCCTTAATCAAAATAACTAAATAAAGGCAAGTGAGGGAATAACCCTCACCGCTTTATTTGTAAAAAAAATTAAATCTTAGAAATAACTTCAAGAACCCTTTCAAGAGTCTTAATATCTGTAATCTTCTTCATTTCTGTTGGCTTAATGGGCAGATTTTCTGCTGAAAGAGCTTCCTTTGCCTTTGTCTTGCCGACAGGATTAAGACTTTTCATAACGGCTGAAATCTTATCCAAAAGTTCTGTTGTCTGATTTTCGGCAGAGTTTTCATCAATACTATCAACTGGCTCTCCAACCTTACCCATAACTTCCTTTGTATAAATATCCTGCTCAATATCGACAGCCTTTGTGAGATCATTCTTAACAGAAAACTCTTTTTTGTCCTTTGTTCTGTCAATAATTACCTGCCAATCAACAAGTGACAAATCTTCAACTGTTTCCTTATCGTGTACACCTGTCCTGTCCTTGCTGATGTACGAACAGAAATTGTTATCCTCGTTAATGTACATTCTTACAACAGTTTTAACGTTGTAGTTCATCTGCTTAAAGCCGTCAGGAATTTTTCTGCCTGTTGCAACGCTGGTAATTTTACCATCGTCACCCTTTACGGAAACCTTTTCGTCCGTTTCTCTGGCGGTCACAATAAAGTGCGCTCCGCAGGACATGAGATCAAGTATCAAATCCTGTCCCTTAAAATTAACTGTCTGATAATCTTTGAGTTCAAGTCCTGCACCCTCGATCGTTACAGTTTTTTCAATGCCAGTTAGTTCCTTTTTCTTTGCCTTAACAGTGTTTCTCTTCTTGGAGAACTCCACAAGTGCCTGCTTAGTTGTTAGGTTAAGAATAGTTGTACCATCAACTACAATGCCGTCAGCTCTGAATGGCTCACCGTCTCCGTCAAGTACAATCTCGTCTGTTTCGTTACCCTCGTCATCGAGAACATGAAAATCTTCCTTGTTCTTAACCTTGTTTATATACTCTCTTGTTTCACCAAGAGATTGTGTATATACTATGTAAATGTTTTCAGTGTTAATACCGTCAGCTTCAAGCCCACCGATAAAATCATCGATAGAGCCGTTCTCATTATCTATGTAAAGCACTCTAAATGGCTTGCCGTCAGGTCTTTTAAAATAAGCAAGCTGCAAGGCAAGTGTTGACTTACCTGTACCTTCTTCTCCAAAAAGTATCATCTGAAGCTTGCTCTGTGTCTGTGTTGCTTTTCTTGCTCTAGCCATATTTTTTTATCTCCTTTTATTTTATCGTTTGTTGTTAATAATGATGAGTAGTAACAATTTACCACTCATCGTCCTCGTCTGTCAGTTCACTATCTGAGACAGAACCCCAATCACTATCGTCAGAGCCAAAATCCTTATTTGCATTTTCGGTAGCCTTTGTCTTTGCGATAGCCTTATCAATAATTTCTTCTGAATAGATTTCTGTATCTACACTATCCTTATCGGCTCCGGTAATCAGAAGTATTCTCTTTGTCGGATTGTTCACTCTATCCATAGGGTTGCTTTCGCCCCAACCGTCATCATCATCTTCCTCAATTTCTTCAATATCATGTTCTATCATGATATCTCCGAATACTTTAAGGGCTGTATATGGCTTGAGCTTTCTTAGAGTGCTTGCAAACTTTGACTTTGACTTGTCAATAATAAATTCGGCATCTTCTATAGAATTGTATGTTACAATCTTCGCAGATACAGTGAAGTTACCCTCGTCATTCTTTTCAATGCCCATGAACACGATGACCTGCTCGAAATTGCCAATTACATTAAATTCCTCTGAGTCAAAATCTACGTCCTTACAAAGCGACATTTGTGACGGAACAAATCTTGTCTGGTGTCTATCCTGATAGGTGGAAAACTCATTCTTTCCTCTGACAAATACGGACATACCGTCCTTTGCGTTGTCTGCTATGTACTTACAAGCATCATATTCAATAAGTATCTTTTTGTCGTTTACTTCCTTGCCTGTTGAGTCAGTCACCTTTGTTAAGCCGAGATTAATTCCAATAGGTCTAAAGTCCTTTTTGTTAAATGTAAATCTGTCAGCCCACTTTACCTTTTCTGTTGTTGTCTTTCTATCCTTACCTTTGCCTTCGGTCTTAGAGAAATATACTACATCTCTTTCCATACCATTGAGACTTATATATACAGACTTATTCTTGTCAATTTCAACTCCTACATTAACCATTCTCATTGGTTTGCCTGTAGAGGTTGTCAGTTCTGTATAGAACTTGTCCTTATCACAGCCTGTCAGCTTACCTCTGATCTGAAAACTACCCTTTGTTTCCTGAAGTCCAAGACCCTTATTATTTTTCTTTTCAGCCATTTTATTTCTCCTTTTATGTATTTGTTAGATTTTGTTGTCAAATAAAATTATCATTTTGTGAACTCAAAATCACACCATCTTATCATGCCCTCTTTCTAAAACACATTAAATTTAGTTTATCTAACGTTAATGGTCTCTATTGCTACTAACATTTCCCTCACATCCTCTTCATCACAACAATCAAAGAAAAGGTCATTGCCATTATCATCGTGCAATCTACAAGAAAAGCTCTCGTTATCTTCGTCAACCTCAAATTCGCAGTTGCTTGAAACGATATCAATACTACACATTGTGGCAAAAATATCTGGGTCAAGAAGATCAGCTCCTCGACAAGTGCCACCAACCTCAGTAGTAAACCAACCCTTATACTTACCGTGTTGTAATGTATATTTAATCTCGTGCCAATTTCTGCCGTCCTTTGGGTTATATGTTTCCATTACTTGCCCTCCTTCATATTTTCAAGTTCTTCATGCAACGCAGTGCCGAAATTATTCAGTGACTCTGCTACCCATGTATCAGCAATGTCATATCTACTAATTAAATTGTATATTGCTTTATTTATATCAGAGTGCGAGAACTGCTTATCACATCTATACTCAGATTTTTCTTTAGGGTTTATTTTAGTATTAAAAAAACGTATCTCTTTATTATCACAACTAGCGTTAGGAAAATATATTCTAGCCAAGGCAAGCAAAGCACCAATATATGCACTATATGTATCATCAGAACAACATTTTGAAGTGCCAACTCTTACTACCTTGCCGTATTCTTTCATTTTCGCAACCGTTGTCTTATCGTGGAAAGTAATCTGAATTTCACGGTCAATATCGGACGATATTTTCTTTAAACAGTTAGCAAAACTGCTATAAATATAAAACATACTATCGCCACCATTTGGCTTAACTGTTTGATACCTAACCATTTTATTATTGTATATATACTCTATTGCTTTAATCCTTATTATGTTTCCAGTTTCGGTCATTCTATCACCGAAACTATCTAAACCAACTCGATAAAGTTCTCCGATTTTAAATTTTCTTTTGTTCATGCTCATTAAACTCCTTTATTTATATCAATCCCTGTAATTTCTTTGAAGATTTCTGCATCAAAATTTGGAAGGGATTTAATAACATTCTTATTGTAATCTAAAAGATTATCCCACCAAAGTTGACCACATTTAGATTTGTCAAGTTCTTTCAGATAACCACCTGTTGTTTTATACTTAGGATGCTGTTCCTTTTCTTCTTCGGTCATCTTATCAGAGTAAACCCATTGAAGAGCATTGTATGAAATAGTATCTAATAGCCTTTTTGCTTTTGAACAACGCCAATCTTCAATACTCCAATCAGAAGGCTTATTGAACATTAAAATTTTTGATCCTTTAGTATTAAAGCAACCATTTGAAAAGTTAGTTTTATTAAAATCTCCGCTATTATAACTACCATCGTTACAGTTACCACAGTTGTAGTAACCGCTGTTCCAATTACCACTATTCCAATGACCGCTGTTATAACTACCATCGTTGAAGTTACCACTGTTACAGTCACCAGTATTGTAATCACCAGTATTATGATTACCACTGTTATACCTGCCTTCATTATAATTACCAGTATTATAAATACCAGTATTACGAGTGCCACTATTCCAATGACCACTGTTATAGTTGCCACTATTACGAGTGCCACTATTCCAATGACCACTGTTATAGTTGCCACTATTATAGTTGCCAGTGTTACCAAATCCCGTGTTGGCTTTTCCTACATTAATCATTTTCAAAACTTCTTCCCATGAAATTTCACGGACAATTTTGATTTTGTTAGTGCAGTGTTTCCTACCAGTTGCTTCTGTGTCAATTTCGCCAAGGGCTTCGATTTCGGCAACTTTGTTAAGCGGGTCAAAACAATAATAGCTAAAGCAATCTTTTAGTTCTGTGCAAAAATGAAACCCTCTGTTGCAACATGAAGGTGTCATATCTTCTTCAAAAGTTTTGCCAACTGAGTATTGAAACCCTCTACACGTCCAATCGGGCTTAAAAACTTTGTAACCTTTCATTGTTTTACAACTCCTTTGTTTTTTTCTATGATAAAATGTGTATTTTAACGCTCTTTTCAGAACGGAATAAAAATTAAAATCTATGTCAACAGCATGGCTGCTGATTGCTGAAACATTGTAGTAAACACTCTAACGAAGAATGTGCCAAGGTAGATTATTCTTACTACAAAACAATAATTCATTCCATATTTGTTGTGATATTATCTCAATATCAGGATGCTTACGCATTTGCTCAAATATTTCCTTTGTTTCTTCAACCGTAAATTTGCCATAAACATTCTGAAACCACTTTACCAATGTTTTATTAGTATCTTTCGGAAATAAAAATTTAAGTTCATCTGCTTTTAAAATGCTATATGTACCAAAGACATGGTAAAACATATTATGCTTTGAATTAAATCTAGCTACATCAGTTTCCCTTGTTTTAAGATTATCTGTCTTAACCGCACCAAATATCTCTGCAACTGCACACAACTCTTTATCAAAACGACCATAACTCGCACTACCACTATATTTATAATCCATACCCATATAATCACCTACTTTACAAGTTCAAAATACTTTGCTATATCTTCCATAGATAGATTCATTTTAGTTCCCTCCTTATTTACTTTTCTTCATTTGTTACTGCTATTACAAATAGCACATTCAAATGTATTGCCCTTACAACTATCTTTACAAGGGCAATATTTACAAAGGTTATGTTCAGGGTCAGTTATATCCGCAATGGACTGCATAAGAGATTCACTCTGCTCTTCTAGTTCTTCTTGTGTGGCATTTTCAATTATTTCTATCCCATTTAATTTTGCTATTTTCTTTATATCTTCCATTGATATCATTTTAATTTTTCCCCCTAATTAAATAAGTTCAAAATATTTTGCAAAATCTTCCCAAATAATATCTACTGTACCACCTATAATTGTAGTTTCATATTTAGGTTTCCAATTAACAGGACATAAAGTAACATAAGCTACATTAATTACAGTATGACCATAAGATTGTAAACTAAAATAAATAACATCAATAGTAAATTCCGCATTTACTGGAATTATTTCTATATCATGTTTCATTCCCCATGCTGTTGTGCTGTAAGTATAATCTTTAGTACATCTACATTTCTTACCTTTCAAATATTTTTCTACTATACGTTTAAGATAATTTTCTTTACTGTATCTAATTAGTTCTTTGTCTGTCGCCCATTTTCTTGTGTTGTTTGTGAAATCTATAAGATAATTTTCATTTATATAATAAACTACTTTACCTAATGTAGGTTTTGTAAAAGAATTTGTGTAGACTACTTTATCTCCTATTTCATATCCACCAAATCTCATATTCTCATTCTGTCCTCCTAAACAAAGCTATTATTTCATTTTTACGTTATTTTATATTTGTACCCTAAAATACGTTACAAAATATTTTGGTTGGACTAGCTGGATTCGAACCAGCGGAATGAGAGAGTCAAAGTCTCTTGCCTTACCACTTGGCTATAGTCCAATGTTGGTACTGCTTTCACAGTACCTTTTTGTTCACCTACCTTTACATACAGATTAGTTTGTAATTTGTAATCAGTGTAATTTTAATTGATGAACCGTTATCGTTGTCGGCAACCGTAACCGACTTGGTGCAACTTAGGGGATTTGAACCCCTGACCCTTTGATTAAAAGTCAAATGCTCTACCATCTGAGCTAAAGTTGCAAGTGCAGGTATCACACTACATTCCCTTATGGTGAGATAAGCTCTGTACCTGCTATGCCAATTTACTTTGTACAGTATTGGCAAACTGTACTGGTGTCACTGACGAGACTCGAACTCGCATGGATTTTTCCGAGGAATTTTAAGTTCCTTGTGTATACCTATTCCACCACAGTGACAAGTGTACTTGTTTCAAGTGTACTCGTTTAATGGTGAGTACATATAGATATGTACTCGTTTAATAGTGTAACTATATTATAATTCACTAATTAATAGTTGTCAATAGCAATATTATATAGTTTACAAAATATTAATATTTTTAGTAACAAAAATAAAAGTATTGTATTATCGGAAGAGATGATACAATACTTTTATTTTTTATAGCTTGCAATTACTCAATATTACTTATCTAACATTTGCTCTTTATAAATTAGATACTCGGTAAACAATCCCCTACGATTTGTTCCGTACCCGAAAAAGCCCAAAATTATATTAAAGTTGTATTTTGTAACATCTTTTTTCATTGCAATTGCACGTTTGGTAACTCGATAAAATAGCCCTGAAATTTCAATATCACTTACTCTTTTTATTATTGGGGCAAGAGTGCGGCGAACGTTTGCGACAAGAGCATTATTATTGCCTATGTCATCATTTAGCAGTCTAAATAGGGAGTCATAGTCATTATAACATCCAATTTCTTTTCCATGAGCATCATAAGAATTATCGTACATTTTTATGCAAATTACACTTCCATTGTAAAAAAAATCTTTGTCAACAAATTTTCTAGAGCTAATATTTCTGCATAGCTCATCGTGCAGTATTTCCGAAATATCGTCGTAATAGGGCAATTTTAAATCAATGGTTCTAACGTTACCATTATCATCGCCAATATACAAAACCTTATTATCGATATCATAGTCGCCCTTTCTAAGTGATTTAATCTCTTTGTTAGACAGACCTATCCAAATCAAATAAGCGTATAACCTTGCGTAAACAAGATAGAAAATAATGTTACGACTAATAGTACTTGGATCTTCGTATAACTTATTTAGTTTTTCGTTAAGAGTTTCTATTGTCATATAATTTCGAGGGATATCTTTGTAGTTAATCTCAAAATTACAATCTATTCCCTCTTCAATTACCCATTGCTTTAAGTAACCACATTGACTATCATATGATCGTTTTGATACACCTGATAAATATTGATAAATATTATCCTGTAACGACAAATCTTCATTATATTTATTTAATAATCCCAAAAGAACTTGAGATTTTCTTTTGACAACTTCAATGGAAGCTTTCTGTGCGAACAAATGATGTTCTACACTTGTTCTAAGTTGGTCTATAGTGTAAAAACTGTTTAATGACATAAAAATCGTCCTTTCCTGATATAATGTTTACATATAATTGTACTAAAAATTGCCTATAATTATATGTATTATACCACAAAGGACGATTAAATGTCAAGTGTTCACCAATTAATGATGCAGGGCAAGCGAAACATAAATCGCTTGTTCAATCTGCTTCATAACATTAGGTGTCAAATGCCCAAGTGTTTTAATAACACTAGATTTATTAATAGTCAATAGCTGTTCACACAAAACGGTGCTAGTTTTCAGTAAACCGCTTTCAACACCGATTTTAACATGGGTTGGCACATATTTTTTTGTAGCACTTGTAATCGGTACAACTATTATGCAAGGGGAGTGTGCGTTGCCCATGTTATTCTGTACAACAATAGCTGGTCTCCTACCTGTCTGAACTGACTCGCCTACATTTGGCAGATCAACCAAAATTATATCTCCTCTAGTAACTATATTTTTATTAACTCTTCTTTCTCTTGTTTCTGTGGTTATTACTGGTGTTATGGTGTTAATCATACGACATTCAACTCCTCTCTATTAAACGTTTTGTTGTCTCTATTTGTCTTTTTTTGTCGTATTTTCTATATTATAATCTGCACTCGAATAATAGTCAACGTTTATTTGATTACGGATATGTTAATTATCTATGAAACGGGACGTTTTCAAAACTGAAATTACCGATATTAAAATTTAGATTTCCGACTTCTGACTTACTCAAAATTCTTTTTACTTCAGAACTTATTTTGAATACTTGTGCCTTGTTATTTTTACTCTCGTAATTATCATATCCTATAACTTCTATTGGTACTTTACTGATAAGATGGCTATTTTGCAGACTCCATAAACCTGCAAACGCAAGCTCGTGTACATAATCGTACATGACATATGGTGTACATGAATAATCATATTCATCGTTCTCCGTGTCGCCAAACTGTAAATCTATATATAAATCTTTTAGACCGTCAAGCTGTTCCTCTGAAAGATTACCAAGTGTATAACAATCAATTGGCAGTATTGCTTCATGCTCATTTGTTTTAACTCTGGCAAAATCAATGTAATCAACTTTAAGAAAATTCATTAAATTATAACAATCCAAAGATTGAGGAGCAGGCGGCAAGGGAAGTGAGGGTACAACGTGTGTTCCATCATTTTCTCCAACTATGGTTAGTACAATATCTTTACAATTTATCATAACGGTACTGTTGTTATCTTCAACCGTCATTTCGGACAATTCAGTGAGATAGTCTACATCATCACCTAAGCCCAATGACATTATGTAATCGGCTAATAACAAATCATGTACCCTATCTAGTTCTAAGACAAGCCACTCAGGATCATCAAAATACGGCACTAATTTGTCACTTATGCTTTTTAGTGACTTGTATACAACAGGCTCATGCGACAATTTCAGAGCCGTTCCATAAATGTGGTCTGTATTTATGTTGTTAGTGATGATAAATTTGTTCCATAAATTCTCACGAGCAAATGTCATAAGCTCTTGTAATGTCATTTTTTTCATTTTATACACTCCTTTTATTCAATCTCAAAACGAACATCTGTTCTATAATGTTTATACTATACTACAAAACAAATGCTTTGTCAAGGGATATTTGTCCTTTATTTTATACAGCAATAATTGCCATACTAATTACCACTATCACAATTCTATCACCATTCAATGTCTAAATCAATGATAAATTATTCCCAAAAATAAATACACGATTTAACAGCGACAATAGTTTCTTCGAAAGTTCCATACAATTCCGATATAAACTTCTTTTCGGGTTGATGGGAATGAAAAAGACTCTCCATTCTCATTTACCCATATCTCATGCGACCCCTTACCTCTGCGTGAGTATGAAAACCCACGCTCGGCAAGCAGCCTTTTAAATTTGTTTATGTTCATTTTGTTTATTGTTCCTTTCTTTTCTAATTTTTGCAAGATATGAAAACAAAACTTGCATTTTATTTACTTTAGTTTGTTGTATTACACTTTCTCAACATTCTAATAATTCCACTCTGACCCTTTGGCGTTACCATAGGAGTGAGTCCTATTCTGACTTCGCCATTCTGTATGTATGAGCTTTCTTTAAGCTGAAACCATGGCTGAGTGTCTATGTACCTTTGATAAGGCATATTCTTATGACCGTCCTTACAGCCTAACACTTTCTTCTCCCTCAGGAAATTAAATAGCCTTGTTCTACCTATCTTTATTCCATTCTTAGTTGCCAGCTTCGCCATATCGTTCATTGATATACAATCTTCAGAAGTTTGTATATGACTTGCAAAGTCCACAAGAGGTTTATCCTGCTCTATCTTGTTATTAAGTTGTCTGATCGTTGATAGATTGAGCCTGAACAGTTCTCTCGTCTGGGCATCGGCATTCGGTAGATAAGTGTTAATGAACATCTCGTCATTGGCTACATAACCACCTGTCTTGCGTATGGTAGGGAGAACTTCTGAAGTAACCCAACGTTTAAATGTTTTAGCCTTTGGCAGCTTGCTTGAAATTACAAGGCTATAAAGTCCACTTTCGTTTACAACAGTCGGGTGCTGAGTTCTGCCCATGAGGTCACGAATCGTTACCCCATCGCCTTGCATTTTATCTTCCTTGTCAACATGATCTGCTAAAGCTTTTTTAGTATTTGTATATCCCAAAATCTCAGCCACATCTTTTCCGACAAACCAAGGCTCTCCGTCCTTAACTATTGTCCTCACTGTTCCAAATTCCTTGTTTGTGAATGTTTTGATTCCGTCCATTTTCTTTGTCCTTTCTGTTCTTAATTTACATTGTTGTTTGAAATTTCCTGCTTGCAAGCATAAAAATACACTATTGTCAAAGAAATAGTTCTTGACAGCAGTGTTTACTCATGATATAATATATTTACCAGAAGTAACACTTGTCAAAACACCATTACTATAAGTAATGTGCTTGTGTACTTTTGTTCACCTGACAACTCTGCTTGACTTTCCACGGACAGCAGAGTTGTTTTTTATTTGCCAACAATAGTTTTAGTTTCGTTTAGCCTTAGTACCAATTCAAACTTGTCATCTACATACATTTTCATGAATGTTTCCAACAAATCGTTCATTTTAATGCCGTTAATAGCACATTTTGACTTGAACTGATTTTGAATTTCGCTGTCTATTGTTGTTGTGAACGGTTTTCTATCCATTATTATTTTCTCACCTGCCTTTTATTATAGTATAATTTATTTTTATATGTTTGTCAACCATATAAAAATAAAAATCTTTCACAAAATTCTAGCGTATTTTTTGTTGAAATACACAATTTTAGTTTCTGAGATATTACACTTAAACCCTAAATCTTGATTTTCAGCCTAAAATATGCTAAAATTTTTTTATTAAAAGTAATTCTAATTAATCTTAGAAATTGGAGGAAATAAAAATGAGCAAAATAAAATTAATTCTTATTGCACTCATGACAACATTAGCATTGTCCTCATGTAATAGTAAAACAACAAGTTCCATATCTGACAGTAATTTCACTACCACTACAACAAGTACAACAACCACCACTCCCACAACAACTTCTCATACTTTAACAACAACTAAACCATCAACTACCACAACTACTTCCAAATCATCAACTACTACCACAACGACTACAACCACAACGACAACTACAACTACAACTACCACGCATGATTATAGTTCTGAAATAAGTGCTTTAGAGCAAGAAAATAATCGCCTACAGAGTGAAATCTCCACCTATCAGAACGAAATAAACAATGAGCAATCTGATATTTCCATCTATGAAATCTACAAATCGGATGCCGAAGATGATGTTGAAGAGGCTAAAATACAGCTTGAAAACGCCAATAAGAAAATGGTTAAAGTTTATGGTGATGGCGGTTGGACTACAGAAGTTGACTCAGAAGCAGTTTCAAAGGCTCAATCTCACTTAGACGATTGCCAAAGAGTTGTTGACGTATACAATGAACTTATATCAGAAAGTCAAAGTAATATTGATTATTATAACACTTGTATATCCAATAATCAAAGTTCCATTGAAAGCAATAATAGTCTTATAAACGATTATCGTAGCAGATAATCATAAAACAGGAGGTAATACCATGAAGAAAATTTGTTCCATTCTTGTGATTGCAATAGGAATAACACTATTTGTGATAGGTTATACAACAAAAATTCCAAGCAAAAATTTAACCACATTTTCAATTTTGGAAGGTGACAAGTATAGTGCCATTGACGAATATGTTGGCGGTGACGCTTACAACTATATCATAGGAGCTTCACTTGTCAGCGGTAAAATAGCCGCTGCGAAAATTGAGAGAGTAATTTTCATATCCACTGGCTCATTAATTTTCTCCATTGGCATAATTGGTTTTGCATTTTCATTTAAAACCAAAGAAAAGAAACCTAAAGAAAAAAAGGATGTTGGCGAGCAGGGTGACTTGTCACAAACTAACGAATAAATTTTACAAAGTTCCACAAAATAGTATTGACAAAATGGGTATAGTATGCTATACTATAAATGATGAAAGGTAGTTATTTACCATTTCCGCTTACCAATATGCGGGATATAAATGGTTGGGTTGAAAGTTTTCCGCTTACCAATATGCGGGATATAAATGGTTGGGTAAAAAGTTTTAAGCCTTGCCGTTGGCTTTTAATTTTGGAAGGTGAAAAATAATGGTTGAACATGGCTTTTATATAATTGATGATTTATTCTTTGAGAAATTCAATGACCCTTTTCTAAAAGGAAATAAATCCGAAAATCGTCCTCATTACTATTGCTTTAAAGATACTAATGAAGGACTATATTGGATAATTCCTTTAAGCTCACGCATTAACAAGTATCAAAAGATAATCAACCAACGCTTAAAAGATCATAAGCCATGTGACATATTACATATTTGTACTCTGAGCAATGGAAAGCAAAGTGTATTTTTAATACAAGATATGTTTCCCATTACTCAAAAATATATCAAGCGTAAATATACCATTAATTCCAATCACCTCATTCTTAAAAATCAAAATGAAATACGAATTATTAAACAAAAAGCTGAACGTATTCTTAATCAGATCAATCGAGGTCAACATTGTATTACAACTTGTGCCGATGTATTATCTATCAAAAAAGAACTGCTGTTAGAACTACAGATAGAAACTCAAACAGCGGACACTCTGACTTGTTGATTTGTGTTTTTTGAATTTGCATAAAATTCCATTCAAAACTTTTTGAAAAGCATTGACAAATTGACAATAGTATGCTATACTATAAATGATGAAAGATTATCTCTATCATCTCTAATTTACGCTTCGCAATGTGCGACACAGAAACATTGTAGATACAATTACGTTTCACAATGTACGGCAAAGTAACATTGTAGTATTCAATTTACGCTTCGCAATGTGCGACACAGAAACATTGTAGTGATGCTGTCATTTTGGTTAATCTGAAGTGACAGCATATTTTTTTGTATTAGGAGTGTCAAAATATGACGGAACATGGTATGTACTTTATTACACCCGACTATTATCAACTTATTCGAGATGTAGGAGGAACTTGGAATGATTGCAAGGAAAGACCCATTGTTTGTTTGATTAAGTCCACCGAAAATTCCAAATTGTATTGGGCAATACCTGTAGGCAAAGTAAATCATCGTGACACTAAAGCTATTAATCGTATTTATTCCTATATAAACAAAGATCCAAGAAATATTGCTTCTTGCTTTTATCACATTGGCAAGACAACCACCAAATCTATTTTCTTTATTAGTGATGCTTTTCCTGTAACAGATGTCTACATAGACAGAATTTATGAGGGCTATGATAAACAACAATATGTCATTGAAAACAATAATCTTCTGTCTGCTCTGAAATATAAGCTCCAAAGAATTTTAAGTTATGAAAATGCTAATCCAAATTTCTTCCGTCAGCATATTACCGATGTTAAAAGAAAACTATTAGACGAAATTAACAATTAAACAAAAGAGGTATTCTTATGTCCGAAATTAAATCAATAACAGACCAAGAAATATTATCATACTGGAACTCAATTAAATCCGTAAGAGGAGTTGCTATTAAACTCGGTATCTCGTGGCAAAGAGTTATGAAAAGTCTTTCTAGTTTAGGTATTATAGTTAATAATACCCACGCCAAAATCACTCAATACCACAAAGAAGGGAAGTCGGCTAATGAGATTGCCAACTTAATGAATATGAACGTTAATGTTGTGAAAGCCTATCTCCCACGCAACAGACCTCAATACAAGGTTAATCAATCTAAAAATGCTCTAGCAGTACAGAGGAGTAAAGAACGCCACAAGAAACGCTAAAGGGACTTTTAAAAGTCCCTTTTTATTTTACATACTTATCCACAACTTCCTTGCCCACTTCCATTTTTAACATTTGCTCTTTTACGAGTCTGCTATCGCAGCCACTATAATGTTGCTCAGTTATCCTCAAATCAGAATGTCCTAAGCTCTGACAGGCAATACGCAAATCTCTAATAACATCTTCACTGCCTTTTTGAATACAACTAATATAAACGGAATGTGTCTGCCTAAAGCTGTGAGTGCTATATTTACCTTCTATGCCATGTTTGGCGGTTATATTCTTTAGAAATGTTGTAACGGAATTAAGTTCCATAGGAGCTATTCTGAGTAGTCTGCCGTTCCAATCATACTTCTCATTAGTATATATAATTTCTTCTTCTCCGTCCTCATTCAAGAAAATGTCCTCAATATACTTCCTCTTACGTTCTCCACTCTGAAAAATATAATCTTCTGGGTCAAGTCCATAATACTTGATTATAAAACTCAGCATTTTCTTCACAGTATCACAAAGCCATGCCGTTCTCCATTTGTCCGTCTTGTCCTCTTGTAATGTCAAGTAATCTACAATTTTGCCGTTGTTATCGGTTAAATCCTTGACCCTCAAGGTCATTATATCTCCGTAACGATAGCCTAAGTTACAAGCAAAAATTATAATATTTGCCTTGAAATATTTTTTGTTCTGAAACAAATCTTCCAAGAGAACATTCAGATCATCGGGTCTGAACCAACTCGCAGACTTCTGCTTGCTTTCTTTATGCTTCGTAATAGCATTTCTGTGACCTTTTTTTCGTTTTGGCTGTTTTGTTATCTGTATTCCTGTCAGAAGTCTATCCGATAAATCGAAAATTTTGCAAGTTTGAGCTGTACTAATATTCATTTTCATTCACTCCCATCATATACACAATGTAAATATTATTCCTGCTATCAACATAACGCTTGTAAAGAGCAAGCCAAAACCACCATAGACAACGTTCTTCACTATCATTCTAACTTTTCTCTGGCGTTCTTCTCTGAGCCTTTGACGGCGTTTTGCTTTTAAATATGCCTTCCGCATATTATAATCTTGTTCTTCCTCTATCTTCCGTAGCTCTTCTTTACGATCGTTGTCTAGCATTTTCACAAAAAGTAATGTATTCGTATTTTCATTTTTCATATTTATTCCTCCTATATTTATTCCTGCATAAAGAAATACTCCTATCAATCAATGTGATTAATAGGAGTATTTATATTTATTATATTAGTTTTATACACACAATCGCTTTCATATTGCAAGTAAACTGTCTATTTCTGCAAGTCTTTTAAGAAGCTTTTCACGCTCCACTTTTAAGCTTTCCACGTCTATATCAGATACGAGCTTAACGCCCTCATGATCCTTTATCTTGTTGAAAATCGTTTCTGGTACTTTCTTAACTCGAATTATCGTTCCCTCATCAGCAGATATGCTGGGATATTTGACAGAGCCACCCGAAGTTGCAAAACCACCGCTTATGAGCATTGCATTGTCAGAGAAAACAACCTCGCTGTCACGATAGCGCCTTTTCAGAACAACCATTGAGCCGACTCTGATTTCTCCATCTTCGTCGCCCTCTGTATAGGCATTGAGGTCAAGCTCTATAGTCACAGTGCTGACAGTGCCAAGCTCTCCGCACTCTCCGTAACATTCAACAAGTAACGCCTTGACTTCTTCCCTGTTCTCTTCTGGAAAGACCCAGTAAGGGGCGTTCCACTTGCCCTGTATCTGCTTTGCTCTTGTGACAAAGCTCTTATTGTACGAACTATTGACCTTGATTTTCTCGTTTTCAACTGTAACTTCCATGGTTTTTCCTCCGATTTCATAAATATTATCAAATTATCTTATATATATATTATATCATATTATATGATGTTTGTCAATACAAAAGTGAAAATTTCATTAAAATTATTTCGTGACATATGTGTCACGTTTCATACCACGTTCATCATAAGTCATTTATATATAAAAGTCATATCGTGATAGCTGTCAGGCGTTTTGTAAACTTTCAGAAGTGCGCAAAAAAGGAGCAAGCTTTGAACTTGCTCCAGAGGTTTAAGCATACGCCTTACCATTTGCGCCGCTCTTATATTCCTTATACACTACAACAGGGTTTTTGAGTTTTTTCAAAACGTCCTCGAAGTATCTAGGGTCAAAGCAGCCATACTTTGAACGCCTCATTATGCAGTTTTCTCTTACTTCCTCAATGTTGTATGTATCTTCTTCTTTAAGCTCTTGCCAACCCTTGAAAATTATCACCGAGCCGCTATAAAAGAGATACGCACGAGCCTTGCGGCTTTTATATGGTATGCAACATACCTTAACAACATCGCTATGCTGTGCATACGTTGTATACTCAACACCTATTATCTTGCATTTTATAGTGACAGGGAAACCAAAATCACTCATACACATTATCGTGTACTTCTCACCCTCAACAAGCCCTGCATTGAAGAAAGCTTTCTGACGTGGCTCAGCGTAGTCATTAAATACCTTATGAATATTTCTCGCCGCCTCGTTTGCGGTCTGAGCTGTCAGCTCTTGCAGTATAGCACCGTTCTCGTATTTTGCAACGGTCTTAAACTCTCCTATTGAATTTGTATCGGTATTAATGATTATACCGTTTTTGATTGTGTTGCCGCCTCTGAGTTTGAAATTAAACATATAAATCTACCTCTTTCACAAGTATTATCAAGTTATCTTATACATATATTATATCATATTATAGCACGTTTGTCAATAGTAAAATGCAAATTTCGCAAAGTTTTTTCAAAGAAAAATTGTGCTATATGTAGCACATTTCCGACCACTATCACCATGATCGCTATTTATATGTGAACGTCATAGCGGATAGGTGTAAGACGTTTTATAATGCTGACAACAAAAAAAGCGGACGTATAAGACTTGCTCACACGTCCGCTCAAATCATTCTACTTTGTGAAAACTATCTACGTTAGGTATAACACCAAGCATACGTCCACTCTCAAAGCGACAATGTATCGTGCCGATATCGTCAACCATAAGCACCTCTCCTATTGAGCCTTGCTCAACTGGGTTTGGATCGTCATTCATCGAGTCAACGCATATTTTTGTACCCTTTGGATAGCGTTCTTTTAAGTTTTTCACTAAATCTCTGTCAACAAAAAACATAGTCAATCCCCTCTCTAAGCATAGATACCTTCAAAAACGTTCAAGCAATTATGCTTTTCAGCGGTGGCTCGCTGTGCTGCTACCGCCCTATCTTTATCTCTCGTTTCTCTGAGAGTATTCCAAAAGGCAAGTGATAAAATTTCTAGTGCTTTTGAGTACGCTTTTAAGCTTTCCGCCTGCTCCTCTGTCACAAGTGTCATACTTTCATTATAGACATTATGATTAATTACAACAGCACCTTTTATCAGTGGTGGTCTAAGTCCTGTATAATTGACACGAACAGCCTTTATAACACCATTCATACCCATATACTCGACAAATTCAAATGGTAAACCCTTTCTCTTTACAGCCGCAACTATCTTATTCATAACCAAAGCCCTCTTTCATAAGTATCATCAAATTATCTTATGTATATATTATATCATATTATATGTAATTTGTCAATAGCCAAATGAATATTTTTTCTCAACTCTGAATTTCCGACCACTATCACCATATGGCTTGTATATACAAAAGCTGTATCGTGATAGGCGTGAGGCGTTTTATAATGGCGACAACACAAAAAAAGAGAACGTGCAAGATTTACTCACACGTTCTCAGTTCTGCTATAACATCAACAATCTATTAAGGAAGTTATCAAAAAGCTCAACCTGTTCATCAGTCAGAGAGCAAACTCTCTGTTCACCGTTTTCATCGGTTTCGTTGCCGACAATAAAGAAAGTACCGTGAATGATAGTATGTGCAAAGAAGCGGTTTGGCTCAGAGCCGTTTATAAGAAACTCCTCATTGCAAAAGGCTATCGCCTTATTGGTCGGGTCAAAATAGATTGGCTCTATCAGACCGTCTACAAGCTTTTACATTTCTTCAAGACTGTTCACAATAGTTTTGACATATGCCCTTTTATGTGGCTCTGCAACTAGAACTCTGAGCTTGTTAGCGTTCTCTTTTTCCTGTAGCCTTTTTTCATCATCTGCAACATACCGTCTTATTTTCTCATACGGTGGTTCATCACATACAGGGTCATAACCGTGAAGTTCATGCCACAGCAGATAAATCGTCTGCTCACCAAGTCTCATGACCTGTTCATATGTTACGTCTGCATACTCCGCCAGTTCCTTTGCAAGTCCTCTTATCGCTTGCTCAAACTTAGCATCGTAATTTTCAAGAGTTGCTTTTTCTTTCATAATAAACGCTCCTTTTTCAAAGTATTAATTTATCTTATGTATATATTATAGCATATTATAATACATTTGTCAATAGCAAATTGAGAGTTTTACAAAGTTTTTTTAAAGAAAATATTGTGCTATATGTGGCACATCAATCCGACCACTATCACTATAAGACTTATATATAAACGCCATAGCTGCTAGTTGTGAGGCGTTTTCTAAGCATCAAAAAAGCGAGTGGGAATGTATCTAACCTTCCCACTCGCTCGACTTAGCAACTACCCTACAACGGCAAGCAATTTGTGAAACACTCTGCTGTCTAAAATCACTTGTTATCTCTGCACAGGCGAATAGTTCAAGACAAGGTTTCAAGGTTTCAGCATAGAAGCCCACGTTTGTTGTGCCGCTGCTTCCCTGCTCATATTCGCCGTACTTAATTACTGCAAAATAATCGTTGCCGTTTTCTGCTCTAAATTCGATAATATCGCCCTCATAGATTTTTTGTTTCTCCCTGTCAAGCTCCTGCGTAAAAACGCCGATTGTTTCGGGTGAACACCTATGATACACACCTTCATCATCAACGATAATATGCAAGTCAGACGAGCTGTGCAAGCAGATATAGCCGCCCTCTACCCAAGAAAAGCTATCCTCACGCTTGCCGCAAAATGAATTACAGAACATTTTCAAGCTCCTTTCGTTCAAACCTCGCAATATCTTCAACCGAAACATCAGGAATTATGTCGCTCAAAAAGTAAGCCATTTGATTTTTTGAATGATTGTTGTTTTTCTCTGCATATTCCAACAGATTTAAAATCAGCTCAACAGTTATTTGCTGTGCGCAAAGCTCAAAGTTTAATGTTCCTCTTAGCCAACGCATAAAGCCGTCTTTGTCAAAATTCATTATTACGCCCCCTTATATTTGTGACTGCATTATATGCAGTCACAAGCGTTGAACTTTGCCAAGGCGAAAGCAAGACCGTATGTGTCTCTTGTGTATAATCTGTGCAAATTGTCGATATATACAAAGCTGTCTGCGTTGTCGCCGTGGTAGAATTTAAGCACCTTATCACCACGCTGTGCAATATTGTTAATTGTCAGTTCCTTATATTTTTGCATTATTTCTTCTGCGGCTTCAAGATACTTATTTACAGCTTCCTTTCTTGTGTCATAGTCATACTCGACAAAAACGAAAGTGTTACCGCCTGAAAGTATCTCGTAACTTCTTTCATCACGGTCGATATACTCGAAAGACTTTGCAACTCCTTTTACAGCCTGTTCATTCACAGCCATATTTTTTATATAGATGTGTACCGCTGTTTCATAGCCTGCATCGCTCACCCTCACTGATACATCTCTTGAAGTGTAGCCGAGAGCCTTAATCTTCTTTCTGATTGCGTTACCAAGTTCACGATTTGTCATAGTCAAAACCTCTTTCATAAGTATTAATTTATCTTATGTATATATTATAGCATATTATAATACATTTGTCAATAGCAAATCGCAGATTTCACAAAGTTTTTTCAAAGAAAAAATGTGCTATATGTAGCACAACTCCCCGACCGCTTTCACCATAACTCGTGTTTATATAAACGTCATAGCTGCTAGGCATAAGACGTTTTGTATGCCAGTAAGCAAATTCACTGGATATATAAAGGCAGCTCATTGAAAAAAACTTCCCAATGAGCTGCCTTTTGCTTTTAACCTGTTTATTAAATTTCTTCTACCTCATTGCCATTCTGACGATATGAGTGGCTGTACCATTCTTCATTGTCTGCCATTTCATCAAGAGCGTCCTCGTCAGAATAACACTCACCGACATAGCTTTCAAGTTTTTCTGCTTTGCACTTGAAATATACTTCATCATACTCAGTTGTGACCTTACAACCGTCCACGATAAGTTCTTCGTCAACGTCCTTAACTTTGAACTTTTTCGGCTCTATTTTTAAGTGTCGCTCAAAAGGAGCAAATTCAAAGTCGTCCTCCCGACTCCAAACATAGTTCGTTGGATCGTCACTATCTGTTGCTGTTACATCATTTGCATCTTTTTCATAGCGATATTCGCAAGCTGCAACAAAATAGACCATGCAATTATAATAAACTCCACCATTGCCCCTCATTTTGCAAATGCAAGGAGAATATTTAGTCTTATTCTCTTTAAGCTTTGCAAGAGCAGCTTCTTTTGTGTTGAAAACTTCTTCGGGTGTGTTGACCCATTCATCTGTTGTTTCAAGAACATATGCAAGTGTTTCAGGTCTTTCTCTCATTTCGTGATGTGATAAAAAAATTCCGTATTTCATATTACTACACTCCTTTTTTATATCGGCTACTGCCTTCTCATATTCCGAAAATATTATCTTATCGGTATGACTATATTATAGCATATTTTAAGGCGTTTGTCAATAGTTATTTGAGATTTTTTCATTTTTTGAAGTACCAATTTTGGTACTTCAAGCGGACACATATATCACATTTCCGACCACTTTCACTATAAATCGTGTTTATATAAAACGTCATAGCTGCTAGGCGTAAGACGTTTTATAATGCTGACAACAAAACAGCGGACGTATAAGACTTGCTCACACGTCCGCTCAGATTATTTTATTTTACGGAAACTGTCTAAGTTAGGCACAACGTCAAGCATACGCCCATTATCAAAGCGACAATGTAATGTACCGATATCGTCAACCATAAGAACCTCTCCTATTGAGCCTCGCTCAACTGAGTTTGAATTATCATTCATTGAGTTAATGAATGATTATATTTTCTGTTAAAGCATCAGAATTCCAAACATAATCAGCAGGGTCAGCAAATGCTGCCGGTTCGTCCGTGTTGTCAAATTCACGTTCGCATGGGGCTATGAAAACCACCAGAAAATCAAATGTGCTGTCAAAATCACAGTTTTTTCGGACACTGCGTGCATATTTTTTCAACGCCGCCCTTGCGGTGTTTTCATCGTCAAAAATCGCCACAGGGGTGTTGATAAATTTTTTGGCGTAAATAATGTCGGTTACGCTGATAGGCGGAACTATCTGTTCTACAATAGCAAAAAAAATTCCGTATTTCATAACACTACACTCCTTTACTATATAAGATTTCTGCACGATATACTAACTTTATATGTTGCTTCGACATTCTTTCCGTCATACGAAAACATCTTTTCATGCTCATTTTCGCAAGGCATAGTGAATATTTCACCATTCCACCATTCTCCGTCTTTATACAAGCTCGACAGTCCTAAATCATTGTACACACGAGTGAGCTTGACAATGTTTGTCGGAGTTAAGCCTATCTCTCTTGTGACCTTGCCGTCCTCTGTCAATGGATCGTTGCATACCCACTCCAACGCTTTTATAAAATCTTCTTTCGTGATTGTGGAATATTTGCTCCACTCTTTAAAAATCTTACTGTGACCTTCCTCTACAAGTTTCTTTTTGACGTTGAAATTGTGCTTGTTTTCAAGTTCAAACTTCCACCAAGTTGTTTTTTCCTCTTCCTTAATTATTTTGTCAGAACTATACCATTTATAACAGTCTTTTTGTGCTTGTTCTTTCATCATATTGACGATTTCTTTGTCAGAATAATGTCTATAGTCAGGTAAGTCTGCTACTATTTCTACAAAAAAGTTTGCAATATAGGCTTCGTAGTTAAAATATACTGTACCAAACTCAGTTATAACTTTGCAGCCGTCAATTTTGATCTGTTTGCCTTTTTCCTCAACTACAAACTTTATCGGCTCTATTTCTATATTCCGTCCGATAGACATTTCTGCATTTTTCATAACGTTTACACTCCTTCTTTAAGTTTTGCAACAGTATCTTCGTATCTCGAAAGTGCTGTCAAATAATCGTCAATAGCCTGTCCGTCCTCTTCGGATATCAACAGTTCCTTGCCGTCAACGTATATGCGGCGATAGCCCTTCTCAGCCTTGTAAAACCGCTCGTTCCAACGTCCTTTAGGGTAACAGTCAGGCTTTTCAGGCTCTTTAAGCTCCTTGATTTTTGCTGTCTTTTCGAGCTGTTTTACCGCATTTTCATCGCCCTTTATGGCGGCAACTTGCAACTTGTAAATTTCAACCTGTTTATCAAATCTTTCGATAGCCTGTCCGTCCTCTTCTGTTATCAGCAGCTCTTTGTTATTGACGTATATGCGGCGATAGCCTTTTTTAGCCGTATAAAACCGTCCATTCCAACGTCCAACAGGGTAGCAGTTGGGTCTTTGAGGCTTTTCAAGCTTATCTATTTTATCTTGCAATTCAGCCGCCTGCTTTTTTCCCTCAACTTCATTTTGTGCTTCTTGCTCTTTTAATCTTTTAAAGAGAGCCATATCGACCTCTTTAAAATCAAACTTTATCTCTATTTCAGGGAAAACCTTTTTTACTTCTTCAAAGACTTTTCCAAGTTCTTCTGAACTTTTAAGTTCACAGCTCCAACCCATAAGTTCACTGGTTGACGAAACATCACCGTCATTAATATCCGTCCAAGTGAAACCTAACGCTTTCACTTTATCTTCCACAGACTCCGTATCACCTGTAAAGTACGCACGAAAAGGATATGTTTCCAAGGGGTTAAGTTGAGCTGTTAAGCCGAGCGGTGTGTGTGCTTCGATCTCCTGCATCATTGACTTATAGCAGTCTTTACACAAGCCACGTTCTTCAAAGTATTCGATTTTCCTCTGCCTGTCTTTGTCCTTGCCGAACAGTTCGATGATCTGAGTGTGTCCACATGAAAATTTTACTTCATATTTTGCCATAATCAAAACCTCTTTCAAAAAATATTATCTTATCGGTATGACTATATTATATCATATTTCAAAGCATTTGTCAATAGTTATTTGAATTTTTTTATTTTATGAAGTACCAATTTTGGTACTTCAAGCGGACACATATATCACATTTCCGACCACTATCACCATAACTCGTGCATATATAAACGTCATAACTGTTAGGCATAGGACGTTTTGTATGCCTGCAATCAGAAAAAAGCTGAATATGCAAAAAAGCTCATTGAGAACACATTCCCAATGAGCTTTTGTATATTATTTGTTTACATTTGCACTTTTAGCCTTTAGCAATTCAGTTAGCACAAATAAATCTTATGATTTATTCGTCTTTCCTCTTTTTCTACATCAATCGGACAAATTTCCTGAACTGTTGCACCTATTGGAAGTTTCAAGCCCTCAAACTTAATACGTCCTGAAAACAATCCGTTTACTGTATCACATTGTTCCTCTGTAGCCGTAAAGTTTTCTGGTTTTTCATTAGTGTGCAAATAGGGATTATAGCCACCAAGTTTCCATTCCCAACTACGAAAAATTACATTGCCATTTTTTCGTATAGCTATATTCAAGGTCAATGGAACACCGATGAATGGTCTAATAAAACAGATTAGATCGCCACGCTCATAACCCTCAGTAAATGATCTATCAAGATCAATAATATATTGTCCTCCCTCAAACTCTTCATCTAAAATAGCTATCTTTGCCATAATCAAAACCTCTTTCAAAAAATATTACCTTATCAGTATGACTATATTATAGCATATTTCAAAGCATTTGTCAATAGTTATTTGAGATTTTTTTATTTTTTTGAAGTACCAATTTTGCGACTTCAAGCGGACACATACAGCACATTTCCGACCACTATCACCATTATCTTTTTATACATAATAGACTGTATCGTGATAGGAGTGAGCCGTTTTATAAACCTTATCAGCTCACAAAAAAATCAGCCGACATTATTTTATCGGCTGATTTAATTATTTTCTTTATACGTCAATCTCAACTCCAAGAATTTTGGCGGCTTTTTCGCAAATTTCGGCAGCCTCGCCAACGTCATTCGTTTCACAGTATTCGTCAAGCAAGTCTGCTCTATAACACAAATCTCGTAGAAGATCACCGTCATAAAAATCAAGCTTATTGATTTCGTCCGCAAGTTCCTTGTCACTCAGCCCTGCAATGTAGGTGGGGCTATAATGTTCACCTATGCTGCTATCAAATCTTTCGTTTGTCATACTAATCATTCCTTTCATATTTATCATTTTCCCTTTCATAATACCACATTTCAGTTCGTTTGCCAAGAGTCTTTACGAAACAACGTGGATATATGTATCACATTCCTTGACTTCATCAGAAGTGTAATGTTCTTCACATTGCATATCCTCAAACGCTTCTCTGTCCGAGATACACTCCTGCACATACCATTTCAGCCTTTTTACATCGCACTTGAAATACAAAGTCTCGCCGCAGGCTGTAACCTTGCTACCGTCAATATTCTTCTCTTTTATGCAAAATCTTTTAGGCTCAATTTTCAGCTCTCTTTTAAGCTGAGAAACGCCCTTAAAGAAAAGGCTGTTGCCTGTGCTTTCAAGCTCGTCAATATCGAACACATCAGAAACAACATCATCACCATAGATAGATACGCACTCGCTCACAAAGTAAGCGGTGCAATCGTAAAAGTGACCTCGTGGATATTGGTGTACTTTCTTAATACTTGAAAAATACTCCTCATTCATTTTTGATACGGCTTGCTCCGCCGTATCAAAAACTTCTAAAGGTTTTCCGATATAGTTGTCGCTCTCGATTATATCCAACATTTTCAGAGGCGGTCTTTTTACAAAAATGTTTGCTTTGAAAATACCATACTTACTCATTCTTTGCACCCCTAGCTTTCGTATTTCACAAGTTCATCATTGATGTACTCATAGCTCATACAGCCACAGTCGAAGCGTATGTAGTTATAATCAGAAGAAGCATATAGCGGCTTCCTCAAAATCGTTTCTGATATCCTGAGCTGATTATGTCTGTTTATCTCGTATTTATCAACAGTCGCTATGATTGAAATACGTTCCTTTGCAAAGCCAAACAAGTTGTACAGCAGTTTCTTTGCTTCCTCGTCCGTCATTTCTTCTGCAAAACCGCAGTTCATCAGTTCATTGTACTTCTCATTGCTCAACTGAGTGCCACAGCTTGTTGTTGGCTTCCACTCAAATTCCTTGTCGAGTTCTTCTTTTAGACGTTCAACCTCTTCTTCAAGGAGTTTGACTCTTGACTGAGAAGCTTCAAGCTTTCTTGCAGTATCACAGTAGAGCTTTTGTACGCCGTGTGTTTCAAGCCAATTACGGCAGAACTCGCTCTTGTCTCCGTTAAAATTATAGTATTCCTGCTCGATCCGCTCGTAATCGTCAGCCGTTGGCTCAAAGCCTGTCATTTCAACAAATTCGCTTAGTAACATAGTCAAAACCTCTTTCATAAGCATTAATTATCCTATGTATATATTATAGCATATTATATCGCATTTGTCAATAGATAATTGCAAGTTTAGCAGATTTTTTTGAGCTATATGTGTCACAGCTTCTCAACAGCTATCACAATATTTTCTTTATATATAAAAGGCAATATCGTGATAGCTATTAAGCGTTTTCTAAGGGTGCAAAAAAAGTCAGGGGAAAGAGCGTTTACCCTTTCCCCTGTATCGGTATTACAAGCGGTTGATGTTTTCGTATACGAACAACGTTGCAAAGCAATCGCCTAAACTGTTGTGGGCGGTTTCAGCCCTCTTGCTCCAGTCATAGCCGTAATACTCTGCGGCAGTAGTGAGCTTCTGCCACTTGTAATCATTTCGCTCCTCAGACCATACGCCATAGACAGGTGCAAATAATTTCATCACGTCCACAACTTTGTATTCTGCTTTAAATGTTGCACCGTTGCTTTCGAGAAAGCCAACATCAAAGCCAGTGTTATATCCTATGACTTCATCAGCCGAATGCAAAATATCATTAATTACCGCTATCTTTTCATCAATAGTCGGTGAATTTGCGACCATTTCAGGAGATATGCCGTTGACATTCTCCGCTTCTTTCCATTCGCTGTGTCTTGTTGGTTTAAAATAGCTGTCAAACAGCACGTTTCCGTCCGTATCAATGATTGATACTTGCAGTAGCTCGTCTGTCTTGGCATTAAGACCTGTTGTTTCTGTGTCGATTACAATTTTCTTACTCATAAAAAAGCTCCTTTCAAAGATATTTATATTAGCTTACTTATATATTATATCATATTATAGCGTATTTGTCAATAGTGATGCGTGAATTTTAGCAAAAAAATCTTGTGACATATGTGTCCGCACCGACCACATTCACTACAGGTCTTGAATATACAAATGCCAACACTGTTAGTTGTGAAGCGTTTCCTATATGCCGCAAAGAAAACTGCGGTCACAAGGCGTACACCCTATGACCGCAGTTTTTTCAATACATTTCCTCTGCTATATCTTCTTTAATTATCTTTACCCATACTGGATCATCAAGATCCAGTGAGCATATAGCAGTTAAAATGTTTCTGTTCGTAAGAATACCTTCTTTTCCTTCCCACACTTTTATACGAGCCAATCCCTCACAACGTCTAAGTTCTTCCGTTGTCACATTAAATCTTGCCTTCAAATGCTTTTCTTGCCATAAAAACAAAGAAACGTCATTTACAAATTTCTCAACTATCCAATCTTCCTTTTCTTTTTTCATCGAATGTCCTTTCATTTCAGTTCATATGTTGTCGGTATTATATCATCAATATCTCCGTTTATAAACATCGGTGCTATCCACTTCAAAATAATACGCCGTGTTCCGTCTTTTTTCGAGCCTACCCAGTAATGATGATAATGTCCTCGTCTACTATGAGGACGTTTGCCAACGCTGCTTCCGTGACCTACATTGCTATGTTCAGAAGCAGAGCTGCTTTCACTGGTTTTATTAGCCTTTCGTATCACATTTCCTACTCGATATCCAACGTCCCACTTCCGTATCTCTCTGAAAACGTCTTTTGGCTTTTCCTTGTTGAATGGTTTTGAAATGCTTTTTTGTTCTTCGTTTTCCTGCACATCTTTATTTTCCGCACAAATATATAAAACGAGCTGTATCAAGCTACTCGCCATTATATATTGAACTTCAAATTGCTTATCAGGATCAGAATTATCTGATGTAAAACCAAATTCTTTGACTTGCTTTTGAATTTCTTTGTCATTAAGATTATGCTGAATAGTCTTAACCATATCTCTTACGCCGTCAGATATGCTCCAACCCTCTTTAAGGTGAAGTATGATGTTTTCATTGTGTGAGACTGTTCCGTCAGCATTACGTCTAAGTATCAACATACGCAGTTCCATAACGTGTGTATAATAATCGTCCTCAAACCACACCAAAAAGCCTACGTTTTCGTCCAACTCTATGTATATACAAGGGTACGGCAAGGAATAAAGCACGTCTAAAGGAACTTCTAAATCTTCCGCTTGCTCCATGAGCATTTTCGCCAAGTCTTTGTCAAATTTGTATATTATCTTGTGTTTGCGCCAAGCGTACAGAGCGGCACATTCAGCAGGAAACATTTTGTCTATAGTTGCACGAGGATATTTCGTCATTATCGACAGCGTTGCCGATATCTGCACTTCACAAAGTTTATTCCAAGGCGGCAATCCGTTTTTACCGTTATCATTGTGAAACATATCGCAGGTACTCCACACGTTTGGATATGTTTTGGTAAACCGTTTAAGTTCAGTAAAAGGCAGCGGCTCATTTTCAATGCTTTTCTTTCGTGACATTTTTAACTCTCTCCTTATAATAATCTATGTATATATTATATCATATTTAGTCGAATTTGTCAATGCCTATTGTAATTCTTTTGTGCCATATGTGTCCGCTTTCGACCACTATCGCCATAAACCTTATATACAAACGTCATATCTGATAGGTGTAAAACGTTCTATCACGGTGGGCAAAATAGCAAAAAAAGAGAGTTCCAAAAGGAACTCTCTTACCTTTTATTCGCTGATAAATTCTCTTGCCTGTTCTGCCGTCTTTTTGAGCATTGATTTCAACATCATCTCAATGCCTTTGAGCTGATTTTTCGTTTCTTCTGAAACGTTCAGTGAAAATTTGTTGAATACATAATCAACAGATTTCAGGACAAGCTCGTTATCCCATATCATTGAATTTTCTGTTTCGGTGTTCTTCTCAACTGTGACAGCCTTTTCAACGTCATTTCTTGTTGCGACTGTGATGTTCGGTGTTGCACTTGGAACGTTTTCAGGCTCTTCTGCGGTCGGTTCGTCAAGCTCGGCTGTTGTCTCAGCTTCTTTTCTTGCTCTTATCTCCTCTACTCTTTTCTTTGCTTCGTCATAGCGGTCTGTTTCAGAATAGTTGTTGATAATGTCTTTCTGCTCGTTATCGTCAAGTCTTGCGATAACATTTGCGGCGTTGATAGAAAGCGTTCCCTGCTCAACTTCTGTCTTTACCTCGTCAACGGCGTTGTTATACACGTTCTCCATTTTGCCGACCTGTGCAGAAGAAATGTTCAAAGTCTTTGCAATAAAATCTCTCGTTCTGCCTGATATCTTCATACCCTCTTTTTCAAGGTCAGGCAACAGATTTTTCAGTTCTGTAAAGGCTCTCATAAGGTCACTGCTTGTAAGTCTACGGCTCTGCAAATTCGCCATGTTGAGCTGATACTTGGCATTTGCAACAGAGTTGAACGGCTTTATTTTGCACATAATCTCCTGCATATTGAAGTTGTCAATATGCTCATTTGCGTACATAATAGCTGTTTTACGTCTGTGACCGCTGATAAGAAGATACTGTCCTTCTTTCACGCCGTAATGTTCAGCAACTTCCTTGTTGCAACGTCCGACAACAAGGTTATCGTCAAGACCTCTTTCGGCGATATCGTATGCCAGTTCTTCAATTTCCGTCAGCGGAAAGTGATTGTCTGAGCAGTCGATAATATCATTGATGTTGATTTTCTCAAACTGTTCGTTTGCCGTCTTGATGTTGTTTACCTTGCTTTCAAGTCTGTCGGTATTAAATCTTCCCATTTTCAAAATCTCCTTTTGTATATTAAATTATTTCGTCTGTGAGCTTTTCATAAACTGCGTTTGCACGCTTGAAATACTCGTATACTGTTACGCCATAGCTTGGTGAGTTCTGAATAGCGTTGCTCTCAGGAACGAAATCAAAAACCTTTCCCATTCCCGATGATTTTATTAGTCCTGCAAGCTTTGTGTGAAGTGCATTTTTCTTCTTGTACTTTGTAATGAGTATTCCCTCAATTTTTCCACCGTACTTCTTGACCTCTCCCACAACGGCTTCTAAACCGTTCAGGCTGTATTCTGATAAATCAACAGGAACGATAATGCCGTCCGTCATAGCAAATATAGCTCTGTTAAGTGAGCTTATAGCAGGGGGCAAGTCGATGATGATAAAATCGTATCTTTCATCAAGTACATTCCACGGCTTCATCAGCCTTTCCTCAATGTCCTTTACGTCCGTATTAAGATACTCAACCTTGCCAAACGTCACGCAATCAAGATTTTCATAACGAGTGTTCTTTATAACGTCCTCTACCTCATACTTGCCGTTAAGCACGTTATAAAGGTTTTTGTCCTCGTCCACATCGTCAAGAAAACGTGAGCTATCGCCCTGATTATCAATGTCAATCAGAAGTGTTTTTTTGCTCCTGAGAACAGCGAGATTAAACGCAAGATTAATGCAAGTGGTACTCTTACCAACACCACCTTTTTTGTTGTATGCTACTAAAAACTTTGCCATTTTCAAAACCCCTTTCAAGAAGTATTAATCATCTTATCGGTATGTATACATTATATCATATTATAACGCATTTGTCAATAGTATTTTGCAAATTTCTCAAAAAATTTTTTCTGATTTTGTGCTATATGTAGCACGCCGACCACTATCGCCATATTTCTCTTTGTATATATAAGCAGTATCGTGATAGCTGTTAAGCGTTTTGTATGCGGCAGAGCGCAAAAAAAAGAATAGAACGTGCCACAATGACACGTCCTATTCTTTAAGCAGCTTTAAAGAGCTTGCCTGCATATGTCTCTATCTCTATGCGCCTGTCAATTGAAAAGTCCTTGCTGTAGTCGGTCAAGGCGTTCACAATTGCAAAGCTGTTCTCGCCCATTTCGTCCGCATAGATTTCTCTCAGTATGCCGAGCTTTTCAATTCCGTCATCTGACATTTTAAGTGCTTTCTTTATTTTTTCAAAGCACTCCTCAACCTCTTTCTTGCTCATTTTCTTTTTAATGTTTCTATCTATGAGTGTAGTCATATACTCCTCTGCCTCGCTCAACAGTCTTGGAAGCGTGTGAAGTCTTTCCGAAAACTTTTCTATCGTACCGCCATAGTGTTTGCAGTATACAAGCGGTGCTTGCGTGTTCATAACCATACCATTAGTACATTGCAAGCGGTACATCATAAAGGTTATTTTCAACGCTCCCTGTCCTACCTCTGAATTGTCTATCATTATGCCAGAAAACAAATCGCCGACTTCTTCTACATTGAGTTTCTTTTTGTTCGTCAATCTCAAATGAAGCCTTTCGGGGGTCAAAATCTGTCCTCTGATATCATAGTTATCAAAATTAACAGACTTGTTTATCGCCGTCAAAATTTGTGAGTTATCATAAAGTGAATATCTTTCCGAAACTATTCCCCTGCTATACTCTGTATTTTCAGAGTAGCATTTTCTGATAATTGCGCCTGCCCTGCTATTATTAAACTCCGTCAGCCATTCGTTTATATTGGTCTGAGCAAGCTTGACGTGCTGTTCATCAATGCACTTGTACATATACTTGACTGGTATGCCGATTTTAGTGCAGAGCTGAGAAAGCGACCAACGTGACATTATGGTTTGCTTTTCTTCGCCCTCTGTTGTGTAGTGCAGTACGAGTTCATCATCTACCCACATATTTTCCGTTCTATCATCACTGCAAAGAAGTGACATTCTTTTCGACTGCTCAATCATTTCTGCGATTGTGCTTATTGCTTTTGCATTAATGATCGTTGCCTGTGGGGTGATTATCTTTGCTGTTGTTCCTGTCATTTTAATCAATCCTTTCGATTAATCATTTTAAAGAAATCTGCATGAGAGCTTCTTTTATTCTTATGTATATATTATATCATATTATAAAGCGTTTGTCAATAGTGTTTTGCAAATTTCTCAGGAAAATATTTGTGCTATAAATATCACTCCCCCGACCACTATCGCTATAAGCCTTATATACAAATGCCATAGCTGCTAGTTGTGAGGCGTTTTATAATTTTCACATCTAGCTGCTGTGCTATATGTGTCACAAAAAAGATATAAGAGGACCGATGTTCAGTCCTCTTATATCTTATCCCTCTTTGAACTTCGGGCAAAATGTAACAGTGTATGTTTCAAGTATACCGTTCGTGCCTGCATACGTCCTATGGCAGCACGTTTCCCAACCCAGTATAGGCTTACGGCGTATTGACCAATCACACCCTGTAATGTAACCACCTGTTTCCCTGTTGATCTTTGGAACGGCGTGTTTGCAATTCCAACACAACGTTGCAATACTATTTTGCATTTTTACCTCCTATTCTGACATTCTCAAACAGTATGAGCCGATAACATTCACATACTCAGCACCATACTTTTCACAAAGCTTAGCATAATCTCCGCAAGGGGAAATCTCTACGATATCGTCACTTATGTTTTTCAAAAATTTGCACATATCTTTATCGGACTTAATTGCCTTGTGAAAATCTTTGAAAAACGAGAGAACTTCTTCCTTACTCATATCCATAGTTGACACATATGTCACATATTCGCCATTGCTATCCACTATTTTTATTCTGCCCTGCTCTGATACATCAAGCATTGCTATCGGCTTCATCACGCACTCCACCTACTTACCTGTTCATCATAAAATGTTGTAACGTCCATAACAAGCATTTCTCCGCCGTTGTACTCTTTCATCACGTCTCTTGCTTCCTCTACGGCTTTTTGCAAATCTGCGGTTGTTTCAACCACTTTTCCGTAAATGAGATTTTGAGTATAGTTCTTATCTCTTTTGTACTCTATCACTTCTAACCTCAGATTGTTGCCTGAAATTGAAAAGTCCTCTGCCGTATAAGCCTGTTTAAAGCCGTTTCTTATAAAAGCTCTCATATTTTTCTTGAACAGAAATCTGCTATTGAACAGAAAGAACTCGTGTTCAACGTCAGGAATAGCCTTGCAGAACGCTTCCTCTGTCACGCACGCATCGTACTTATCGTCAGGCGATTTTACATAGTGCAACGTTCCCCAGTTTCTCACACGTCTTTCATATGGTCTGCCATTACGGTCATAGCAAAGCTCCGTCAGGTTATTGCAACCCATAAGCACCATAGGTATACATTCCTTTTCATTAACTCTTACAAACGCTCTCTGAAATACGATATCATAGCTCATAACTTTAACTCTCCTTTAATCTACATTACATTGCACTTTCCACATAGTATTCTGCTTCTTCTTCCCAGTCTGTTTCATCATAAAGGGTTTCAGGGTGCTGCCAATCCACGCACTCATACAACGCAGAAGCCTGCCATTTGATATTTCCGCAGATTTCCATAAAATCAGTTTTCGTATAAATATCAACATCTTCAAGCAAGCCCTCGTCATTGACCTCAGCATAATACTCAGGTATGTAACAGACTTCATCGTCTTTCAGCTCTTCAAAGCTCTTATCAGACTTATAGATGTAGCCTTGTTCGCTGTAGAAAAAACCTATCTGCTCTTGAAAGTCAACTTTTTTCATGCCTCTCTCAATCATAGCAAAAATTTTCTCTTTGGTAAGATATTCTTTCTCTTCCATACTCAACGCTCCTTTAAGTTCAAGTTATCTTATACATATATTATATCATATTATATTACATTTGTCAATAGATAAATGAATATTTTTTCTCAACTCTGAATTTCCGACCACTATCACCATACGGCTTGCATATATAAAAGCTGTATCGTGATAGACGTGAGACGTTTTGTATGCCCCTCTGCGCCATATGTAGCTCACAAAAAAAGAGAGCCGAAATGTCAGCTCTCTTACATTCTAATCTATCCAATCCACATTCGGAAGTCCTGTATATCCCTTTTCCCAAATAAACCACGCATAGCACACCGCCGAACTTTCTTTGCCAAACACACCGTTTTTACCGCAGTTCATTCGATTTGTAAAAACATAGATTTTCTTAGGTGGATATTTTTTGAACAGTTCTCGCCTTTTTTTGCTCTCCAAAAACTGAATTTTTAAGAACATAGCAACCTTAACACTATCCATTGAAATATCCAAGGCGTGTTCAACAAACTCGCTTGCATACTTGTATGGTGGGTTTGTAATGATATCAGGTGACATTTTATCCTTCTCGGCTTTGAAGAAGTCAAGCTCTTCTATGCTCCTGTTTCCTCGACTTGTTATGTCAGAATTTCTTACCTTATATCCGTGAGCAGTCAACACATTAGAGATATGCAGACCGCCTGCGGCGCACTCCCACACATAATGGTTGAAATGTTCTTTTTCCAATAGCTTTTCAACCGCTATCGGGTCGGTAGCATAGTAATCATCAGCCTGCCTCTCGGTCTTTGAATGATTACTTGCGGCAAGCGTGGAAAATATGGACGTTTGATTTCCAGTCCAGTCAAATGCTGTTGCTGTTGGCATAAAACCACTCCTCACTAAAATTAATTACGAATTATCTTATAAATATATTATATCATATTATATGCGTTTTGTCAATAGCAAAATGAGAATTTATATTATGGGTCTGCCCCGACCACATTCACCATAAGCCGTATATTTGCAAATGTTATAGTAGTTAGGCGTGAGGCGTTTGACACTCGGAAAGGAACAATTGTGACACATATAGCACGAATGGCGGCACTGATTTCTCAGCACCGCCATTCGTAAGCATTTTGGGTTATTTTTAGATGTTCGTCAAGGCTTTTGTAATTTCTTCAACTGTTACCTTTCGTTCCATATTTTCTGTTAGGTCAACATATCTGTCATCTTTTCCGAAATATAACTCGCAAAGTTCGTGCGTGATAAAAGAAACATACAGGTCGTTTATCTCTTTGTCATAAACTATTTTTATAAACATACCGAACGGTTCTCCATATTTCTTTATATTTTCGTTCCGCCAATATACTTCCTGATTAAAATCTTTAACTGCAATTTCGATTTTCTCCATGCTGATTTTTGATACGTCCATATTATTTCTCCTTTACTTTGAATAGCTTCTCAACTCTGCTTCGATGATACATAATATCACAACGAACGGTCAAAAGCTCTTTGCCATTCTTCTTCGCTTCTCTTCGTCTTAATGAGAACAACACTTCCCTTTCGGTGTTTTAAATCTGCACCACAAAAAGGACACGTTTCTATAAAATGACCCTGAACGCATTGCGGTTTACTCAACACCCAGTATTCATTATCTCCAAAGCTCGCTATCGTATTGCACCATATTTTATATCCCGTTGGCTTTTCTTTACAACGATGCTCAATTCCACTAAACACTGTGAAAAAATAATTATTTACAATGATTTTTGCACTCTTTCTGCGAATATCATTTTCTGCTATCCACGTTATATTTTTATAACGGTGATATAAAAGATAAGCATTATACGTCCTTTTTAAGTTTTCTCTTTTACGTTCGATTTCTTTTTTCCTTAATTCTTCACGCTGTTTCTTTGTCATTCTGCTCATGTTTTTCGCCCCTATCCACAAAGTTTCAAAAGTTCATTATTCTCAATAAGATACTGTTCTGAATGTTCATACACCTCTTCATATGCCTGTTCTCCCTCAAATTCATCAATGACGGCTTTTTCATCATCGGTCATTTCATTGTACGCCTTCTTACCGTAATGTGGCGGCAACCAGTTTTTCTGTCTGCCTGCGTAAATGTTGAATTTTTTCAGAAGTTTTTCGTCAGTAAACTCAATATGACAAGTTCCTTTTTTGTAGAATGAAACATTGAAATATTTCAGCTCAATATTTCGACTTTCTCCCATGTTTTCAGCCACTTTGAGTATCGAAGAAAGATCGTGATAATTAATGCGGTCGCTGCCGTCAAGATACTCAAAGACCCTTTCGATATCTTTGAGCTTTTCTTCCACTCTGTAATAAGAAAATCTCTTAAAAATATCATTCCACGCCGAAAGCGGTATGATAACCTTTTTGTTTACATAGTGTGCCTTGTTATGCGCCCAACCGTTATAGTAGTGAATGTTGTTGGCACATTCAGAATACCACGAATGTTTCGTACTAAACTCTTCAAAGCACTGCAAGATGTTGTCCTCGAGAGCAGAAAGCAAATGTCTTGATAGCTCTATTCTCATTTGGAGAACATTGAAAAGGTTAAAATCATAGTATTTCATTTCAGAAAGTTTTGACATAAAGTCTTGTCTAAGCTTGCTTGTGAACAGCTTCATAAACTCGTCAGAATGGAACAAAGCGTTCCAATACTTATATCTCATTGAATAAATGAAACGGTTAATCATTTCACCATAATTCTCTTTATATGAATGTTCATCGACTTCAAGCTTTATGATATCTCTTTGATAAGAGTCCTTTTTAAAACTGCTTGAAAATCTAGGTTTTAAAGCGAAGTATTCGGTTATAAGTTTCTTGCCTGCGGCAACTTCAAGATTGTATGAGTCAATGAGATTTTGAAAGTAATTACCGCTTGCAACGTCAGTTGGCTCAAAGTTTCTGTCCTCTTGCTCCAGTTCTGAACGTTCAAGATTTTTCAGAATATCACTTTTATATACACAAGGCACTTTAACTTTAATCATTGCGACCTCAACGTTTGTTGTGCGATCGGCACTTGTAAACTCAGAAGGCAGATAGTTTATCTCAGCGTTATATTCTTCAAGCAACTTCACAAGTTCCTTGCGGCGATTACTGAATGGATTGCGAATAGTTTCAGCATTAACAATAGCGATTACCTCGCCGCCATTCTCCTGCATTTCCAACGCTTTCAAAAGGTGTTTATCACCGTTTGAAAATGGTGGGTTCATAATGATAAGGTCATAGTGCTTATCTGCCTCAAAAGTCAGAAAATCATCATACACAAGCTTATATCCCTTGCCTTTTAAAATCTTCTGAAAATCAGGCTCTATCTCCACTACGTCAATGTCTATTTTCTCGCCACGATATGATTGTTTACTTCTTTCCAACAAGCCCTCAACGATAGCTCCGTTTCCTGCGCTTGGCTCTAATACGGTTTTCACGGTATTAAAATCTATTCCGTCAAGCATTTTATCAATGAGAGTTTTCGGTGTCGGATAAAATTCAACTAATGCGTTGCCCATAATCAGCACTCCTTTAATAAAGTAGGTTATCTTATATATATATTATATCATATTATAACACTTTTGTCAATAGTAAATATAAAATTTTAAACAACAAATGAGCCTCATGCCCGACCACCTTCATCATATTTCTTTATATAAAAACGCTGTATCGTGATAGCTATGCAGCGTTTTATAGGCTTCGGCGCAAAAAGAAAGAGCAAGTTCAAAACTTGCTCAAAAGTGGACACAAATGTCACATTTTTATATAGCACCACGATTGCGGAGCTTTTTTCAAATAGGTTTCAAGCGGCAATACTGGAACATATTTTTTTAAGCAAGAAATATGCCAAGCATATTTTCCGCCATACGTTTCCAACTGTTCTTCGGTGAGGCAGGAGTTCTCGATTATCTCAGCCTTGTTGCCTGCATCAATATTAAATATCTTATCGCAAACAAACTCAGCTACCACCTTGCCCTTGTAAAGCTCATTTGACTTAGCGTCCTTCGTGCAATAAATAAGGCATTTAAAAGGCGTGTTCAGTTTTGGCTTTGTCCGTCTAACTTCTGCCGTTTTCTGCCCTGTCATTATTTTTCTGCACCACTCAGGCTTGATACTTATTATAATCTCATTCATCTTTTTCCCTGCCATTAAAAATCAGTAAATCATTGTACACAGCACGTTTATCGGAATATTCGCTTGACTTCAATTTCTTTGTGCCGAATATTCCCTCAAAGGCATTGATATAATCATCGCCCAATTGATGTATCTGCTCGTCCACATCGTCAAGCTTTCTTATCGTTTCTTCGTCTGAACTTGCCTCTTTCAAAAAAGACATATCCATACTCAGGATATACCTCGTTTTGGTTTCGTCTATCTGTTTTTCATAAGATGTATTATCGGCAAGAACATAGCAAAGGCGATGCTTTTCATATTCAAGAGTTTTTAATTTGTAATATAGGCTGTCGCACATGGCTATTTGTATGCCGTTTACTATAAGTAACGAAAGAAGTGCAGATACGCATATGCAAATGATTACTTGTATCACTACTTTTTTCTTCTCCATTTATTTTTCCTCTTGTTGGCTCATATCCACATCTAAGTATCTTCTCACATAAACAGAGTTACGGTTTTTATAATCGTCACTCTCACTCAATACACGAACGTCCTTTTTCTCTAAAAGGCGCACAAATTTCTCAACCTCTTTCGGCTCTCCCTCTACTCTTATTTTTATCACTTACATCATAGCTCCTTCAAACTCTGCTTGCCACTGTTCATCGGAAGTATTTGCTTTAAGCACAACTATTGTGCCTTTATGATCGTTCAGGTTAAGACCGCAATAAGGGCAGCAGCTTATATTCTGCACAACACCGTCCTCGTCTATCTCAGCCCATTGCTCCTGCTTATCAGAAGTCAGGATAACGTTATCCTTGTCCGTTTGTTCACAACGGTGGAACACCTTCTGAAAAACAAGTTTACCATATGTGCCAAGGTCAACGATTTTCTTTCGGCGTGGATCAGTATCAGGGATAGCAGTTACATCATCAAGAGAGTTGTAAATATTAAAAGCCTCATACAAAGACTCTATATTTTTCTTCTGACTTTCCTTTTTACTTTTTTTAAAATCATCAAAGAAATCTGCAATTGCCTGTAATAGTATTTTGCTTCTTGCCACACCTACCTGCTTTGCCAACAAGTCAGCTCTTTCAAATAGGTCATTTGGAATATATACTCCAAAGGTTTCTGTACGCATATCGTCGCCCTCATTATTTCTTCTGAGGGTTTCACTAGATATGTTCACATTTTTTGCTGATAATAGCTTTTTCAATGCCTCTTCCACAACGATCGAGGGCGTTTTGCCAACAGATAAGACATAGGAACTTATCTCATTAAACATCTTCTTCGATGTTCTCATTGTAATCAACTTCATACTTTCCACGTTTACCTCCACCCTAAATGGTTTAAAATCTGCTTATGTTATTTACCTTCTTTTTATTTGCTATGTATAGATTATATCATAATATATGTATTTTGTCAAGTGAATACATTTATTTCTATAATGAAGTGCAATTGTGACACATATAGCACACACGAAAAAAAGACTCACATTTCTGCAAGTCTTTTTCCCGATAAGATAACTCATACTTATTTAAGCAAGAGTGGTTTTGATTGTATATATTATATCATATATTACGCATAATGTCAACACTTTTCTAAAAAAATAGACGTTGCAAGATTTTCTCTCAACGTCTATCTTTCATATGGTTTTATATGTTTAAGGAGTATAAGTGTATCGTTATTTCAATAATACATTCAGTACAAAAAATGAAAACTGATTTGTAGTCTGCGTAAATCTCACTTCTAAAATGTTTACAGTTTATTCACAATAAACTCTCCTTTTTTATAAATTAAAACGATTATATCAACAGGCTATGTAACTTTACAATAGAACAAAATATATTATAGGGCGTTAATCATCAGGACTATTGATTTTTTCTTAGCGGAAATTATCACAATGATAAATGATTTGTTCTCCCACACGTTTTCAATTTATATTTTTAAGGGAATTTTATGGTCAAATTTTATTTAAGGAGCGTGATGCTATGAATATCATATACACAATACTAGGTATTATGTTGATCCTTGCTTTTACAGAGTTTGTGAAAAACATAAAAAAATAGCCGCCCAAGCGCCCAAACTTACGACTATTTTTAGTACATCGAGGACAACCCATTTATCCGATGTTTCCCTCTTTTTATCAGTATACCACTTCATGAAAGAAAAATCAATAGAATAATGAAAAAAAGCTCAGAAAAACATCTGAGCTTTTTCATTATATATTCTTTGTATATCGACAAGTCGGAAAGTTGCTACAGCCCCAAAATGCGCCATGCTTTCCATACCGCTTAACAAGCGTTCCACCACAATAAGGACAGGATTGTGGCTCTTGCGCTTGCTGAGACGGCTGTGCTTGCGTATACGCCGCCGAAACGAATGAGCGTATGTTGTTACCACCTATAAACTGCGTAAGCTCTGAGCGGTCATACAGCTCGACTCCTGACGTTTCCGCAAGCTGTTCAGCACTGTTACTGAAATAGTTATTGGTGAATACAATAGCTCTCTGTGCGTTGTAATAAGACCTTGCGCCTATCACTTCTTGTATAGCCTTTATTCCTACGGTGCTTCCGTACCGCTTTGCCTGAACGACAATGGTTTCACCATATCCATTCTTTAATACTAAATCTGCGCCATAATCGTGTGACTTAGGCGTGAGCTGTGCCTTATACCCTTGCTCCTGAAAATGATACTTCAAAAGCTCTTCAAATTCTTCTCCTGACATTTGGTCTATATCAGCCATACCGCTTGTAAGATATCGTTCTTTTTTCTTATTCTGCTTGTAGACCTTAATGATAAGTGGTACGCCCACACCAACTATAAGCATCATAATCAGCGTTGCCACAAGGTTTCCTTTTGTAACAAATAAGGTTATGATCGCCGTTGCTGTTGCAAGAAGCTCACCAAGACTTTCTTCTTGCTTGCGTTTGCTTCTTTTCCTGTATCTCCTAGCCATTGTATATACCCCTCTTTTAATCAAATCTTCGTTTCAAGCATATTCTCCGCCGTTGCCATTGCAATTGTATATTCGCTTGCCTTTTTCATGTTCATATGAAACTCGATCTTTATGACCTTTCTTCCTTTTGATATTGGCTCATAGCTGACATTCAGAGCTGTTAAATTATTAATTTCATTGATTGCAACATCAAGCACCTTGCGCCGAAAATCAGGAAAGCGGTTATAGCTTGAAATATTCTCAACCATAAGCTTCTTCTTTAAATCATCAAGTTCAAAGACCTTTTTCTTCAAGCCTGCATAAGATTTTAACAACTCATAAATTCTGATGCTGTATGCAGATTTCATCGCAAGAATATCCAAAAGCTGATACTGTGTAAACTGCTGCTTTAAGCCAAACAAATAAGGTACTAAATCTTCGTCTACCTTTATGTAAACTGTTCCCTTCTGCTTATTCGTCCTCACCTTTGCAAGCCAACGCACGAGAATTTCTTCGTCACCCTGTTTAAGCCACATCGACTTGTCGCTCAAATTTTGAAGGATAGCCTTTACATCACTGTAATTTTTTCCGCTTCCGTAATTAAGTCCACATATCTGACAATACTTTCGTATGTTAAAAGTGTATACAAGCTGAAACTGCTCTCCTTCCTCTATCGGCTTAATCATACTGCAAATGTATGCTATCGTTTTTTGCTCAGCAATGCTAAGTTTGTATCTGGACTTCTGTATGATCGAATTTGCTTTTACAACAGAATAGCCTCGACTATCCATTACCTCTGCTTCTTGTTCCGTCATAGCCTCACCCCCTAAAATCTTTTGATATACATATATTATAGCATTTATTGTGACTGTTGTCAAGCATTGTCACCATAAAACTTACCATGTGAAAATCGTCTCGAAAATCGCACTTGAGGTCACAATAAAAAGCTTATATCTCACTATGATAACAGCTTAACGAAACGATATTGCGCCTTAAAAGACAGTCGCACCACAGGTCACAATAGAGCGCACCGCAGGTCACAATAGTTCGCACTACAAGTCACAAATAGTCGCACTTGAAGTCACAGTAAAAGTTATATAAGTACGCATTTACGCTATTTTTAAGCTTCTAAAATATTTAAAATACTGAAAAAATATAAGAAAGTATATAGCAATGATATTGCGAAAGTTCATCAAGCACTCAAAGAAAAAAAGCCCCGAAGTAAGCATTTCGAGGCTTTCATTATAAATCTTAATTATCACTTGTATATCTCAGTTTAACAATATACCCATTCTCTGTTTTTTCAACTATTTGAAGCTGCCTTCCATTAGCCATAAAGATAAGACCACCATAGCCTTTGACCTTTTTCTTTGCGCCGCTTTTCAGTACAACTTGTACACGCTCGTACTTTTCTGCATAGGCTTTCGTAAGGTCAACAGAACGCTTGCATTTTCTCGAAAAAAGTCTGTTGCCTTTCATATCATATACCACTATGGAATTGATATTCACAAAGCCTAAGCAGACGATAATCGCTACAAAACCAGTTGTACCGCCTATCTCAACAGCCACAGGCACTTTTGATATTTTCGCCGATTTTGCTTTTTCCATTACCGATGAGGTTTCTTCAACCTCGCTTTCTACCATGACAGTTGTTGTTGTGGTTGTGGTCTGAGTTATCTGCGCTCCCCTCTGATACACGCCTGTTGCCTGTATCGTGTATACTGGCTTTCCCTCAGACGATATCTCGTACTCGTATACGCCGTGTCCGATCCATGTTGCTCCGCCTGTTATCGTTACCCAGTCGGCATAATGCGCCGTGTATGTGCTTGTCAGTCTCTTGCCGTATGCTACTGCTTTTCGTGTGTCATTTGATTTATTGACCTCGCCTGCCCACTTAACAGAGGTTATCTTGTATTTCGACTTATCCAAACCGAGAAATTCAAGTACAAGGTCTCCCCTGCCGTCAAGCGGACAATTTTTATCATCATGATTAAGGCGAACACCGTTAAAATCATAGTAAGAAGCTGAATATGAGGAAAATTCGATAGGAAAGCTCACATCATCGCTCCATTCTTCCTCAGTCTTATCAACGCTCTGCAAAGAAAGCTGCACTCGCTGCGTACCACCTGTGTAATCATTATTTACGTCAAAATAGTCCTTGTTGGGAAATATCGGCTCACTCGTTTGGTGTGGAAAAGAAGTCGAGCCTTCCGCATATATCTGTTTCTCCTCGATACTGGACTGAGTATAATAGGTATTCACGAGCTTTGCCGTATACTTCTTGCCACCCCACTCAGTTTCTATGGTATCATCAAAATCATACGACTTTTCTGACAGGTCGCTTGTCACAACTTCCTGCTGTTTTGTCTGAACTTTCGCATTATCATCAGTTTTTATGATTGATGTTGTATTTGAAATAAGGTGATACTCATAACCGTTCTGTGTAAAACCTTCCTCAAAATCATACAACTCATTTTTGTCAGTAGATGTAAACTGTTCAGATTTTATAATATTCATTTCCGCTTTTGCCGTGGCAGAAACCGCAAGCGGAGTGGCACCCATAAGCATAAGTGCCGCTAGGAAACTCAATAATCGTTTCATCATAATCCCCCTTATCTTATGTAAATATTATATCATAAATAATGGTATAAGTCAATAGCAAAGGCATAATTATTTGATTTTTTATATAAAATAGAGTATAATTGTGACACATATAGTACAAATGAAACGTGACATATATGTCCGCAAAAAAAAGAGCCTACCAAAAATGATAGGCTCTAAAAATGATATGACTTACTTAGTCTGCTTTTTTCTCTTTGAGGCAGCTATAGCAGTTGCTACACACAATGTCATTGCCAGTGCAAAAGGAGCGGCATTTCTGCTAGTTCCTGTACTTGCGTTTGGAGTGTCCTGCGTTGTGACCTGTCTATTTGGTGTCTCAGGGGTCTGTGATACTGTTACACCGCCGCCGTACTCGTTCTTCTGAGTTGTTGTAAATACTTGTCCGTCCTCAGTAAACTCAAACGTATAAGTCTTTTCGTCAAGTACATAATTTTCAGGTGCTTTCGTTTCCTTATAGCTGTACTTACCAAGTGGCAATTCACAAGTCAGATATCCGTCTGAATTTGTTGTACCCTTAAATACAGACTTTCCGCTTTCATCGAATATCTCATACTCTGCGCCTGCAAGCTTATTTCCTGATACTGAGTCAACCTTATACAGCTCAAACTTACCTTTCATCTTAGTATTCTCTACACTGAGATTGACCTCGTGATATTCGATCGAGCTGTCATAATCACTAATGAATGTCTTTTCCCAGTTGCTCTCCCTATATCCCTGCGGAGCTTTTGTCTCTCTTACAACGTACTCTCTGCCTGCATACATTGTAATTTTGTCTCTTGTTGATGCGTTACCGTCCTCGCCTGTTGTTACCTTGCCAAGCTCATTGCCGTCCTTATCATAAACAGTGAACTCAGCTCCTGCAAGAGCCTTTTTCGTTTCACCATCAGTCTTGTATATATTCAATACAAGTTCCTGCAACTTGTTCGTCATTTCTGCCTTAAAGATGCCGTCCTCGCCGATTGTGAACGCATACGGTGTTGGGTCAAGGTAATAACCCTTTGGAGCATCAAACTCTCTGTAATAGTATTTGCCGACTGGTAATCTCTTAAAGGTTACTTCGCCCTTTTCGTCTGTCCTGCCCTGTACGATAACATTCTTGTCCTCGTCAAGAATTTCTATTCCGCAGTCAGGAATGAGTTCGCCTGTTGAGAAGTCTGTTTTTGTTATCGTTACTTCTGTTGGAGCATTTTCAACGCTGATATTGACCTCATGGTATTCAATAGAGCAGTTATAATCACTGCTGAATTTCTGCTCAAAATTACTTGCCTTATATCCCTGCGGAGCTTTTGTCTCTCTTACAACGTACTCTCTGCCTGCATACATTGTAATTTTGTCTCTTGTTGATGCGTTACCGTCCTCGCCTGTTGTTACCTTGCCAAGCTCATTGCCGTCCTTATCATAAACAGTGAACTCAGCTCCTGCAAGAGCCTTTTTCGTTTCACCATCAGTCTTGTATATATTCAATACAAGTTCCTGCAACTTGTTCGTCATTTCTGCCTTAAAGATGCCGTCCTCGCCGATTGTGAACGCATACGGTGTTGGGTCAAGGTAATAACCCTTTGGAGCATCAAACTCTCTGTAATAGTATTTGCCGACTGGTAATCTCTTAAAGGTTACTTCGCCCTTATCATCTGTTCTGCCTTGAACAAGGACGTTCTTGCTCTCGTCAAGTATCTCTATTCCGCAATTTGGAATAAGTTCGCCAGTTGAGAAGTCCTTCTTTGTAATTGTTACTTCCGTTGGAGCGTTTTCAACAGAGGTTTGAGCCTCTACATACTCGATCTGATTGTCATAATCAAGAGAAATTTCCTTTGATCCTGAAAGAATATATCCTTCAGGAGCTTTCACTTCGTCAAGGTTGTACTTAAAACCAGTATAAAGGCTTGAAGTGTCTGCGCTTCCGTCCTCGCCTGTTGTGATTGTTTCAATTACTGCGCCCTTATCATAAAGCTTAACACCGTGAACGATGATATCCTCGCTTGCTACAACGTTGAATACTGCGCCTGCAAGCTTCTTCTCGTTATCGTCCTTATCGACCTTATATACTCTGATTTTGCCCTGCTGTCTATCGTCACCGATCACCGCAGTAGTCTCAGAATTTACAACGGTCTGATTATATGGCATTGTGACTATTCTATCTTCTGCCTTGTTGTAGCCAAAAGGAGCTTTAAGCTCTTTGATTGTAAAGCTGTGTGCGACTGGATAACGCTTAACTGTTTCTGCGCTTCCGTCATCGCCTGTAATTACAGTTTCAATGAGGTCGCCTGTGACATATGTGTCATACTTGCTTTCTTCATCGTTCCAAATCTTTATATCATCATTTGCGTAGATACCAAACTCTGCGCCTGAGAGAGCGTATTCGTTGTTATCATTATCTACCTTAATGACCTTTATCGTTCCCTGCTGCCAATCGTTTGTAACATCAAATGATACCTTCTGATACTGAATTGAAGTGTCAGGGTTAATGTCAACGGTAAATGTCTGCTCCCAGTTCGTTGCAACATAGTTCGTAGGAACTGCTGTTTCCTTTATCTTGTACTCAATGCCCTCATAGAGCTTTGCGTTTACGCCGCTTTCATCACTTGCGGACTGTGTTGTTGCATAGCCGTTTTCATCAGTGATTATCTTGCAGATTTCGTCTCCTGCGTTCAGGTTATAATCAGGATAGTCCTTATTAGCTGTGATAGTGAACTCTGCGCCTGCGACCTTCTCGTCATAATTATTCTTCTTGTTGACTTCAACTATAACGTGATGCTGTGTATTTCCGATTGACAGGTCACGGAAAGAATATCCAATGTCCTTATCAAAATCGTCACTTGTGAATGTTACTGTTGTTGTGTTTTCCTCAAAGTAGTAGCCTGCGGCTGTACCTGTTTCTTTCAGCTCGTATGTACCAAGTGGGAACTCTGCAAAATCAGCTTCGCCCTTTTCATTCGTTTTCAGAACGATAGGGTTATTATGATTGTATGTAATGCCGTCAATCTCAAAATCGCCTATGCTTTCATCAGGTGTGAGAGTGAATGTTACGTCTTTAAGTCTTGCCTTAAACTCTTCGCTTACTGCGTAACCGTTGTCAGCATTTATCTCACTATCTATCTTATTTATGTGAATTTTACCCTTCATAGGAGTTTCGATTGATGTGACTGTTTTCTGATGTGGAATTTTGGCATTGGCAACGCCCTCATGCGCTCCGTCAAGCTCAACGTCATATTCCTTAGTGTCTAGCATATATCCTTCAGGAGCTTTTGTTTCCTTGACATAATACTTGCCGCATCTAACAACGTCAAAATGATCGTCACCGCTTGTCGTAGTTGTTATCGTCTGAATTTCATCGCCTGCCGAATGGATTTTTGTGCCAAAAACATTTGTGATATCTTCTCTTGCATAGAGTGAATACTCTGCGCCTGCAACGTACTCGTTTGTCTCAGAGTCAAGCTTTTTAAGGTTTATTTGCAAAGAAATTTCCTTATTTTTTAGCTTTACATCTTTGTCAGGGAAAAGGGATACCTTATCAGAACCTGTGAGACCAACGCCATAGCCTGACTGAACTTCTGTAAGTGTTACTGGGTTTTTCTGCTTTGTAACTTCAACTATTCCAGTGTTGCCTGTTGCAGCAGGGAATATCATTACAATATCGCCATAGCAGCTTGAAGTACCTACTGTAAGTTTTTCAGCTTCCTCGATATTTTCTGTAAGGCAAGCGTTTTCTCCTCTGTCTGTGATGTTGCCGCTATAAAGGTAAACACCGCTTGATATTAAACGAGAATTTTTGAAGTAAACTGTTTTACCATTGTCAAGCTTCACGCTTGCAATGAATTTTGTATTGTTATAAATATCTGTAAGACCGTAAGAATTTGTATTGCCGTTTACGTCCTGAATTACCTTTGTCATTGAAAGGCTTTCACCATTAGTGGTGGTCTGTCTGTTCGTAACGTCAAGCTTTGTAGTCTTATTATAATTAACAACGATCTCGTTGTCTGCTGACAGTTTAAAGCCGTCAGGTACTTTGATTTCGCTCCAGTCATATTTACCTGTTGGAACGTCCTTTACCTTGATGTAGCCGTTGCTGTCGAGCTTGAAAGTTGTACCCTTTGAAGCGTCTGTGGTGTTTGCAGAAGTAAATGTGTAGTTGCCGTTACTGCCGCTTGCTATAACGTAATAATCTTTTCCGCCATAAGTAAATTTAAGCTTGAACTCTACAGCATTTCTCCAAGCATCGGTCATTGTCAAAGACTGACCTTGACCTGTTGTGAACTTCTTGTGGAGTTCGATGTTGCCTGTGTCTGCAATTAACTTAAAGAAAGCGTTTACTGGATCTTCATGATTATAGTAAGATATTTTCATTTGCGTTGCCTTATCGGTTTTCGCAATAAGAAGTAAAGGAGAACATTTATCAATTTTAAAACCTTGCATTGACGTGCTTTTTGTCAGCTTTACAGTTTTATTATTAAAATCTCCTACTTTTGAGGCTGAAATAACAAGGCTATCCATTCTATAATTACTATCGGTGTTCTTTTTTGACATTGTGACTCCCGAAAGTGAACTTAAAGAATACATATCAAGATGATTGTCAAACTTGACCGTATTTTCCCACTTGTTATTTTTAGAATTATACTTAACTTTTATCTTTTGCTCTGAGCCTATAACTTTTGAATTTTTGGTTGTATGGTTTGGAATGACAGAATGGTTGCGAATGTTCGATTTCATTTTCTGCCAAATATCCTTGATGTGGTTTTTATTAAGGTTTGAACCTCTAAGACAATTAAGCATCTTCGTTTCAGAAACGCCAAGCTCACTCTTTGTGGTATCATAATACTTCGCAGAAACAGACCAAACCAACATCTGTGTCGCTATAAGTTCCTCTTCCCAAGAGTAGCCATAATGAGTTTTACCCTTATATCCATACACCGTAGCATATTTGAGCCAATCTTGCTGTGTCTCATTAAAATATTTAGAATAAATTTCGTTATTTGAAATATCCTCAAACGTTTCTTCCATTTGCTTAACGGAGTCATAATGCTTTACGCCCAGTTCAAGGCAATAGCATATTTCTCCACGCTCATTCGTGAAATAGTACCAATAGCCAGTACACCACTTATACTGGAAAGCAGTATCATCATTCTTCTGTGTAGTCGGATCATAAGCTTTTCTAAGACCTGAGTTTGAAAAGTCATAACCGTAGCCATAGATATGATGCTCTGTGGACGATACCTCTGCTGCTTCTACAACTGTGCTTATGCCCTCGCCAAAGCATGAAAAGAACATCAACATAGTCAAGAAAAATGCAGTAACACGTTTCTGTAAATTCATCGTTTTTCGATTTTTCATAAAATCTTCTCCTTTGATAAAAAAAATTAAATTAGAGGTTGTGCATCTATATTAAATATGCAAAAGCATATGATTTTTCACTATAAATTCTTGTCTATAAAAAAAAGTGGATATCACCTAAAAAGTGTGACACAAATGTCCACTTTGTAAGATAATATCCACAATGCAATGGGCGACTGCCTATTGTCAAATGATAAAAAATATCTGTATAATGTATTCTGAGGTATTGTTCAGAAAGGAGCTATAGCGTGTATACGTTTTTACCAAGTTTGCCCAAAGTCGATAAAGAGGAAATTGGGTATATAATACGCACAAAGCGTGAAGAGCTACATATGTCACGAGCGGTACTTTCTGAGCAGGCTCAAATGAGTGAATATTTTCTCGGTGAAGTGGAGCGTGGAGAGAAAATGCCGTCAGTTACATATTTAAGAAATCTTTGCTACGTTCTAGGCATCAGCCTGGACGAACTGCTGTGTTTACCCCCCACAGAAAAAGAACAAAAATGAACATTATTACAAGTACAATTATACACCTGAAATGCACAAAAGTCAACACGTTACTAAGTTTTAGGACGTGTTTTTGTCAAATTCTACATCTTTGGACTTTTTGTACAAGGCGAATTTAGACAATATTTAAAGGCTTTTCAAAAATCGTATAATTATCCCCTATTTATCAAAACAAATGGCTGTAATCTGCTATGCCGTAAGGATCATCTTCAACGCTCATAGTAGGCTTACTGTGCTTAAAGGCGTACTGCTGGAGGTTGTTATATACGCAACTAAACAAATACTCTGATGAACACATCACAGCACTTACAGTTGTATTTTTATTGACCGTATCTATGACATAGCAGATTGAGTCCGTATTGAGGTTTGAAAGCAGAGTGTCTATAATATCGTTGTTGGATATAACAGCGTTCTTGCACTTGATTTGAGGCTGTTGCACAAGATTTTTCACGATATTCTGATATGTGTCGCTCACCTTAATTCCATATTTTTCTGTGATATGTAACCAGTTCACCTTGCGCACAAGAGTTGTGAGCATTTCGTGAGAAATGGTTTTCTTCTCTTCAAAAACAGGCGTATTTACGGTGTTTTCTGAAAGGACCTCTCCTGTTTCTGTATCGACAACATAACCACTTTCAGTTGTTTCTTTTGTGCTTTTAACTACAAAATTCTGCTGTGCAAAGTCAATAAGATGCTTTTGAACTTCCTGAACGTGCTGTGAGCAGTTAGAAACGCTCATAACTCTGCCGTTGACGAGGATAAGACCGTTTTTTGAACAAGAAACACATTTCGTAAAGGTAGTGTCAGGCTTGTCATTGCAGATATACACATATCTCCACGAATTATTGATATTATTGCGTTCACTGCCGATAGGAATACGAAACTGCCATATGTAACCACGTTTTTTCAACTGCTCCATAGCAGTGCGGAAGCTGCGCTTGCTGTTGTGACCCTCTTGCAAAAAGATTTTGCGGACGTGGTTATATGATATATTCCACGGTGTGCCGTCTCTGAGAGTCTGTTTTGCAAACTCGCTTATAATGATATACAGGTGTATCATCGCAGAACTAAAGCCTGACTTCGGGTTAAGAATAATTTCCTTACTAATTTTAGCAAAACCAAACAACGTGTTTTCAGTAGTTTTCATATTAAATATCTCCATATCACTTATATTTTCGGAATTTACACATCAAAAAAAGAGTATAGCCTCGTTGGAAGCCACACTCTCTACCTAAAAACACCTTGTCTTTATTTATATATACAAGATTTATCGTGAAAAAAACTTTACACCTTTTTGGTGCAAAAACCTTGACAAAACTTGCTTTATATGCTATAATGATTAAGACAAGGGAAAAGGACTTGAAAGACGCTTCCCATTCGTACCTCGGTGTTACCAGCACCTTGATACGCTGTCGGACTTGTTCCGATAAGAATATTTTAGCACGAATTGGCTACTTTGTCAATATATTTTTTGCAAAAAAATCGTGCAATTAATAGAACATCACAAAAAAAGAGGGAAAAGAGACACATTTCGTTTGAGATGTGTCTCTTTTCTTTTGTTTTATAAAAAAATCAGGCTTCCTATACAAAGTGTAAAGCACAAAAAGCTGCTTTCACAATATTACTTTTATATATAAAAAAATGCAGAGGTAATTTTCATAATTATTACGATCGTTATTATAGAAAGATAAACATAAATAAATATCTTTGCAACGCAAAGGAATGTATATGCTAGACGTTTTTGCATCAGTATGGAGACTGCATTTTATGCAAAAATGGCGAATGGAAAACTCCATAGCATTGAATATGATAAAATGGATATGTTTAACGTATGAAAGTGCCAGTAAAAAAATATACTGCACAAGGCTCGTTACGTTACTCTTCTTGTACAGTATATAAAAGATTTATTGTGATATGCGCTGTATTCCCTCTAAAATGCGTTACAATCAATTTTGGAACTACCATAGTGTAATTTGTCGTTTAAAATTGCAACGCTGTACAAAGCGTTCTAGTCGCATTGTTGCACAAGTGCAGGATAATTGCCAAAATAGTGTTCAGCAGGGTCGGCTAGGTGTGAGATATTATCAAACACGAACTGCTTGCACTCCATTATTGTTCCCTGAAAGACTTTGCCGAGATTGATATATCCGCTCTCACCGCAGATTTTATACAGCGTGACCGATGAACGATTTGCCGCATAACATTTGCGTGAAAAATCTATCTCAAAGAAGCTGTCACCTGTTTTCTGTGCTAACATTATTATCATTTCCTTCCTTATATGTCTCGTATTCTTCTGTAAGGTCAAGCTCAGTGATCGGCGTGGTGTCACCTATATAGTCACACAGCTTGAAAATATCTTCATTATTGATGATGTATTTGATATTCTGATAGTCCACCAGTTCTATCCCTAGTTCCCTGATTATCTTTCGATAAGTGCGAACGTCAAGAGGCTTTTGCTTTTTGAAGATGTTCAGCAGAGTTCTGAACGTCACAGAGCCGTTAAGCCTATTGTTAAAAAGTGGATTGTACTTGATAATCAGGCGGTCTTGATATGATTTTGCCTCGGCAGAATTTTTAAAGCCTGTAATGATTTGAACTTTCGTGAAGTCCTCTGTTTTCTGCGCAAGCCCGAATACACCGAGTTCGGTATAACCAACAAAAACCACTTCGGTGTCCTCATAAACAACGTATACCACGATGTTATCCGTGATGTTTACTTTCCGAATACTCATTTTACCACTTCCCTTTCACTATATTTCGAGCTTATAATAAATAAGCGTGTACATTTCGTCTATAAACTCATTTTGTCCTTTTGCCGATATGAGCGGTTTTCTCTCACCATTCTGCATTATTCCTGTCAACACAAATTGCGCCTCACCTGACATTTTAACGTGGAGATACATAACCTTATTGTTTTTTGTAAGCTTATATGTGTCTATCACCTTTTTGGTCTTGTCGCAAGGAATAACATCACGGCTGACCTTTTCCATTTCAAAACCATTGAGCGAAAGAAATTCTTTCAAACGAGTAAGTTTAACCATTTCACCTTTACCTCACTTTATAGGAACATCAATTCCGTTTATATTTACCGATGAAGAGTTCAATCGTATTTCTATACAATTAGTACCATTGTGAACGCCAATGTCGATCAAGTCACTGTAGCCGCCGTCCAACGTTAGCTTAAAGCCATCACCCTCTATTATCGTTTTATCATCACACAGGTTTGCAGTTCTGAAAACATTGCCGCCTGCAAGCTGCTTATACATTTTCGGCAAGCTGCTAAGACGATCCTCAGACACGCCCATATCTTCAAATAGCTTCTCTATACGTCCTTCGTTCATAAAAGGCTGTTCTGTATCGTTTGCAGAAAACGCCATATCCTGCTTTAACTTCTTGTTCATCGACACAAGCATATCGTAATCAATATCTTCTCCTATCACACTCCCGATAAGCTCATTAAATGTCTTTCGCTCATTCTTTGCACTTAAAAAGAATGGGCAGTCAAGAAGCTGTACAATGATCGTTCCATTTGGCTTTGAGGCATTTTTAGAGTAGTACAGAACGCTGTTTACGTCCGTTGTCCTATCTGAGAACGTTGGAAACAGGAAGCCGTGGCTTGCCTTCTGTATCACCTTTTCTGCATCTTCCTTTTTGGAAACAATGCCATTTTTATCATCGTACACAAGCTCGTCAATGTTCATATCTATCGGACACAGAGCCGTTACGATAAACTCATATGTCTGCATATCATTGTTTTTGGTCTTATAGTCATAGGCGCATTGAGCTGAGATTATTGAATAACTGCCTTCAATATACACTTTTTCAGCAATTCTTTCGACTAAAGACCTTGCCTTTTCATCGCTCACAAATCTATCCTTGACTATATCGTACAGAAATGATTGTGCGCCATTCTCTTCATATGCACTTTCGTTAAAGTGATATTCGCTGACCTTTTCGCTTAATTTGCCTTTAAGCACGTTTTTGAGCGTATCGAGTATTATCTCACTATTATCTTCACTCAGAACGCTCCATAACTGCTTTGAAAAATATTTTACAGTCGCAGAGTTATCTACAATGGCAGTAACAACATAGCCAAAATGAAATACACCGTTATCGTCATTGAAATTTTTTCTAATTTCCGACAGCTCTTTTTTATTCAAACAGAACGCCCCCTTCCTTATGTCTATAAATATATTATATCATATTATATTACATTTGTCAATAGCAAGCATGAAAATTTCTATTGATTTTAAAGAATTGTGATATATATGTCCACTCACAATTACCCTTCACTATATATAAAAAAAGGCATCAGAGAAAAACAATGTTCCTCTGATACCTTAAAATCACAACGTAAGAGACTGCATATTCTGTGAAGCCGTCTGTTGCATAGGCTGAATTTTAGCAAACACATCAAACTTCTTCATTGCGTGTTGCAATTCTATTAAATTTTTCTTTTCTACAGTAAGTTGCGCCGTTTTGCCCTCAAAAAAAGAACAGTTGTATGGAACATCATATCCGTCAAACCTACTGCATATCATCAACGCATCTTCCATTTTGCACGCTATCTGCACATATTTCTCAGGGCTATTTGAGTCAAGCTCTAGTTTTCGGTTTATTCCGCTGATATTATTTCTGTTCGTGTTGATAAGGCGTGTAAGAGTGTTACCGTCTTTTCTCTGCACCGTGATCTGACCTTCGCCGTCCTGCCTGATAACGGCACTATACTGCACTTTCCTTTTCTCCAACTCTTTGGAAATAACATAAACCTCTCTTGATGATAAGCGTTTATAGAATGGTTTTCCTTTTTTTATTTCTACAAGAGGTAAGCCCATTTTCATAATTTTATACGTTCTTTTCTCTAATGTATAGGGATTAAAGAAAACATCGTCTCTTCGCTGTAAAGAGGCATAGATTTTATGCAAAGCATTTTTGTATTCCTGTGCTGTATCAAGCGTTTCTAAATATTCATTATAACAGTGATATACAACTTTCTTCTGTTCTTCCAGTGACAGGTCTTTGAACTTTTTAAATTCTAAGTTCAGAAACGCTTTACGAACTTTTTTTACATCACTCCAAAATGGTTTTAACCCTCTATTTGAAAGCTTTATCTTTTCTGTTAATAATGACTGCGACTCCAAAAGTTCTGAGTTATCAAGAGACATATGCTTATTATTTTTCATATATGGCTCTTTTATGTATTTAGGCAAAACAGGAAAAGCATTACTCAATGAAATTGCATTAGGTTGACCGCTACAATTAGTTATAATATAACTTTTGGCACTATTATACCTTTCTTTCTCATACTGGATATAATCTTCATATTTTTTTTCATTAGAAGTAAGAGGTGCTACCCATATAAAATCATCATTAGGTGAATTTAAAACCACAACATAAGGTCTGCCCTTATTCATAATGAAACGCCCTTCATTAATTTCCCTTTTTAAAAGTGGTATATTCTCCACCGAACGTGAAATTCTGTAACAGTTTCCCTCTGTAATCTCAGCCTTTTTCATTATATTTCTCCTTTATCCTTTAAAAAATAGCCTTGCCGAAAGTGGCAAGGCTATAAACGTCTATTTTGTCGGCTGGAAGCCAAAAGGATAGTTGACTTATGTCCGAACTCAGCAGACTCGCTGAAATATATCAGGTCTTTCGACAACTATATTATATCACATTACGGCTTGTTTGTCAACCCTTTTCAAGCATCTTTTCATGCAATTCTGCTCCCACATTTCTTAGCTTTTCAATCTCGTTCTTTTCAGTCTCGAGAATACTTCTAAGCTGTTCATAACGTCTATGACCGATATAATCATCAATGTACAGCTCAATGAGCTTACTAGCTGACATTCTTTTTCTTCTTGCCTCGCTGAACAGAATAGAAAAAGTATCATCGTCCATATCTATACGAGGACGAATTTCTTTTGCTTCAACGTACTTCTTTTCTTCTAATGCTCTTTCCTTGATTTTTTCAATGACTATATCAAATCCTTCTGAAAGTGTTATGCCCTCTTCCTTGCAAAATTCCTTTAGCATATCCCAACTATGCCGATCAATTTTAAAATTTTTTCTCATTCTCAGTTAAACCTCGCACAATACAAAAGTCTACGAAAGAGCTTATGCTCGTTCTATATGTTGCCGCTATGAGCTTTGCAAAATCATAAGTACCCTGAGCTTCGGCATCGCCTACGCAGGAATACTTTGTCCTGACACGTTCGCTGCTTCTCTTATACTCTTCTATATGTTTTCTAAGCTCGTCTACAATATAAGGCGGTAATATCTTAGCATTGCTCACTGTCCGAACTTTACTTATGCAATTTTTGATTGCCTTTGTTTTCGTTAATGGTTGGTTATTAAGCAACTCAACAGCCTTGTTGCTAAGTCTAAATTCCATTATTTTTTCCTCTTTCCGTACACAAAATCTATTCTGTTTGTGGCTCTGTTATATGCAAGCCTACAAGAAAACGTTGTGCCTTTTTTGCTCACAAAACCTTCTATCACATCTGTTTTTCCTTTGGTCATAAGGTCAACAGCATCTGCCTCTGATATTGCCTTCTGCGCTATTATTGTATTAATTCTGAATTTACAGCCCTTATCCTTATTCGTACAGTACCAAGCATACTTGCTCTTGCGAACTAAGCCGCCGCAGAGAGGGCATACATAGCTTTCATCATCATAAAGAAAGCTTATTGTGCGCCTATACTTATCATATGCCAAGCTTGACGAGAACTCAACATCATCATCGTCTCTAAAGCCTGTAATGACTTCTGTTCTGCCTTTTGAGATAAGGTCATAAACATTCTTATCTGTCAGCTTTTTCTTTTTTATATTTAACGGTATAATGAAATCGCACGTTTTATCAAAATTTCCTGTGCAGTACCATGAGTTAAGGCTTTTCTTCATCTGCCTTCCGCATAGCGGGCAGTTGAATTTTCTTTCCTTTTCGGAAACATATTCTTTTATCTGTACGCCTTTTAATATGACAGACCACTCTTTAAGTTTCTTTATCACGTCTGACATATACTTATCAGGTGTTTCCTCTCCATTATGGACTTTATAGAGCCTACGCTCCATATCAGCCACAAGGTCAGGCTTTTTAAGCTCCTGTATCGGAAAGTTATTTATGACGTACTCGCCCATTTCTGTAGGGTATATGGTTTCATTCTTAACCATAATATACCCATTATCCAACAGGTTTTGTATTATTATCGGGCGTGTATCGTTTGTACCGAGCATAACTCGATGTTTGCGACCCCACACCGCTATTTCTTCATTCTCTATATATTTTCCTGCACGTTCCATATAAAGCATAAGCGTACTGTAGTTAAACCTTGCAGGCGGCTTTGATTTTATTTCAGCCACGCCGTAAACGCCTTTGAGAACACTTCCCTTTTGGTACTGTGCAAGATAGCTTGTACGAGGCAATTCTCCGAAAAGACTTTTCCACCCTGCAAGTGTACAAGCTTTATCAGAGGTTATGAACTCATACTCTCCGACTGTTACCGTCATATTGATCTTCGTGTATACTGCATCATCATAGACCAAGCTCAACACCGACCTACAAATCATATCATACACCGCAAGCTCCTGCTCTGTCAATCTTTTTATCTCTGAAAAAATCGGCATTTGTGGAACGATCGCACTGTGAGCTTCATTTTCAAGTTTCTTATCGTTAAAATGTCGGTCGGTAAATTCGCACCAGTTCTCCGATGAAACGGCGCACGATTTATATAGCATATCAAATAACGCCTGATTTATCCTCTTAATTTGCGCCTTATCTGACTCAAACAAAAACTGCATTTCTGTTCGTGGGTACGTTATAAGGTTTTTCATATACAGCGTTTGAAGAATATCCGCCGCCTTTGTTGGCTTGATTTTAAGTTTTTTGCAAATCTCAGACTGCAAAACCGTTGTATTGTATAGCAATGGTTTCTTTTCTGTGACTGTTGTCTGTTCATAGTTTGTGACTGTTGGAACAGAATTATTAAGTGTATTCACAATGCTCTCAGCGGTTTCTTTATCCGAAAAACGCTCACTGAGTACCGCAGGAAGTTTTGCTCTGTCAAAAGTTGCTTTAATCGCAAAGCTACTTTCACTCTTATGTTCCTTGATACTTCTCTCCAAGCCTACCACAGCGGCAAGCGTTGGTGTCTGAACTGTTCCAATGGTTATTTTCTCTCTATTGCCATACGCCTGTGTAGCAAGCACTGTGAGATTTATGCCCCACAGCCAGTTAGTGATATCTTTGCACCTTGCGGCTCTTATTATTGAGGCTCTAGCCTCTATGCTTTGAAGATTTCTCAGGTTAAATGCGCTCCTTATGGAGCTTTCATTAAGGTTATTTATGATTGCTCTGTAGACAGGCAAGCCTCGTCCTAAATTTATATATATGTATGAAAAAATGTTCTCGCCGCTATCGTCATTGTCGGTAGCACATATGATTTTATCCGCCTTGCTCAAAGCTTCGTCAAGGCACTCAATATAGGCAGAAACTATATTATTCTCACTATCTTTCAGCGGTGTATACTTAAATTGGTGAGGAATACACGGAAAAGCTCTACTGCTCCATTTATTGAAGTCACTGCCATAAGCAGCGGCAGGAGCAAGCTCATATAATCTTCCCTTTGCATAGGCAATCATGGTATTGTCACCGTTAAGAATGGTTTCCCAATAATGGATATCTGAATGTGACACATATGGCACTTTCTTTCCTGCACCAAGAGCTTTAGCTATTCTCTTTGCAACGCTCTGTTTTTCAACTATTACTACGGTCAATACTATTCCCTCTTATTTTATCATATGTTTTTCTATTTATCAATGGGCTATCAGCCAATCGTGTTCGTTTTTTACTGCAATGTGCTTTTACGGACTTTAAATCTACAAGAAGGAGAAGTACAGAAATAATACTCCCCTATTGGCGTTGGCTTTAAGGTCAAGCGACCGCCGCAGTATGGGCAAGACTTAACATAGCTAAACTCAATAAGCTCCTGCACGTTCTTCACATCTTCCTTTGTATACTCATACAGTAAATCTTTTCTGTCTTTGTACTTAATATTCTCGTCCATAAGTACGCTTGCTCTGTCACCAACATAGCCATTAGTATACAACATAACACTTTCTGTTTCAAAGTGTTTACGCATATCAAGTATTTCGTCCATTTGGCGTATGGTAATATATTCAGGAGAGCGAAAGCAAGCAAGGAGAAATGTTTTATCGTTATCTTTATCGTGATACAGTGCAAAGTGGCTCATATCTCTGTCCGTGTAAAAGTCCTCTGCTTTGTCGAGACATTCATAAGTATCATCACTATAATACTTATTTATGATAGCAAGTTTGAAGTCTGCATCTGACATAATATCGAGAGCCTTCATACCGCTTGCCTTTTCAGTGTGCTTTCTGAGGCGTATCTCATTCCTACTGAGCCAAAAGCCTGCACCAATAACGGCTGCTTCTAACATTATAAGTCCGACAAAGCCAATGTATTTATATAGAAGAAGTCCTATGAAGAAAGCGACATAGGCGGCGAAGTAAATTTTTGAGGGCTTTCTATTCTTTTTCTGAGCTTTTTTTATCTGTCTTTTTCTTTTTCTAGTCAATCCGATCGGCGGTGTATAATTAAGCATTTCATTCTCTCCCTTAACTCAAAAAGCCCCTATTTATACAAATTAGGGGCTTTGTTCCTTATTTCCTTGTCAGCTCGTTGTAACATTCGTTACATATCTTCACGCCCTTAAAATCGTGAAACTTTTCTCTATGCTCGTTACAAAAGGCGCACGTTTCTTTGTGCTTTTCCAAAATAACCATATCGCCGTCAGTGTATATATCAACGCCAACGCCAGTATCAAGTCCATACACTCTTCTTATCTCTTTCGGTATAACAAGCCTTCCGAGTTCGTCTATTCTTCTGATTATTCCTGTTGATTTCATTTTTTTCCTTTCAAGTGTGGCACATATATCCACTTTTACCTTAATCATTGCTCTTTTTTTCATTCTGTTTGTTTTGGATTTTATCGGCTATAAACAATAAAAAGGTTGCAATAACAACATATGAAAGTACAGCAAGAAAAGGTTTTAAGCTTACGCTTGTGCCTTCATCTGCTCTGCTCATAATTCGCATAAAGTCTTGATATGCACCTGAGATTTGAGGAAGCATAATCATGCCACCAATGATATATAGAATGATAGACGTGATTTGCAGAGCTTTTGCAACGCCTACACGTTTGAAATAATCATAAGCCAACACGCCTCCTGCCGCTATTATGCCGGGAACAAAATAAAGAAAAATTGACATTATTTTCACCTACTTTCTTCTACAAGCTACCTATATTATACACCTAAAAGGTGCAAAAGTCAACACATTTGAGTGAAATTGAATTTCTCTCCTTATAGGTTGTGACATATGTAGCACAAATTTTCAAACGTTAAATTTCCCCTGATTATAGTGCGGATATAAGAAAAGTCGGCAATGCCATTTCGGTCACTGCACAACACATTAGGTATGTATTGTGTATGACTTTGGTGGTGGTTAAGTCAGCTCGTTCATCTTTAACTATTCTATGAAAAGTCTTTTTTATATATGGAACATTTATAAGCAAAATCAAAGCTTTTATCAGAAACCATATTACAAGAACCTTGTTATACTTAACGTGATTATGTTCACAACTGAACGAAAGTATAGCGAGTATTAAGCAAAAGGCAAAGAGCATAAAGATTAACAAATTGAAATTTATGAATGACGTTTTTTCTTTCACTGACGTTCTCCTTTTCTAACAGTTACCTATATTATACACCTAAAAGGTGCAAAAGTCAACACATTTGAGCGAAATTGTGCTATATGTGTCCGCTTTTAATATAGGAAATATGTTGCCCAACAAGGATTGGAATTTACCCTATGACCGTTCGGGCAGTTTTCTATATATATAACATAGTATACATCGTCTCTCTTTTGATACAGGTAATCAAGTTTTCTCTTATATAGGTCAATAGTATCGTTAAGAGTTTCTTGCGTATACGGAATTACATATACTGCATCATAACTTGCCCCTTCGGGTGTACAATCTTCTGCATAATAGTCGAAAAATTCGTCTAAGGTATTGTACATTTCACCATATCCGTCAAAATTTTTATAATTTTCTCTTATATACTCCGCTTTTTCTCTTGAATATGCTGTAAGTTCTGCCTTCATAGCATCAATATCTGCCTGCGTAATTTTATTGCCACTTGGCTTAGACTGCTGTTCTACCTTCTTTGTAGTTGTTGTCTGCCTAGTCTGTTCGGTCTGCTGAGGTTGCTCATAAGAATAGTCATTATCACCATTATCCTCGTTATATGAAGGCTGATTATCCTCGTAGTTATAATTATTGTTATCCTGTGGCGGATAATACGCAATACCACCGTTGCCATTGTTACTATTATTTTGAACTGTGGTAGTTACCTTTTTAGTTGTAGTAGCCTTTGTTGTAGTAGTCTTAGTTGTAGTGGTTGTGGCACTTGTCGTTGTGGTAAATGTAGTCGCATTTTCAAAAGACGGCTTCCACGTTCCCACCGTAGTTGTTGTAACGGTTGCACTTGTAGCCTTTGTTTCAGCCTTAGATGTATCATCAAGCTGACCGCAAGATGTAAGCATTGTCAAAGCCAGTATCGCCGCTGTTATCTTCACCATATTTCTCATATTAATCACTTTCCTCTCTTATTATCATTCAAACTTTCAAAATCTTTTGATATCAACGTTCTTAACGTGTCTCTACACTCCTCAATCTGCCTATACAGAATTGCGTTCTCAGCTCTTAGTTCTTCTATCTTGTCAATCATTTTATGGTTTAATGACATAGATTGTGTCAACAGATCATACATTTCGTGATATGTTTTATTCCTCATTGTTTGCACCTTCCCTTCACATTACGCCTATGCTATTGTCCGCTATTAATAAAGGAAATATGTTGCCCAACAAGGATCGGAATTTACCCTATGACCGTTCGGGCAGTTTTCTATATATACAACATAGTATACATCGTCTCTCTTTTGATACAGGTAATCAAGTTTTCTCTTATATAGGTCAATAGTATCGTTAAGAGTTTCTTGCGTATACGGAATTACATATACTGCATCATAACTTGCCCCTTCGGGTGTACAATCTTCTGCATAATAGTCGAAAAATTCGTCTAAGGTATTGTACATTTCACCATATCCGTCAAAATTTTTATAATTTTCTCTTATATACTCCGCTTTTTCTCTTGAATATGCTGTAAGTTCTGCCTTCATAGCATCAATATCTGCCTGTGAGATTTTGTCGCTTCTGCTTGTAGTGCCTGTCACAACATCACTTTCTTCACCATAATGCTCAACCTTTGCATCGTCAATCTTGACAGCCTGAATTTTAAAGTTATATGAAGTTTCGGCATTAAGATTTTTTACAGTAAACTGAGTGTCTGCGGTTCTGCCTATCTCAGCCCAGTTATCACCATTATCCTTATATATCACATACTCATTACAGCCGATTTTATCCCACGAGAGGGTAACACTGCTTTCGGTAACGGAAGATACATTAAGTCCTTTTGCCTTTTGAGGTGCGGTGGCTGTTGCCACGCCGTCAGACCAATTACCATACTGCTTTGATCCGTCCACGATAGAATAAGCACGAATTTTAAAGCTCTCTCTTGTGGCATTTGGCAGACCTGAAACTACCGCATTTGTTTCTGTTACGTCTGCGACCTCGTTATAAACGCCGTTCTTTCTCATTCCAACTGAATAGCCGTCAGCTCCGCTTACACTGTTCCACGATAAGCTTATCTCGCTGTTATTCAGAGTATTGGACTGTGCGCCTGTTACCTTTCCAACGCTCGTTGTGACAGTAACAACTTTTGAATGTTTACCATAATGGTTATAGTTTTTCTTCTTATCGTCCTTCTTGCAAGCCCTTATTTTAAACTGGTACTCTGTCTGTGGTGTGAGTTTCTTAACGGTATATGACGTTCCTGTGGTCTTACCTATCTCTTCCCACTCACCGCCTATGTACTGGAAAACACGATAGTTTGTACAGCCGATTTTCGTCCACGAAAGCTTTACGCTGTCTGAATTTACAGATGATACTTTCAAGCCCTTGCAAGGCTGTGGGTTTGTGGCTGTATTCCAATTGGAAGAGTATGAGCCGTATACCTTTTTGCCCTTTACCTTCTTATATGCTCTGACCTTGAAATTCTCTCTTGTGGCATTAGGAAGCTTCTTTACGGTGTATGTTGTGCTTTTGGCATCAGCTACCTTATTATACTTTCCATTCTTACGCATATACACGGTATAGCCGCTTGCGCCCTTGACCTTTTTCCATTTAAGCTTTATTTTGCTGTTACTCAAAGTATTTGATTTGAGACCTGTCACCTTCCCCACACTTGCCGCCTCTGCGGTTATCGAGGTTTCTGAAAAAAGGTTATAGTGATCGGCAGTCGGAGCATATATTCCTGTTCCTATCATCATTGCCGCCAGTATAGCCGCTGTTGTTCTTTTAACGCTGTTCTTCATGGTATCTCTCCCTTTTTATCATTCATAAGCTCCGATATATTCCGTTCTTTTACCGCATATCGGACACGGTATCTTATCATCATAAGAAGCAGATATGATCTGTTTCGTTGTCTCACACAACTCTTTACAGCACTTCGGAAGAACTTTTATAATGTCCTTATCGTTTGCCAAAACGTTCGGTCTAACAAGCTTATTAAATCTAACGTATTCGACCCACCCTTTATTATCAAACATTTGGTAAGCATAAAGCCTGCACGCCTCTCTGGTTATCAGATACTCGGTATGATTTGCACAGCCTGAAAACTGTGCCTCTTTAAGCTTTTCAAGTAAGGCTGTTTCACCATTTTTCTCAGCTAAAAGCTCAACAGCTTTTACCCATACATCTTCGAGTATATCACCCTGACTTGTCATAACGCCATTTCTATACGAATGTTTCTTCTCACCGTATGCGCCTACGCTTGTTGTAGTCACGCCTGTTCCATAACGAGGTCTTAGTGCTTTAAAGCTTATTTCGACCGACTCCAAAGAGTTTATCAAGCCTATCTGCATCTTAGTTCCTTTCCGACTGTGCTATATGTGTCCGCTTTCCGTTACTGCTGCTTTTCCTTCTCATAACCTTCACCTTTGTCTTTTTGTGCCTTTCAAACAGTTCTATCGTCATAATCGCAACTATAACAAATGCAAATATTGCTCCTATGGCAACTATCACCGTCAGCACTGTAGTTATATCAAAGTTCATTCGTTATTCTCCCCCTTCCTGATTATGTGCTACATATATCCACTTAGATCATATCAAAAATCTCCATAAATGTCTGAGCATCATACTTTGTCACATCTTCCGTAAATTCTTTAATTTTCCTTGTCATATACTTGGAACGTTCAGACTCAGCACCTTCGCCTTTCCTTATAATCTCTGAAAGCTTGCTAAGATCGTTGACTGTTAATTCAGCCATATTATCATCAAACCTTTTCTCTTTGTTGAAACGAGCGAAAACATAAGGCTTGATTTCAAATGAAAGAATTTTATCCTCAATTTTTTCGTTTGAAACGTTACCGCAGTTAGAGCATTTCATATGTGCATATGATACAAGATTAAAAATTACTTCGTTGTGTAAAGAATTGATTTTACGTCTTGCATTTTGTGATGAAATGTATATAAATGCCGACAACAACAGTACCAAAACATTTATTGTTGATGCCACAAAATCAAATTCCGATAAAAAAAGTTGGAACGCCGAAACGATAAAGCACAAAAGAGATATAAGAGATATTGCAATAAGAAGCCCTCCTCTGTTAATACCGCTGTCATTACTTGATGCAACTTTTTCAAACCTCAAAAAAGGCTTTTCTTCTCCACGGCAAATGACTCTTTCTATTCCACTCAAAGTGTCCTCGTCCAACATTTCATATATGCAATTCAGTTCATCATCGGATAACATAGTCATAGATTTGCACCACGCTGACCGTGGATCACTAAGCAGCGATAATATATTGTTTACAATCGCTCCTCTCATATATTGTACTTGATGTGAATTTACACGTTCCCACGCCAAAATTTCTCCGCAGGACTCACATCTTACAGGCTTTCTAACTTCTATTATTGCTTGCATTTCCATTTTTCTTCTCTCCTCTATCAGATACGTCTTGTTCACCATAATTAAACCTTATCGTATATTAAAATATTTCTTCTTCTCTTTTCGGTACATATTTCATTACCGATTTCCACAAGTATTGGCGTATTACCAAGCTCGGCAAAGTATTGAATACTCCGTATTTTTTCCACTATATGTGAAACATTTTCAGCATCATCATACTTATTGTATTTCATAAACCAATCGCAAAAAAAATCTAAATCTTCTCCACTAAGCTCCGCCTTATTATCCTTAAAAGCTTTGAAGCTTTTAAGCATTTCACAAAGTCTACTATCTGTTTCAAGAGCAAGCCTAGGAATATTTAATTTCTCATTCTGCTTATTTCCGCAATGTTGACATTCGTCCATATGGTCTGTCACCAATGACAAGTCGAGCCGTTGTTTCTTCCTTTTGGGAATAAGCGTGAGTGAGCCAAGCACAAGGGCAATTATAAATGCGAGAGATAGATTTGGCAATGTCAGCAACGATTTTAGCATTAAAACCGTTGCTTCATCGTGTAATGTTCTACCAATTGAAATCATTGAACACACAGTGGCAAGAACATATGCTATAAATACGGAAATCGCCCTAAGCAAAGCCCAAAAAGCTCTTGTTTTCAAAACTGAGTGATACTTGTACTCTGAAAAACTGAGAGATAATCTTTCTTCTCCGCTATGTTTCGGTATTGATTTGTCACCCAAAAGCCGAGTTAGCTTTTGAACATCGTTATCCGAAAGAATTTTGCTTTCCGACCCATTTTCAACTTCTTCACCGCAATCTATCAAGCTGCGAATAGACATCACATAACCACATACAACAGTTCGATTTGTCCTCGAACGTTCCCAACGTATAATCTCACCGCACTCCCTACACCTTATGGGCTTCTCCACATCTATGATAACACAGTTTGTCATTTTTTCTCCTTTCAATTGTGACACATATATCACGCTAATTATTCTTACGTCTTTTAAATAAGCCTTGCTTTTTCTTAGACTGTGGCGCATCAGCAAGATTAAAAATTCTACCGTACACCTCTGCATTATGCGCCGAGTATTCAAAGCAACTCTCCGATGCAGACAGCCTGAACACCTTATATTCCTTCTGCGCCAAAGGAAGTATTTTATCTGTAAATCTGTTCTCACCAATGAGATTGAAGAGAAAATACGTTTGAGGCACATATGACATAGCACTGTCAACGATATACTTTTCTATAACTGAAACATTCCAAAAGCCAAAGTCAGCTACAAGAAGCTTATACGGACACTTTTCATACTCTGTCAGTTCATCATCAGAAACTATGCCAAAGTCTTTAATGGTTATTTCGTGATTTCCCTGAGATATACTCAGGCAAGCAGGAGAATAATACGAAACGCCGTTATATTTAAAGCCGTCATTGACACTGCACTCAACGTTGAGATAATCTGCAAAGTTCAGATATGTTTCATTGTCTGAGAAAACCACGCCGACTGAATACTTCTGTTTCAAAAACGAAGCAAGTTCTACGGAAACGTGCGTACAGCCTGTGCGCCGTATAAGCTGACTTACCGCCACAGTGATATGTGCCGTCAGCATTGCAGGGTTAAATCTGCTCTGCTCTGCCACTGTATTTACCGTGGCGTTTTCAAAAACTGCCTTCGGCTGTTCATATACAAGAGCAGTATGGTGAGAAGCATTGTTCTCAGGGTGGCTCAATTCTTCCGTAATGCTTTCTTCAAAGTCCTGCGGCTTATCATCAAAGCTTACAACTGGAACGTCCTCTGCTTCGTCTGTGTCCTCTGTATCAGGCGTTTCCTCTGTGGCTTCTGCCTTGTCTGAGAAGTATTCCTCGCTGTTGGAGTTAGCGATAAGCTCGTCAACGTCCTCACCTATAAAGTCAGGAACATCTTCATCAGGTACAACGTTCTCAGCTTCACTCTGCGCCTCTGCAACGAGTTCTTCTAAGTCTTGTGGCTTATCATCAAAGCTTACGATCGGAACGTCCTCTGCCTCGTCTGTGTCCGCTGTATCAGGTGTTTCCTCTGTTGTCTCTTCCTTATTCGCAAAGTATTCTTCGCTCTTTGAGTTGGCGATAAGCTCGTCAACGTCCTCACCTATAAAGTCAGGAACATCTTCATCAGGTACAACGTTCTCAGCTTCACTCTGCGCCTCTGCAACGAGTTCTTCTAAGTCTTGTGGCTTATCATCAAAGCTTACGATCGGAACGTCCTCTGCCTCGTCTGTGTCCGCTGCATCGGGCGTTTCCTCTGTAACCTCTTCCTTATCCGAGAAGTATTCTTCGCTGTTGGAGTTGGAGATAAGCTTGTCAACGTCCTCACCTATAAAGTCAGGAACTTCTTCATCGGGTACAACGTTCTCAGCACTGCTCTGCTCCTCTGTAACGAGTTCTTCAAAGTCTTGCGGCTTATCATCAAAGCTTACGATCGGAACGTCCTCTGCTTCGTCTGTGTCCGCTGTATCAGGTGTTTCCTCTGTTGTCTCTTCCTTATTCGCAAAGTATTCTTCGCTCTTTGAGTTGGCGATAAGCTCGTCAACATTCTCATTGATAAAGTCAGGAACTTCTTCGTCAGGCGCAACGCTCTCGGGGTGGCTCAGTTCCTCTGTTTTGCCATACTCATTTAAGCCATTATCACCATATCCCTGCTCTATATTAACAGGGGCTATTGCCGCAACAGAAGGAGAATTTTGATAAAACTCATTTTCGTCAAAAGTTTCCTCAAACTCTGCCGAAAGCTGTTCCTGTTCCTCACGCTCCATATCCTCATTTTTAAAGTTCTCAGGCATTTCTACCTTTGCAAGCTTAAACGCCGCCTCAGCGTTTGTTATCGGTGACAGCAAATGTCTATGATAATCGTCAACCGTCCTTACACCAGTAATGATGTTATAAATACCATTGCGGATAAGCTCAGTCACAAATTCGTCGTAATTGTCTATCTCGACCCTGTTCACAACGCTATAGAAAATTTTAAGATTAGGGTCAGCCTTTTTTAAATCTGTGAGTATTTCCAACTCGCTTATCTCTTTATTTTTCGAGCCGCAAGGAACACCGTTCACCCAAAACAAGGCGTGAGGATTATAAACCTCTGTGATTTGGCGAATGAGTTCGTCTTTATTTTTTACTGAAATGATGATGCCCAAAACATTGATGTTATGTTTCTTACTGGGCAGATATTCTTTCATTGTCTTTTTATTAAGCTTATTGCAGACAACAACTACATTCATTGTATACTTTCCTTCCTATGTCTATAAGTATATTTCGACCCATTCCTTTATCTTGCCTATAACCATATCAAAGGAACTCGCCAATGAAACATCTTCCTGTACCGAATTAAAAATGATAGTAACAAGAAGTGATGCCACAAGACAAACAACAAACGAGCTGAGTATCTTAACTATCCACTCGCCAACGGCTTTCAAATTATTCTTGAACTTTACGGAATGGTCTATCGTTCTTTTTTCTTTCTCGGCAGCTTCTTCACTGTCCTTTTTATCGAAAAACAACAGTCTGCTTTCTTCTGATTTCAATACACTCACCTCATTATAAATTTTACACTTAAAATGCGCAAAAGTCAACACATTTGAGCAAATGTGCTATACGTGTCACATCAGAAAATCATCAAGTGCCTGCAAAACAACTCTTCCCTTACCACGGATATGCTGTGAGTGAGTTTCATTGTATACCTTCACATAATCGTCAAGGCGTTCTTTCATTTCCTGAGTGATATAGAAATGCACCTTTATCGGTCTTTTTCGTTCCTCAGACAACATACCTGAGTCGCTTTTTACAAGATACTCTCCCTTTATTTCCGTTGGATTGTTCAGGAAACTCTCGAGAACAGGCTGCCAAAAGCCCACATACTGTGTATGACCGATTATCTCATTATCTGCAAAGTAATCATCAATGGCTTTCTTCATTTTCTCAGAAACCGCTATTCTAACAAGGACGTTATTGAAAACTTCCTTGGTTATAGACTTTTTCTTCTTTATCGGCGACAAGATAAGGTCGGGATATTTTTCAGCATAAGATTTTGCAAGGACTCTCACGAACTCTCTTGACGTATTATACATACGTCCTATATCCGCATACCGTTTACCCTCTGCGATCATATCGCTCATTTTCTTAGCATCGAGACGAGAACGAAGAACATCAGGATATCGACTTTCGTGGTCTGTTATCCACGCTTCAATGAAGTCAAGCTCAGACTTATCAGAAGTCCATTCAACATAATGCTCCTTTATATAATAAAAGATGTTAGCCGTACTATGATAAGGTGTAGCAACCGAATAAACCTTATCGTATACTGTTTTGTCGCCACATTTCAAGCACTTTGCGCCGATCATAGCAAGGATATCATAACTATCGCTACAGGTCTGCATCAGAACGTCCGCATACTTGACCGAGCTATCATTGAGGTTAATATTCAGTGTTGCGCCATTCACGCCTACAAGAACGCCCATTACTATTCTTCTACTGCCGCCTCTCTCTTTTGTGAAAAAGGCATTGTCTAAGATATAGTAAGCACTCTTATATTCAAGTGTACTGCCTATGTTTATCTTTTGGGAAATGACCTTATCCAGTTCTGCCTTTTCCGCAGGAGTTCTCGGTACAAGGTCATTGATGTTTTTTATGATTTTCATAAAATAAAACCTCTTTCGTATTGTGTTCTATGAATACATTATAGCATATTATAAGCAATTTGTCAAGTGCTTTTTTGCAAATGTATAAGAAAATTATGAAAATACTTGACGTGACATATGTAGCACACAAAAAAATAGCAGAGGTCTTAAACTCCTCTGCTATCTTCATCATTCTATTTGCTAGGGTCAGTTGCACAAAGCTCATAAACCAATGAATTGGCTCTGACTTTTCGAGGTATTCGCATATCATACATAACCTTTTTTTGACCTACCTTTATAATACCTGTTCCAAGAACGCCTGATGATACCCATTTAGTTTCTTCGGGGGTAAGCTTAAATCTTGCCGCCGCTACTTCAATATCAGCCTCTCCCTGCTGACAAAGTATCGTCATACTTGCGTTGTCCATCATCGCATTGCCGACCGTGGACTTTGAGAACGTTGAAATGTTCTGAACAATAGCTGTCGGTATACCGCCAAGTTTACGAATACGGCGGTAAGTTTCCTCGTAATATTTACTGCTTCTCGTTGCCTCTTGTCCTGTATAGTCTGTGAGCATTGTCTGAACTTCATCGTTTACAAATATCGTTCTGTAGCCATTTTTGCTGTTCTTATTTACAGTCTGCCAAATCAGTTCAAGAATTATCTGCAATGACATTGTTTTGTCCTTTTCGATATTCTTAACATTGAACTGGATAAGCTTATTATTCATATCAATGTTTGTATGACCGTCAAAGAAGTAATCACTATCTGCATAAAATTCGAGGTCAAGAGCAAGCTTTTTCGCATCGTCCTCGTCTTGTCCTTTTAGCATTTTGTACAGGTCGCTGAATATTGGCTTGTCCTTCTCGTCACCACTCTTTATATACGGCTGATATAGATGCTTGATACACCTATTCAGTATACTTGTTTCCGAAGAGGTAAGAGGAGATTTCTTTGCAAGCTCGACAACCATAAGCATAAAGTCTATTTTCATTGAAATAGGGTCTTGCTGAGTGTCCTTATCAACATAATTCAAATCTATATCGAATATATTGATTTTCGTTTTCGAGGACGGAGTAATGTTTATCTGAACGCCGCCCATTTCTTCAAGAAGATGTGTATACTCTCCGTCAGGGTCGATAAATATTGACCTATAATCGGGGTGTTTCAGGTACATCTGAATAAATGTCAGCTTTTCAAGCATAGACTTTCCTGAACCCGATGCACCGAACATCATAGTGTTAGCGTTCATTCCTTCGTCCTTATCAATAGCGATAAGATTTTTATTGACCTTTTCAAAGCCGTAACATACACCATTCGGATTGTAGAATACTCTCGTTGAAAAAGGTATAAGCACCGATGCCGCCTCAGTAAGAAGGTTTGTAGTATAGCTCGTTTTACTTCCGTCAAAATGATTGACTGCAAACGGCATAACAGAATGTATTCCCTTCTCTTGTCCGCCTGCTATTATATTCAAAGCGACCTGACTGCTTGTTGCTTTCTGCTTGATATAGTCCGTAAGGCTGTCAAGCTCTTCAAGGCTCTCTGCGCTTATGGTTACAAACAATGCAATTCTGAAAAGTTCATTTTCAGTTTTATTAACCTCGTCAAGAACATTTCTGAGGTTTTTAATTCTTGACGATACAGTGTAGGACATACCAGTAACGCCCTTCTGACTGTTTTCCTTTTCAATTTGATCCTGACGATCAACTGCATCAGCGTAATCATTTTTTATCTGCTTCAAGGCGTAATTCTTATCAAGCCTTGTAACGATTTTTGATACACATACCCTATAAGGATTGTCAAGGAGCTTTGCAATGAAGCTGTCAGTAAGCTCGTTCACATCATAAGCAAGTCTCATTGCCAACACTCTCATAAAGTGATTGTCGCCTAACTCTATGTACTTCCTCGTAAACTTGAAGCCATTTGGTGCAATGTAATCTCTGATATTTTCTCCCCTTGCATAGATATCCTTTGCAAGCTTAAACTCCTCATAAGGATAATAGATATCGTGCATTAACTTAAATGTTTCTTCTGGCTCTAGAACTCTTGTCTTTGAGCCTAGTGCTTCAAGCACGTTGCTGATATCCTCATAGGTGTTATGCAGAGCTGTCAAATCGTCCTTGCTGTTAAGCAGCTCATATGAAAGAGCCATATACGTTAGATGTTCAGCCGTTGACTTTGCAGACTGTGAAACATAGTATGCAATGATATCATTCATACTGTCAACGAGTTCTTCTTGCTCCTGATTATCCTTCGTTTTCAGCATCATTTCTCTATCATAGCGTTTAGGGTCAACAGGCTTATTCACTATAAGCTCCTGATACGTTACATTCTGTGGCAGAGAGTTCAGCAGTTCGTGGTACTGGTCTACCATTCTTCGTTTACTGTCAAGCGTCAGTTTATTGTACTCGATATCCGTATATGCAAATACCAAAGCATACACATTCTCACGCACCTTCACAATTCCGTCCTCGTAAACTTCTTCAAACGGTAGTGTATCTTGCGCAGTCTTTGGAACACAAATCGACTTGCCCTCATACTTGCTTTTTTTCTTCTTCATTTCCGCTTCGTCCTCTCCTACAATGAATATTCCTTCGACCTTTTTGGTGTCACTTATAGATGCCTCTGCGCCAACTGGCACGTCAAACGTACCTCTCTTGCAATATGGTCTTATATCCACTCTGTTTCTTCTCATATTAATTATGTGTGTTACAAGCATTTCATTATCCACCTCGATCATAAAACCGAAAATAGAAGAAATGATGATTAACCCACCTATTATGGCTCTCGGCACTAAGCCCATTCCAAACAGCTTGCCGAAGGTCAGCATTTCTGCAATGACCGCTGCCGCCGTAACAGCTATTACGGTTAAATCTTTAGGTGAAAAAGTTCCTTTGCTTTTTTCGCTTTCCGACTTAACGTACTTTATGTTGATTACTTTTGCTTTTATCTCAGCCAAGTTTCTTCCCCCTATTCAAATATCCTATATAGAAACGATTTTTTCAGCATTAAACAGCCTAAACCGATTACAATAACAATGCTGTCTAAGTTCATAAATGTAAGCTCGCTCATTCTTTCGTTCACCCAGTTTCGACCTATTAAATACATCAAAGCCATTGGTATCGTTTGACACACTAAAAAAATGTATGATTTAAAGAATTTTCTGAAAAGCCATTTCATATTTTTCATTTGCATACACGCAAAGAAAACAGACGATACTGAAATCATACAGCATAACTCTATCTGTCGAACTGTCAGCTTGCACACAAGGCAAAGAGATACAACTAACATTATTAAATTCAGCAGAATAAAAGTCATATAGTTGTTCAGCCAAGCAAGCACCGTATTTATGAAGTCTCCAAAAACATTTCCTGTATCGCTTCTTTCAACCGTTGACTCAAAGCTTCTAATTATTAGATCGTCATTTGTAACAAGGTTTGAAACCACACCTGACTCAATTTTCAGGATAATAATACACAAGCCAAAGGCATTGGTTATCCAAAAAACTACTCCTAAGAAAGACCATGCAAGCTGTTTAAATTCACGCTTGCTAAAGCCGTCAAAACTTGATGATGCTATTTGTTTATACACGTCAATGTACCATATCATTATTGCTATGAATATAGCAAAAGGATATAGTGAAACGTATATGTTCTTTACCATTGTGAATGTGTTATCGTCAAACAGCCTTTCTTTTGTCAATTCTCTCCGAAAATAGTTAAAGCCAAAGGACGATATTTCCACAAATCTATCGCAGAAATCTGTAAGTTTTTCAAGCACGTCTCCTGCTAAATCTGTCTCACCTGTGAAAACTCCAATTATGTAATTAAAGCTGTCTATAAAGCTTTGCCAATTATCACGGTCAAACTGTTCTGTATAAACTCTCCAACGGTCATATATGGAAATTTCCTCTCCAATATTGTCAGCCTCACCATTGAAAATCTCGTTCCAAGTAAAGTATGGCTGTTCATCATCGCCAATATCTTCTCTCAAAAACCGCACATAAAGATTTTGATAGTCATTTCCTTGCGATGATATCCTACCTATAACATCGCCTGCCTCTACATCATCATCAGGCGACACAAGCCATTCTATTGAGCCACTTATCTGTGGGCTGTATACGGTCTGTATCTCCCCTTCATTATCCTCTAGCCACAGATAATCAGACTGAATGTCAAGAATGTAGCCGTCCATAACAGCATAAATGTTTCTTGTTCCTCCACGATCGGCGGCGAATTTAAAGGCATAAAATACTCCGTCCTCGTCATTTTTTTCTTCCTTGTTAGCAGTCAAGGGATAACACCTATCGTCAATATACACAGGCTCGTCCGTAGTCTGTGTTATTCCCTGTATAGGCTCGTTGTCAGCATTGTCGGCATAGGCAGATATTTGAGGAAAAAGCAATGTTATGAATATGGTGAATACAACACTCACCATTAACTTCTTCATTTTATTCCCCCTCTCAATGTGCTATACGTAGCACATTATGCTTTCACTAAGTTCTGCAATACTGACGGCGGCTTTAAAAGCATTATGCCCATTGCAATGAAAATAAAGATATCTGCAAAGTAGTCGCCTATCGTTCTATCTCCGCCTATATTGAAAATTGTTTCACCATTGTTCACCATATCTGCAACTTCATCGTTAAACCATGTCATTCCAATAAGAATAACGATAGCCATAAATAAAGTCTGAATAACCACAGATATAAAGGTCATTATAAACTTCTTAAAATACTCTGACAATGACTCAAAGCCTGCACAAGCGAAAAACAACGGAGATACAGCTATCATACAGCTTACCTCAATTTGTCTCATTTTTAGCTTTATGTTCACGCACCAACCTATTACGATCAGCACTATTACTGATATAAAAATAGGAAGAACATTTACCAAACCCATAAGAAGGTCTGCAAGATAGCCCATATATCCAAGTCCTGCTCCTTGACCGAATATTTCATATGTATCATACGATAATCGCCAAGTATCAAAAAACTCGTCCATACTCGGAAACAAATCAGCAACACGGCTCACCATACCCTCATTGATATATACAATACATTTGCAAATCCAATAGCTTGCGAGTATAAACACCAATGACGGAAATGACCTTGCTAATGCACTTGTAAATCTTTTAAGGGTGAGTTCTCCGTCCTCAGATCTTTTTATCTCATGCTTCAATTCAAGTGCAACACCAATCGACCATATGCCCACTGCCGTGAGAGAAAGAATGGTAGCAATATTAGCAACTAAATGACCGCTACCATACAATGTATTTGAGCTAAATAACTCATCAGCAACAACATCGTCCATTATACCGCTCCATAAAGCAGTAAGAGATGTAAAAAACGTATCAAACCAATTCGCTATTAATGGGGCGGCAAGGTTTGTATTTGAACTGACAAGACTTACAATAGCATCAACTACCTCTCCTATCGTATCAGCGATGCTACTCAGTGCATTACTTATTCCCTCAAAAAAGCCCTCGTCATCGTCCTCGCTGTTGCTTTCATCATCAGCATATGCTTGTATTACTCCTACGCTGTTATAATTAAGCACCTTTCCTGCTGTACAGCTAAATAAGCACACGGCAAACACAAGAAAAATGCACAGTATTTTCTTCAATTCATATCGCCCTCCTATAACAAGAAAGCCCCTTGCAAGGGGCTTCTCTGATTTTTAAGAACCTGATCCGAACAGACTCGGCATACCTTCGCCCGACAGCATAGACTTAACGCCTACTTCAAGCATTACTGTTGCAGCAACAATAATTACACCCATAATGAGCTTTCTCTTAGCTCCTTTGGACTTTCTTTCTTCTTCTTCATTCTCACCTTGCCACCAGTCTTTAAGTGGTTCAACAAGTGTTACGATTATGTATATTCTAATTGCCCAAAATATGAGCGTTGCGATATCAGCTATATAGCCGTTAGCATCTTCCGCTGTAACCAAAAGGGTTATATCGCTTGCAACCTTTGTAATTCGTGGCATCAATGCCATAATTGCACTATTCAGCATTTTTTCACTTCCTTTCAAGTAATCTTACTATTTCAAATGCTCGCACTTTTGAACATTTAAAATCACGTCTTTAACTCTCATAAGCCCGACCATTTTATCACGGTTCTCAAGAACACCTGTAAAAGATATTCTGTCGCCTTTCTTAAAGAAGTCAGGAAATTTCAAAGAGTACGGCGGCATTATTTTTATGTCTATCCAAAACGGCTCACTTGCATTTTGAAAAATAGCAAGTGAATTATAGACCACTCTCATTGGTTTGCCGCCTATAATCGTTTCTGTGAGTCGAACATCTTGTCCGAGCCTTCCTACTCCTTGTACGGATAACTGCATAAATCTCACCTTATTTCATCGTCATTGTCATTGTCGGTGCAGGAGAAGGCGCAGAAGATTGAGCCGCTGAACTTACGATACCCTTAGCTACCGATGCGGCAACTGTGGCAGCAGCAGAAGCACCGCCAGTCGCCGCCCCTGCCGCTGCTTGTGCAGTTGCCTGTGCTGTTGCTTGTCCTGCGGCTTGCGCCGTAGTTTGCGCTGTCGCTACTGTAGCACTTGATACAGCCTGTGAAGCACCTACCTGAGAAGCTTGCGCCGTTGTGCCTTGTACGGCTTTTGCGCTTGTTGCCCCATTGACTTTAGCAACTCCGCTTTCAGCCTTTACAGCTCCTTCTGCAACTTCTTCGGGTGACATATGTGTCACGCCCTCGTGCTTTCTGTATGCGCTCATATACTCTTTATACATATTTACATTCGACTTATCACACAGCCAATTCAATCCGTTTTCTGTAACATAAAAATCGTCAAAGCGTGGGTCATATTTTATAAGACCTTGTTTTTCCGAGCTTTTGAGAACGTCCATAACGTTTGACTGCAACTTTGCATCAGGTATGTTTTTTACATACTGCAAACTAAGTCGGTCATTCGGCAAAAAATAGTACATATCACTTTGCAGCCCTGTAAACTGAAATGGCTGTTTTCCAAACAATTCTCCTGCCGCATTGCTTCTCGCTTTAAATAAACGTTGCTGAGCCTTCCTCGCTTGCGCCTCTCCTGCCTTATTCTGTTTGCCTGCCAATCTTCTGTTCATTTTAAACTGAAAATAGAACTGTATTGCAGTTTGAAGAACTCTCCAAACACCACCCAAACTCTCTGACTGGTCTGACATTTTCACATTCCCCTTTCATATATTAATCTCTTTTTTCTATCTCGCTTGCAACTTCCTGAAAGAGAGCATCTTTGTCAAATTCAACTTTGACAGCCCCCTTCTTTTTCTTTTCTTTCTTGTCCTGCTTAACATATTGAACAGTCGCCTCACCATAGACTTCTTCAAAGAAATCTTCATCGGTAACTGATACTAAATCAGCATCGTTATAATCTCGTTCAAACTGTTCTCCAAGGTGTGTGTTGACAGCTCTTTCTTTTTCTGCCTGCGCCTCTGACTTCCGTTTTTCTCTTGCTTCTTTCACAGGTAATAAGGATTTATCAAGGCTTGTAAAGCAATGTTCTTTTTCTTCTTTTTGCCACGGAAAATATACATCTTCTGAATGGTGAAAATCACAAGCCCTCAATTTTAAAGCTTTAAAAGGTCGGCGAAAACCAATAAGAAAAATACCCATACCTGTATGATCGCCTTTTTCATCGCATAGCGCATCAATTTCGTCAGGAGAAATAAGCAATCTTCTTTGATCCTGTTCGCTTTCGCTCGTACCATTCTTACTGTAAGACTTATTTTCCTTCTTGAATGTGGTATAACCTATCTGTTCTTCACATAGCCACTTGCGTATCTTATTATCTCTCGAACCAAAAAAACATACAATACCACAGTTAGATAATATATCTTCTGCTTCTTTGTCGTATTTTGCCTGTAACTGAGTAAGTGATTGTATAACAAATGTCATTCTAATGTTCATAGAACGTATTGTTGCAATATCGTCTTTTAGTGTCGGTATTTTAGAAATATTACAAATTTCATCAGCTTCAATGTTAAGCATAACAGGTAAACTGCCGCCGCATTTCTGCGATGCCATATACTTCATTCTTGAAATGAACTGTTGATAGAACATTGAAATTATAGGCTTAAATGTTGTCGAGCCTATCGGATAAATAACGAAAATAGCCTCTTTTGAATTTGGCTTTGTAAAATTGTCAAATTCCATTTCATCTTCTGCTGTGAATTTTGAAACAACTTCGGTATACCACAGTCCTAACCTCTTTTGCAAATTTGCGACAACGCCGCCAAGGGTCTCTTGTGGAAGTCCTTTCATTCCCTTATAGTTGAGTACAACTTTGTCCTCGTCTAAACCTTCATTTTCACGATCTATTGCATACTTTTCCATTAACAACGAGTATTCACAAACAGGGCTGAGCTTCCTATCTTGATAATCAATGCTTGTGAGTATCTGCACAACACGCTCAAAACTCTTATTCGTTTCATCTTTTGACTTATATATGTACAAAATCAACGAGGTAAAGAAATCTTCTGCTGCGCCCGTCCAATAATCATTTTTCTCGCCGTCCTCTTTCGTTGCGTTCATAAAATCTGCACCAAGGTTTAAAACATCAAGTTCGCTGTTTATATACGCATAAGGATTATAGTGATAAGACAATTCTACATTATAAAAATTAAGAACTCGTACATTATAGCCATACTTTTTCAAAAGATATGCACAGTCCTGATAGACCGAGCCTTTCGGATCAATAATAAAATAATTACCTAACATCTGCATTACATCAGGTTTAATAACACCTTCGGTCTTACCTGCACCTGTTGTAGCTATTACAACCTTATTCGTGTTTGCTACTGCCGCCTGCTTTACCTTGTCTATCTTCTTGCCTGCTTTAAGAGAAACATATATTCCCTTTGCAACTGGAACTCCTTCGGGATCTGCGAATTTTTTCTTTTCATCGTCACTTGCCCAATGAGCAGAGCCTTGTTCAACTCCCTTGAAGGCATATTCGACTTTTCCCATAAACGCCACTAGCATCGCACCAACAACTATAACGTGTACATACCACGTTTGAGCTAACATTATTATTCCAGTCTTAATATTCTGCAAGCTTTTAAGTCCATAGAAGAACTCTCCGTGTAGCAATCCCCTTGCCGCCTTAATCAGCACCTTATATTTTAGGCTTCCTGCCGTGCCGCCTCTTGCGGCATATGATGTACACACTGCAAGTGCTACAATCAAGTATAGCACCATGCAAACCACACAGGGAGCTTTGCTTTTCTTTTTTTCTTTTTTCAGAGCATAATCTGCCATTTATCCACACCTTTATGACCTTAACATTTTATGTATTTTGTTCGCCCATTATCTACAATATCCGATTATAATTATACACCTGAAATGCGCAAAAGTCAACACATAAAAAATATTTCTTGTAAAAAATATAAAAAAATTAACTTATGAGATAGCACGTCTGATTTGTGATACATATGTCACAAATAACGCTATAACGCACACCGAAAAAAATTCGGTATGCGTTATATAAATCTACATCATTGTTGCCGCACTTGACATACTATTGTTTTGTTGCGCCGCCGCTGCCAAAGCTGCCGTGTGTTCACTATATGCACGTTCAACTGTCTTTAAGGTTTTTATAACAGCCTTTTCTTGCAAGCCTCTATATCTTGCCACACAGTAATTATCAGTATTCTTTCCTGACGAAAGTGCAAAATCAATATTCTGCTCAATACAACTTTCCTTAAATGCTTGCACACAGTCTTTCGGAACTTTAGCGTACTTGTAATCTAAGCCCTTTGTGTCAATAACCATATTTTCAAGTTGTCTCATATTACCCCCTTCGATATATTCAAGCGTCATTTTGTCAGCAAGATAAGCTGATACTCGTTCACGTTCCAACACCATATTACATTTGTCATTGTAAACGGGCTGAAATTCAAAACAAGTTTTTCCTTCATCAAAATAATTTTCAAGCAAATTATTTAATTCTTTGCTTGTTCGACTGATTTTCTCAATATCTGACAGGCTATAGATTTCATATGATTTTTCATCATCGGGAAAATGTATTTTGATGCTTGGTTTACAGCTTGAAAGATTTTCTGAATAATAATCTGCAAACTTCTCACGCACATATTCCGTACTATGTGATATCCTGTCTAATTCACTATATGCTTGCTCTAACTCAGCCTTATTTTTCATCAGATTTTCTTTAGCCTTTCTGCTTTTTTTCATTTCGGAATGTCTAAAGACTTTGTTCACAAGATTAGGCTTTATATCTTTTAGCTTCTCAATATCCGTCTCAATAGCACTCATTCTGTTTTTGATTTCATTAATTTTGCTTATAGCCTTCATGCTTGACTCGTATCTTTTCTTCATTGAGTCTATGGCTGTTTCAAGATTTTTGCCTTCAAAAAGATCTTTTAGATTTCCTGCGTTGTCTACTTTGTACAGTTCTATATTAACAAGGTTTAGCGTTAAATCTATCTTATCCGCTATTTCAGGTGGTAACTTAACCGTCTGAATACCTTCATACCTTTTTGGCGGCTTTTCGCCGATAAGCGTATACAATTCATCACACGTTTTTGCATCAAAAGAGTAATAATTCTCGGGAGGTTCAAAGCCAACACACTTTTCAAAACATTCCATACTTGCTTTTTGAAGCGCATCTTCATCAGTAGTTATTCTATGCTCGCAAAATTCCGTTTGTTTTCCATTCAGATATATGGAAACAGGTATATTTTCAGTTTCCACGTTCTCCAAACCATTGGTATGATAAACATACGGAAGAACGCTGTTGTATGCGTCTACTATCTGCTTAGAATAATGATCGTAGCCCTTTATACTTGCATTAACTCTATCTTCAAGAATTTTTGACTCTCTTAAATTACCGTTATTTCTGTAATATTCACTCTTGGCGGAGTACAGTTTTATTGCCGCTAACAGCTTATCTCTCTTTTCTGACATTCCTCTTATTTCCAAGATGCTTTCAGCAATTTTCTTTGGCTTATAAATTTTAGGATCGTGTCGCTTTGTAAGACTTTTAACATCTTCTTTTGATAATAAACCTTTTGCGTAGTCCTGTTTAATGCTATCTACACTTTGATAGGCACCATAAATAACATCTTCCTTTTTTTCCTCGTCTATTAGACCAAACTCAAAACACTTTAATGCCACCTCTCCAATACTATCATAGCCCATTTCTCTAGCATCAATAAGAGTTTCGTATAAATAAGACTCAAATGTGCCAACAGTGACATCTTCTCCGCCATAAGGGGATATATCTTCATATGATCTTAATTCAGCTATCTCGTTTTCAGCTTCTTCAACACAGCTTTTGAGATATGCCTTCTTTATGTGTTCCTCACCAAACAAATCTGAATATGCTGAAAGTATAAAAGGACTTTCCGAGGGTTTTAAATCTTCAAGAAGATGCTTCCCAATGGTTTTGGTTTCAACAGGCAAATTCAAACGTTCTTCCCAACTCATACCGTCTATTTTTTTGTTTGAGATGCTTCCCTTGCTAGGGTCATAAACATTAACTAAAACGGTACTTTCACTTTTGGCAGTTTCTGAACCAAACGTATCAGAGCCCACTCTATTTTCTATGTAGAAATTCTCAGACAGCCAGTGACGGTTAATGTGCCTGCTATAATATGCCGTATCTATATCGTCCGTGTATGTTGCTATTACTTTGTCCTTATTTTCCTCAAAGAAATCGTGAAATGACTTTCCTGACGAATTGTAGTTGTCGATTATATCAACTACATTCTTTTCGGAACGTTCTGCAATACGTTTGTCTAAAAGGGTACGAAAGCCCTTCTCTATATTCAAAGAATTAAGTTTTGCTTCTGACACCAACTGCTTCATTTCAGCTATGCTGTCTCCGAAGGAAATAAAATCATTCGGTGTTCTGTTTCCTTCGGAGACAGCTCTCCTTAGATGATATATACCAACGTTATTGTTATCGAGGTCAAAAGTTACCGATGCAATAAGATTTTTGCTTTGCTCGATTTCAGCAAACTCAAAAGCTGAAATTTTTTCAGCTTTTGAAAGTTCAGCATAAGTGTTATCCTTAGAGAGTTTTTCAAAGAGTACCGAAAGTCTTTTATCCGCTGCCTTAAAATAATCTATCTCACCATTATACTCTGTGGAATAGATTATTGTCTTGTCGATCGCACTCTGCTTTTCCTTCTCACTCAGATATATCAAATCATCAAAATTGAGATTTTCAAAACACAACTCGTTCATTTCTTCCAAACTGTTATAGCTGTCTATGTGTGCTACAACATTGTCATACTCAGTTACGATGCGGAAATTTTCAAGGTCAGCCGATACTTGTATAGGAAACTCCTCGTCAGAGTCCGTGGTGTATGCAAGAGCCACATCTGACAGGTCTAGCACATCATCATATGCACTTGTATCACCAAATTCCGCTACAGAATAATCATTTATAAGCTTCAATGCAGTTCGTACCGCCTCGTTTAAAGGCTCTCCATTCACACTCGACATACTCTGCGCCGCACTTACAGTTTCGTAAAGACTATTCGCTATCTCCTGCGGCTCTATGTCATTCTTTAAGACCTGTCCTTCCCACATTACCTTATCGCCGCCATATGCGCCAAGACCCTTCATATTAATGTTATTATGGCATTTGAGAGCTACGCCGCCGCTGTTCTCCCAGTCAATAAGGTTTCTGTTATAATCGTCATACAACACGTCAGTATTACTTATACCATTCGGGATATATTCAGCCTTATTGTGTCCAATTTCTGTGAACAACCGATGTTCTCTGTCTATCTCAGGAAGATATTCGTCAAGCCACTCCTGCTTTTCAGCTTCACAGTACGGCGGTTCTCCGTTGACTTTGGCTGACAACGCAAAGACCTCTACGTCTTTATGTTGCTCCATAAAAAGCTTGATGCCTTCCGTCATATTCTCGTATGGTTGAAGGTTACGGAAATAACCCTTTTCATACATTTCTTCAAGATAATTCGGAGAGGCATCGTAAAAACGTGCGACTGTACCGTCAAGGTCAATAAACAGCCTTGACTTAGTTGTCATTGTACTCATATTCAATTCAATCCTTTCAAAAAATTGTGCTATATGTAGCACAACTAAAAATCGCCCTATATGTGATGTGTGTTATCTTTAACTGTATTTTCAGCGTGTTTTTTTGCCGCATTAAGCATATGCGGATATAGCTTCCTGATTGTCTGATAAATGGTGTCGCAGTATATCACTGCAACACCATTCGTATCATCAGGCTCAATATCAAAATACTCCTCTATCGCAAACAAGCTCAGAGTGTCAAGGCTTATCTTGCCTTCCATTGCTCTAAATATAATCATCTGCGAAAGGTCAAGGAGTGGCTGTGCTATAACAAGTTTCAGCTTTTCGTAAGCCACAGGATTGTACTCACGAAACATCTTTTTTAAAAAAGCTACGTCTTTGTTTGTGTCTAAGCCAATAAAATAAACCTTCTCACCATTGCACTCTTTATATATATAAGTTAAAAGTGAAGTGATCGCTTTCTGAACATCTTCTCTTTTTGCAGTGCATTTCTCATACGCCTCTGACAGTCCTGCCGTCTTTACCCTTTTAGCAAAGTTCGGATCGTCATATGAGATTTTAAGGTGCATACTTGACGGCGTTTTAGATAGCGTTTTTAGTGCTATCTCCAAAATGTAATCTCTGTTGGATATGCCAGTTGTAAAAGTTGAGATAACAATGATATTCTTTTTCAACCCCATAATATCACCGCCTGTCTATTAAACCGTAGGAACGGCGGTTTGCTGTGCCTGAACTGCCTGCTGTGCCTGATTATTCGCCGCAAGTATCGCATCTTTATCGAATGTAACTTTTGGCAGGATAGTGTGATTTTCTCCTTCAATTCTCAGACCGCACTTATCAAGTACACGTTTAAACAAATCGGCTTCCTGCGACCTTACTGTAAACTGTGTCTGCTGTGTTGCTCTTGTGGTTATGCTTGAATACGGAATATTATTCTCATTCATAATTTTTATAATAGGCTCTGCCGTTTTTGCATCTATCTTATTGGTATAGAAAGGCACGTCCGCAGAGGTAGCGACTACCTCTTTATAGTCCATTGTACCGACCTTTGAAACTTTTGGAACTATTCTTTCCGATTTAAGTTCGCTATCATACAGCCACTTATTATTGTTTCTCAGGTATGTCTCTCTCAATTGCTCTTTGGTATAGTATCTCTTGTTTGGATCTTCCGTCATTCTGTTCTTCGGGTGATTATACCTTGACGTTATCAGCCTATCCTGTTCTTCAGGAGAAAGCTGTGTAAACTTCCTTTTACCATTCTGACTATTGAGCTGTTCAGGCGTTATGACTTCTGTCAACACTTGTTTCGGCTCAACATAGCCAAGTTCCTTCTTCAAAGCCTCTTCAACATTCGTATTCTTGCCTCTGAGTGCATCAGATAATCGCTGATTAGCAACGCCAAGCTTTTGAGCCATTTGGCTTTCCTTTATTCCGCTTTCAGTCATTTTATTTTTTGCCCAGACTCCAAATTCTGTGAAACCAAGCGTATTGGAATACTGGGCTTGTCTAAAAGAAGCAAGCGCATTTGTTTTGCCAAGAGCAATGTATGTCCTTTCCGCATCGCTCTTTTCAACCACAACGTTATACTTGCCCTGACGAGCAAAAGCGGAATAATTAATACCCTCATTATTCAGAAGTTCAATGTCTTTCTTTGAGAGATTTTCAAGTTTTACAAGAACAGAGTTCAATGCCTTCGCTTTGCTCTTCATATCTATGTAGGGTACTATGCCACACTCGACAGACAGCTTGCCGTCACGATAATTCTGCAAGTCCGTGTCAACGGAATTGATATTATATTTTGCGACCGCAACCTCGTCCTTTGTAACTGCCTTTTTAAGAATGTTATATATACGCTTATATTCTTTTTCGTTCTCTTCTGCTCTTGCACGAACCATGAGATATTCCGTAGTATTCGGCTTACACTCTGCAAGGTCAGCGATCGCCTGTAGATAGAATTTTTTCATTTCGTATACATAAGGTATAGACTTGAAGCGTATAAAATTCACATAGGCTCTTCTGTCTGTCCTAGCAAGCTGCTGCATTGACATATCCTTATATCTATCTCTCAGCTTAGTTGCCTGTTCCATTGTGAAGTGTTCAAAATCCCAGTCAATGTTCTTCGTCACCATATCCGCTTGTATGCCAATTTGAGCAAACTGAGCATCGGTCAAAACCGTTTCACCTGTCTCATTTTTCATAGCAGGAACGTCAAACATTTCTGCAAGTATTTGAATGGCATCATAATTCGAGCAGTTTTCAAAATACTGAACGACCTGTATCGGTCCTCCGCCAAGCTGAATACCGTGGTCAAACCAACTGTTTTTATTCAGATTGATATGGCAAGAAGGGTGGTTATCATCGGAACGTATTCTGCACCAACCGTCCTTGTACCTTACCTTAACGTCAACGCCATATCTCTGCAAGACTTCTACAACTGGAATTGCCCTCAAAGTATCGAGGTCATAAAAGTTCCTTTTTCCCTCAAAATTCATAGTCTCATATCCTTTCTAAAAATTGTGCCACAAGTAGCACAACTAACGTGAGGCTGCGCCTCAACTACTATATATAAAGCTATCGCTTCATACCAATATTATAATTCTCCGTCCTGCTATTGTCAATAGCAGGAAAGCACAAAATGCAACATATTTTTTGCATCTTTACATCGTAGGAGTGTACGGAGGACTTTGATTAAACGTGGTAGTTCTGTTTTTATTCAAAATTGTGTTCATCTTATACTGGTCTGCTTTGTCATAGACAAGATAGTATTTATCGCTTCTACCTTTGATATATCCAACGTTCACCTTCGACTTCACAATGGCTTTTATCTGATTTCTTGAAACGTTCTTTAGGTACATTGGCTGAGAATTAGATTTCTGTATAAGCTCTGCAAATGACTTTATTTGTGAAGCTGTTTCAAAGGCTCTCTCGTCAACCATATCATTATAATACAGAATATCATCGACCTTATCTTTATCTGTTTTCAGATAAACAAGGTTATACTTGTCTGCATCAGGTTTGTAGTATACAGCGGAAATAATATTATCAACGCTGCCTCTCAGCTTCATCAGCTCGTCACCTGTTATCATTTTGTACAATGGTATTGTACCACACTTTTGAGCAATTTCTCTAACCTCTGAACTGTCTTTTGCACCAATATTAGAGTTCACAAATGACTTATCAGGATAGATTTCATTATACAGCTTTTCGGCATCAGCCGCCTTATACAGCAGGCGGTACTTTTCTGTATTTTTGATTTTGGAATATGACACAACAAGTTCGCTCTTTTTGACAAACTCAACCTCTCGCCCAGTAACAACATCTGAACGAAGTCTACCCTCATACTCTTTAAGCTCTGCGTACTTTGACTTATTCCTATCATATTCAAGCTTGCGCTGTCTGCTGAGTTGTGCATCTCTCTTGCGCTGTTCAGCCGATCTGTTATCCGTGAGTATTTTAGTTCCAAGTATCTCTTGCAGTTTATCTTTATTCTCCTTCTTTATGAAAACTGTTGCTCTGCCGTCATTAAGAATATTTGCAGAATAATAGATAGGAGCGTTCATAAGCTTCGGCAACAAACGAGCATCTATCTTTACGGCATAGTTTTCACCAAGAGACTGCATAAGCACATTCTTATTTATATTACCTATAACTCGTGGGTTTTTGTTTGTATTCGATGTAACAGGATTGCGATACATCTTGTACGAATAGATTTTTTCATTCTTATCCTTCGTGAACACCTTATACTTTTCATTGAGTTTTGCCAAAGGCTTCATTGCTCGCAAGAGCGCAAGCTTGACAGAAAGTGAAAAGTAGAGGAACATCTTTGCGGCGAACCTAGCAGAACGAGTTGATATAACCGCTGTCGATGTCATACTTCTCATTGCAAGTTTTTTCTGAAAAGCGGCTGTTGTTATTTCCGCATCTAATCTTGACGATTTATCAAGCTGCTTTTTAGCAAGTTGCGCATAAAATTCATTATTTCCGTCCTTCTGTTCAAAGCCAATTCCATAGTAAGGACGTAATTTCTTTGTTGCATCATTAACAACATTTTCGATTGATTTGCTTCTTTTATCGTGCGGCGTATATTTGCCCTCAACAGTTACGCCAAGGACTTTATCAATATTCTCCTTATAATACTTTTCGCCAAATTGACGTGCAAGAGTATTAGTACGGACTTTATGTTCTTTGCTATCTGAGATCGTGATATATGTATCACGATACTTAACATCAAAACCATACTGGTTCATAACTCGTATGAAGTCCTCTTTTGTCTTTGCAGTTTTCAGTGCAATATCAAGAGCTTCAACAATTGGATATTTCCATGAAGCAGCTTTTTTATGTTCTTCAATGTGATAACTGTCAGCCGATACATTATCACGGCTCGTTTTATAGCTATCATCAAGAACGTTCAGATTATTTGTTGCGCATATAAGGTTACTTTGATCCCTTATAAATTTAAGAGAAGTCTTATTATCAAGCCACTTCTTGCCTGTGGCAATATTGCAGGAGTTTACTACAACATGGTTATGTACAAAATTTGCTCCAACGTGTGTTACTACACAAACCTGAAAACCCTCAAAACATCTTTCAGCCCATTGCACACCTATCTTATGAGCAAGCTCAGGAGAGATATTATCTTCTTTTGGAAAGCTCTGATAAAAGTGATGTGCCAAAATACCTTTGTCCTGTTTCCACATCTTACGAACGTTCTTCCATTCCTCAACCATATTTTGTTCTGAACAGTTTATCGCTGTCATAGCAAAACACTTAGGTGTGAGCTTAGTATGGCTTTTTAAAACATTGATATATGAAGGTGAAAAATATAAATTTGCATTTTCAAGTTCCGTCATACCTTTTGCGGCATCGCTGTTAAGAATTTCATTAGTAACAGATCCATGCTCTTTTTCGGTCAATGAGAGGTAATACTTATATATTTCCTCTCCTTCACTTTTATCAAGCTCAACAAACTTCTTTGTAACATAATCAAGAGTTGCGGTTATATATCTATCAGAAGTCATTTTAGTTTTAATTGACGAAACTGTTGCCATACCCTCACCTTCTTTCTGAATATATACAAATGTAAATTAAACTTTCGGAAACTTTCCTTCTGTTTTATCAAACATTTCACTCATATCATTTACGATCTCGACCAAAGCGTTTCCTATACTGGCAACTTTAAGCGCAAGGTCTTTCACTTCTTTTGCGTTCATATTAACGTATTTAACTTCATTATCATTCAAACTATGCGTTGCATTGGCGGTGTGAGCTATCTGATTGATGTTTGTGCCGCACTTGATTATCTGACTTTTTACACGATCTATCTCATATACAGCCATTGCAAAATACTGCATAAAATCTTCAATGCCGTCAACTCTATATATCTTCTTATTCCTAGCAAGAGCAAGAAGAAAGTCCGACATTGAAAGCCTTGCATCGTCGGCTCTTTTCTTCAATTCTAATTTTTCTTGTTCCGTTACTCTGAAATTAATTTGAGTATTTCTCGTATCTCCCATTTTAGACCTTTTCTATAAAAATTAATTGAACGAAGTGATTTACTTATTTGTGGTTTTATTATACCACAAATAAGTAAAAAAGTCAATGTTTTTTTGACTTTTTAGGGGTATTAGGGTTCTCCCTAACAAGTGATAATGTATAGTGGACGCTATACATTATCTGTACTTGCTATGGCAGACCCAAGACGTGCGGCGCACGGCGCATTTTCGGTTTGCACCGAATTAGGCACATTTTTCGTCTTGCGACTTCGGTAGCATTTCATTCAGAAATTTTTATACTAAAAAAAGCCCCCTTTACGGTGGCTTTTTTATCGGCTTTTACTCAAACTTTTTTGCATTACGAAACGTATTATTATGAAAATTGTAGGAGTCAAGGCGCAGGGGCAAGCGGCAAAAGCGGGGGCGGCAGAGCTGAGAGAACGCCGCTCACTTTTCGCTTTTTATATAAAAAAAGAATTTAAAGTGAAGGTGGTGTTTGTTCGCCGTTTCCGCTGTCCTCAGTCTCAACCTTTTCTTCACTTTTCATCTTACTTATGCTTTCCTGCATTTTCTGAATAAGGAAGTCCATTTGCATTGGATCGGAAATTCCTGCTTTTACAAGAATGTCGGCGATCTCGTCCGTCTTACCCTTGACAGTTTTATACCTCTCGTCATTTATCTTCTGTTCAAGCGTTTTGATTTCCTGCTGTAACTTCTCACATTTCGCTTTTTTTTCCGCCAACTGCATTTCTAGTTTTGCGATTTTTTCGGCACTTGATATTTTTGCCATTTTAGCATCACTCCTTTTCATTCCGATTTTACCACAAATGAAGAAATAAGTCAATAGACAACAAACTTGTCTATTGACTTATCAACATATGCTGTGTATCTGAAACGATCGGGGTGTTTGACGGCTATTTCAAAAAGCATCATTTTCACAAATTCCGTCTGATACTTAATGTGACAGATTTTCTTAATATCTTCCGCTGAGTATACACCGTGTTTCAGAAAGTTAAGCTTTTTCAGTATTTCAAGTTTTTCCTTACACTCGATCATTTTAATCTCTCCTTATATAAATATTGTGCTACATATGTCCGCCTTAACTTTAACCTTTATAAGTTCAGCCGAAAACAAATCGACTGAACTCACAAGGTTTACGCCTTATTCCTTTGAAACTTTGTCGAAGAAATCTGCAATTTCATCAAAGACCACATCGTTTTCATTTGGCACATAAGGCGGCTCATTCAAATACTCCTCGCTATAAGCATTAAAGTCATTTTCAAATGCCTGTACGCTCTGCTCGTATGTCTGTCCGCCGTCCTGAACGTGATCTCTTTTTTCACTTGGCACAAACGAAACTTCATCACAAACCAAAATCAGTTCATAACGATTAACTCCGTTTCTGTCAGTATAGTTGTTATTTCTGAGTCTGCCTGAAACTATAATAGGCTTTCCTTTGTGGAAATACTTATTTACAAACTCCGCTCGCTTTCCCCATACAACGCATTTCACAAACGTTGTATCTTCTTTAACATTCGGATTATCAAATGCAACACTAAACTCTGCGTTCTGCTTCCCTGATGTGAATTTTGTAAACCTCACTTCTGTGGCAAGTCTGCCGATACCTGTTGTCTTTAACATTGTTATTACCGTCCTTTCGCTCCAATTTTTTCTACTCTAACTCTTAAACCTTCCAAGGCTCTTCCGCTGAATGGAGTATCTACTAAGTACCAACCGTCATTACGCTTTTTCGGAAAAGAAAAAGCATCTTCCTGATAGTGCATTTCCATTCTTGTAGGTATCCACTTCTCATTTTCATCGTCCCACACTTCGAGAGCTTCTCCACAATGAAAGCCCTTCACTTTCCACAAGTCCATAACCAACAGCCCATATCTGTCATTTTCTTCGTTATAGCCCAAAATTCCTTTTATCATATCTTGCACCTATCCTATTTATTTATGAAGTCCTCTCTTTCTTTTACCCAGTTCTTAATGAGTTTGATTTCCTCGTCCATGTTCGGCTCTTTCTTAGGTTTCCAGTCCTCTCTTATCTCTTTCAGTTTTTCTTCCCAGTCCGCTATATCATCATCAAGATAGCCCACTTCTTCATCGTCTGCTTCATCAGGGTGTTCCTCTAGGTACTTCTTTTTTTTCTTGGCAGCTTCGAGATTATCCACCAATTTCAGATAGTCCTTCGGTTCATCTTCCCAAAACAGTAAACGGCTCAGAAGTGTATGTTCTGGAAACATTCCAAACCAACAACGCTCGAACCACTGTTCCGCATACATTCTTTCATCAGAACCATTACTATATGTTCCGCATAGATCGCCGATAAAATTCTCTATCAGCTCTCCGATAGTCAGACCATGCTCTCCACACTTTCTCGCCAATCGGTCACAATCTTCGTCCGACAATTTTACTGTGATTTTTCTCTCTCTGATTGTTTCAATCTGCTGTTCTTCGTGAGTTTTTACGTCATTCTCGTTTTTCATATTTTTACCTTTCAGCCCTGCCCGATTGCAGGGGCTTTTTTTTCTTGAACACAAGTTTTTGAAGGGAAAAATGTATAATCATCGCCCAAACTAAGCTCCAACCCATGCCGATTTTTAAAAAGTCGGTTATACCTGTACCTGCCCTTTTCAACAGTATGCAGAATACGATCGTTGCAATGAAAAAACACAGAATAATTGCAATGCAAATTGTTATCCTGATTTTCTTCTTTTTGCTTGCCATAAATCTCACCCCTTTCACAAATTAATCTTTTAAATGTTTTATAAAGTCGCTTGTCATAAGTCCGCCAAAGTATTCTTCACACCATTCCAACTCTGAGCCACGCACGTCATAAAAATAATTATCTGGGTCATAAAAATAATTATCGTAACGTCCTCCAAACAAGTAACCATTATAGTAATCTCCAAGTTCTGAAAGCAAGTGGCTTGCTTCTTCCATTTTAAAAAGTACAAAATCGTGAACGTTAGTATAGCGGCAATCTTTAGTTTTTTCTTTGTAATCTTCCGAAGAAAAAAACTTTTTCAAATACTCTTGCCATTGCTCTTTTGCCTTATATTTATCCATTACACGGATAAAAGAAACCTTCATGCGTTCTGCATTTTTCAAATTTTCATCATCACATATGAACTCTTTTATCTCCTCGTAAATCTTTTTTCTCTCTTCTTGCTCCTCTCGTTCCCTTTTCTTTTTGCAAAGCTCCATATTTTGTTTCACAAAAAGAGTAGCAAAACAATCAGCCAAGCTGTTATGTTCTTTGCCATTTTGTCTGCTCCAGTCATAGCCACAATACTCAGCGGCTCTCGCAAGACTTTGCCACTTGTAATTCTGATACCATTCAGACCATTCTCCGTAAATTTTTGCAAAGCGTTCCATAACGTCATAGCTTTTAATGTCTTTGATTGATATTACGCCGTTGTTTGCAAGCATCATCAAATCAAAGCCCACATTATAACCGATCACCAAATCTGCCTGTGATATGATTGCGTTTATTTCAGCCGCCTTCTCATAGATTGTCGGCGCATCGGCTACCATTTCAGGAGATATGTGGTTGACATTTTGAGCCTCATACCATTCGTTATGCCTTATAGGCTTGAAGTAGCTGTCAAACACCACATTTCCGTCTGTATCAATTATTGATACTTGCAGAAGCTCGTCCTCGAACGTATCAAGACCCGTTGTTTCCGTATCAATGACTATTTCCTTTGGATATTCTTTCTTAGGATACAACTCTTTTGTGAGCTTTGTTAATCTTTCGACCAACTCTTGATAATAGTTCAACTTTTCTTCTATCACTTGACGTTCCTGCTCCTTCTCCTGACGTTCCTGCTCTTTCTCTGCCTTTTTTCTTTCACGATAAGCCTTTGCTTTTTCTCTGTCAGGTTTAAAAAACGTGTTGAGCTGTTCCTTTGTCGCTTTTCTTACTTCGTCAGGTTTATAGTATTTGCAAGGCTGTTTGCTTAGTTTGCTTGGCAGAAGCTCTATGCCCTCAGCACTTTCTGTTATGACAAAACCCTCGTGCGCCCATTGGCGTTCGGTCTTGTAGCTGTCATATTCTCTATAGTAATGCTTCACTTTCATCTTTAAGACTACTCCTCTATGTATTCATCGCCGATCTCATAGTTATTATACTCAGTCGGTGTAACTTCTACCCAATTGTAATGTTCTTCAAAGTATGTTTCAGTACACACCCTTATCTCATAGCTATGGTGTGAATATCCATAACCTTCGATGTACTCCTTGTCAACAACCGTCTTGGTTTCTGTTGCACAGCTTACTCCATATACCACGCCTGAGAAAATCTCAAAGATAAACAAGCAAAGCAGCAGAGGGTGTTCCCAAAACCCAACCATTACATCATAAACCGAGTCAATAATCTTACGAAACATAAAAACCACTCCTTAAAAGTCAAAGTTATAAGTTATCCTATGACTATATTATAGCATATTATAGCTTATTTGTCAAGTGATTTTTGCAAAAAAATATAATTTTTTTTCACTTTCAAAGAGCTTCATCACAATATATCTGATATATACTAACCATTAAAAAGCCGTTTCACCGTCCTGTAATAAGTGCTTGATTTCAGCCCTAGCACCTTCATTGCATAGGTATTGGTACACTTGCCCTCACGGACGTTCTTATACACCGACCTAAATAGCTGTTCATCTATCTCAATAGGTTTCCTGCCTTTATACTTTCCTGCTGCCTTTGCAAGCTCAATCCCTTCTCGCTGTCTTTGCTTGTTTTGATCCGCCTCAAATTCACCCAAAGAGGCAAATATGTTCAACATAAATCTTCCTTGCGGCGTATCTGTATCGAGCTGTTCCTTCTGTGACACGAGCCTTACGCCCTCTTGTTGAAACTTATCAAGCAAGTATAGAAAGTCTCGTATAGAACGGCTCAGGCGGCTTATGCTCTCGACTACGATAACATCGCCCTCTCGCATAAAATTCATCATTTCTTCAAGCTGAGGTCTTTTCATATTTCTTCCCGATGCTTTATCAATGTACACTCGTTCCACGCCCAGTTCTTTCATTAAAACTTCTTGACGTATTTCGTTTTGCTCAACTGTTGACACTCTGACATAACCGATTTTCAAAAAATCACTCCGTTCTGATTGTGCTACATATATCCACTATGGGCGTACACCATTGACATACCACGCCGCTTGCGGAAATACGTTTCAATAGGGTCTTTTTGCGTTCTTGTGAAACACTTCTATTCCATTATACCACATTCACACCCTATTGCAACATTTATACAAAAAAAGACAGAGAAGAACGCATCTTCTCTGTCTTTTCAAAGTTCCCACCAATCGCATAATGTCTTTAACCAATCATCATTGCCCTTGTCCGTGTTACACTCCTTTTCACGTTCTTCCATTTCGATCATACTATCAATTCTTGCTTGCGCATTTCTATGCTGCCAAGATAGAGGCTCATTGCCCTTGCTCCTATTTTCCTCTACGGTATATTTATGTCCTCTATATTCGTATTCCAGTTCTACAATATCGTCATTAAAATTTCTATACTCATAACGGTTCAAAAATTTTGCCTTCTGAATGGTCTTCGCAGGCATCAAATTCTCTTTCGGATCGACTATCAGCTTTCGTTCCGCATCAGTCAAAATTCTTCTAATGTTTTCTTCAAAGCCGCACGTCATACCTTTATCAGCTTTCATATCTTTATCCCACCATTCTCAACGCTTTCTTTACATCTTTGTATGCCTGTTCAAATTCCTTTCGGTCGCTGCCGTCCTCAATATCATACGCTACCGCCCAAGTATACTTACTATCATCATCAACAAACAGCTCAGGTACACTGCTATACTTTTCATAACCATACTCGTCGGCAATGAGCCGAGTGAACAAGCTCATTTCCTCGTCATTTGTGAAGGCGACTGCATAGATAGCTCTAAGACCGTTCTTTGTATCTTTGCCAAAATACTGTTTTTTCATTTTCTCAACCTCTTTCATAAGTGTGCAAAAAGGGCTTCGCACTTGCTCCAAAGTTCAAAGCTCTTGACATATCTTTCAAGTTGCAAGCAAACTGTCTATTTCTGCAAGTCTTTTAAGAAGCTTTTCACGCTCCACTTTTAAGC